ACGGAATCGAACCCGATGGAGTTGTAGAAAGCTGAACTAATCCATCCGCTATCATGGTCAGTATTGCTAAAGAATACAGGAGTTTTAGTTTTATCACCTGTCACATCATTGTTTACTATGGTGATTATTTGCTTTTTGTTTAACAAAGCGGAAACTATTGTAGATTCATTCAGTGTTCCATCAATATAGGTCTTGCCGTTTGAGTTCCTACTATTATAAGCAATACTACCTTTGTCATTGAATACGGCAAACAGCCAAGGTTCAGTAGTATTCAGTCTTTGGTCATAGATAAACTTTCCATCAATGAACGGATTGATAGTTATAAACAACACCTTAACGCCCTGCTGCAAGTTCCCCACAACACCGTAATCATCCACTCCGTCTGTCACTAGGGCGTTGGGATAGGATGGGATTTGCTCAATTGTGATATTACAGGTATGAGGATAGGAAGCTGCTTTAACTTGCCATTTCATATTATATGTAGCGGAATATGTGGAAGCAGGTAATTCGTACTCTCCATCCTTTTTCATATCAAATATAATCGTTGCCAATTCACCTAATGATGTATCTCCATATACTACATATCTCAATGTTTCATTAGATGTGATACCTGTTACTCTTACTTTGTATTTTTTGGACGGAGAATTAACTCTAGTTTCTATTACTCCATTACTTACTTTTACATTATTTATAGTAATAGTATTGTCTGTTATAGTTCCATCACCTCTTACGCCATTTAAATAGGTAATAAATAATGCACTGTCAAGATAGTTATATTCATACCCACCCACACCGCTCATTGCAGCGAACAGGAAATTGTTAAGTTTCAGCGGTCTGTTGTTTCCACTGAAATCCTGCAAGTATGGATTGGCTTTTAGTATCTCGTTTGTGGGAACGGATTGTCCTGACGGTAGCTGGGTGATGGTAATGTTACAAGCACCGACAATATTGCCGTTTCTGAATGACAGATTACCGTTTACGGTTCCTAATGGCGGAATATCATATGTTCCGTCTTGTGTGATATTAACTAATTTTACATTAGCACTATATCCCCAGTATAATTCCTGCCCGTCAACTATACCTTTCACTTCCACTTTCATTCCTGGGAAATTTTTTGTTTGGTCAGGAATGTAGCATTTTACTGTATCGTTCAGTGTAGCAAATCTAGTTATGACAAATGAGGTGCTTGTTATAATTATATCAGCATTTACAGATGGATGTGATCTCCAATCATTAAAGTTTTGGCTGTATGTATCCACAGGCTTTGACATATCGTACCAGAACACCATGTGTTCTTTCACCCAATCAGCTATATTAGGTTTAGGATTAACAGTTCTATCAATTTCTCTCTCATCTACGATAACTCCTCTGTCATCAACATCATATTCTAATACTTTATTGCCTAATATATGGTGCATTGTTATTATTTTCATTTCTTTCTCTATTTCTATACATATTATCTACTAATAAATCAGCTATAACATTTATACCTAACTATTTACTATCGCTGATTAATTGTTCCTACATTACTACTAGGAGCATCTAATAGATGCCCTCTAGTAGTTCTCTATCACTCAGCTGTTTGATCTGATTGTGTAATTGATTGTTCATTCTTAATACTGTTTAAAGCATCTATAAAGAAAGGAGTGCCATATTGATTAGCATATTTAGCTATTAACTCTATTTCTAGATCATTATAATCTTCCTCACCTGTAGAATTATATATTTTTAATGCTAAAGCGTGGCCATCTATACCTTGTGCAGTCTTGTATAAACCGTTAGCTAACTCTTTAGATATATCTAATATAATAGGTATTGTTTTATCTAAAGTATCGTACACTTTAAATTTCTTAAAATCAATATTCATAATAAATACTATTTAAAATTATTGTCCTGCATAATCTGTTTCTACCCATCTAAAACTTGGATAATTAGTAACTAAGAATCCCATAGAGTTACCTGGATATAAATATACAGATTGATTTACAGTATTATTTGGTCTAAAGTAACCAGATATAGTAATACCAGAAGTATCTGGGTGAATCATAATTCTAACATATATTGCAAAATATGTAGGTAAGCTCTTGTATCCAAACATACGAGCTACGTTATTAGCGTCCGGGAGATTGACGTTGTATTCTTTATTAGCTCTAATCATTATTATATTACCTTTACTCATATCTAATTTATAAGTACTACCGGTAATACTTACTACATTTAAAGTATCTCCGTATACAGCAGCTGCTCTTACTGCCGCATTTGGTGAATACAATGCATAATTTTTAGTACCGTTTGCTACATCTACGTATAGACCGTAATTAGCTGAGTCAAAGCCGTATTGTGTAGATGCGTTATAGTTATGATTTACAAATCTACCTGTAGCTGTAAAAGCTCCACCAACTGTAGCAGGAACAGTATCGCTACCTATCATAACATATGATGTACTATTACCAACTCTAATGAAATCTGGATTTATACTGAGACCACCACCAGAACCACTTGCTGTTGCACTACTACCAATATGATTTCCACTTATTTCAAATCCAGCAATCTGACCACTATTTATTTTTACAGAACTAAAATTACCACCAGATGCATTTACAGTACCATTAAATGTACCAGAGGTAGCTGTTATGCTACCAGTAATATTAACGTCTGTACAAACAAACCTACCAGTATTACTATTCATTGACAGTTTACCATTATTAGAAGTAAATACACTTCCACTAAAGTCAAAGTCACCTAACTTAGCATTGTTAGCTAGTAAGTTATTTACTGTTAGTATTTCTTGCTTAGAAGATATATTCCAATAACTGCTAGTCATACTGGGTGTCTAACTAGTATTATTCTGTTTAGCTAAGTACACATTACCTTGATATACTACATAGTCTATAATAGTTAAATTATCATAGTTCTAATACTGAGTATAATCATTCTAATACTTAGCTATTGCCTTCTTAGTAGAATTAGTACTAGTAGATTGAGAATTACTATTAACATAATTAACAGTAAAGTATCTAAACAAATAAGGTTTATCTTTGTTTAATGCAGGCTTATTAGTAGACCAACCTCCACTAGGAACAGATGTATTAGTTGAATTTGCAAAGTATTGTGTAATAGATGTTACTCTAGAGTTAGAATAAGTTAATAATGCTTCAGGTATTGTCTTAGTAATAGTACCATCTGAATATGTTATCTTACTATAAGAATACAGTTCACCTTGAGAGTAAGTACCTGTAGGTACATTAGTAGACCAATTAGTGGTATCATAAGACACACTTTGATCTGTTGACTGTAAGTAATAATTAGTTACACTAGATACATCTTGACCTTTTATTGCATTTGATGCTTTATCATGATAGTATTGTACTCCAGATCTCCATTGACCTCTATCTCTCATGATAGTATAAGTTTCATCTATATCAGATACATCTCCATCAAATACTACTGGAACTTCAGCTGACCATACTTTATATTGATTAGTAGGACTTAATGAACTGTAATCTACACTATCTGTAGTAAATCCAAACCAGAACTTTGTAGTAGATAATGATGAATTCCATGTGGAAGTAAACGTAGTTCCAGATGTACTGTTGATCTATTGCCATGAACCAGAACTGTTTAAATAATAGCTTTTCCAATATCCTGATACAGAACTAGTAGCACTATCATCAACTCTAACTTTTATGGCATTTAATTTTACATTTGTAGTTTGTAGGAATCCCTATGAAGATCTAATGGCAGAAGGACAACCGTTAACAGTTATACTATAACCATTAGATCCTGGCTTACCTGGTTCTCCAGGTTCACCTGGTTTACCATCTTGACCTGGTCTACCTGGCTCACCATCCTTAGACCATTTAGCCCATAGTGCTCCAGTTTTCCAAGCACGCCATTTACTATTCTCTTTCTTTCTAGTCCAAACATATTCGTAAGGTATAGATTCAGTAGGTCCAACTGGATTATCATCCCATCCACTAGGTACATAATCATCAGCTTGATATTCACTAGAATCTACGTTTGCAGGTGGGTAATTAGAACCACCAGGACCTAAACTATCTCCACCAACATAGTTAGAGAATCTCTTATAGATGTATTCGTAACCATCACCATCTTTACCTCTTTCAGCATATCTAGACCATATACCAGGAGTAGACCAGTTACCCCATACTTGTGTAGCCTTATCTAAGTATCTCTGAGATACCCATTCATATACTAAAGATGCAGTTACACCCTGAGGATGATTAGACCAACCACTAGGTATATGACCAGCTTGATTTACACTAGCAGGAGTACTAGGAGTTTTACCATCAGCATTTCTAGTATAAATAAATTCAATGCTGTTACCATCTTTACCATCTTCACCGTCAGCACCAGTAAGACGTATAAGGTTAGACCATGCTGTTAAAGTACCATCTGGATTAGCAAATCGTTGAATCTACCAAACATATTGTCCTTCTGGTGGAACTATCTCACTATCAGTAGTCCAACCTGAAGCAGCTGTATCTGTTGGAATAGCAGGTTTAGTAGCAGACACTTTCCATCTATATTGATAATGACCACCTGATAAACCTTGTTCACCCCAATTAGACCACAATGCTGGTGTACTAAAGTTAGACCATACTCCATCTGTACGTACACGTTTACAAGTCCATTCTGCTTTATAATCCTCATTTACTCCCTTTGGATCATCAGACCAATTATAGTCTTTAGAACCACCATTAGATATAGTTGGAATATAGTCATTCTATTGAATAGATGAAGGAGTTTGTGGTACTCTATCAACGTCAGCAGTACGAGTAAATATATATTCATACCCATCACCATCCATACCTTTTTCACCCCACTTGGACCACAACACTGGTTGTGTAAATTCTCCCCATACACCTTCTCCAATTTTAGCAGACTTCTTTTCACGTTGTGATACCCATTCGTACATTTTCTATTTAGATACTCCTTGAGGACTATCTGACCAACCAAATGGTATGTAATCGTCTTGCTAAGATGTATCCGGTTTATCAGGAGCTTCGTTAACACTAGTTACTTGATAAATAAATTCAAGTTTAGTACCATCAGAACCGTCTTCACCTGTTTCCCCAGTAAGTCTAATAGGATCTGTCCAACCAGATAATGATTTATCTGGATATACAGTAGCTTGGATCATCCAAGTAAATACTTCCTTAGTTTCTCTATTAGGCGGATACATGTACCAAGTATAGTTATCATCTACAGGAGGTATCTATGTACTAGTAGGTTTAGGTGGTTGTACACTAGAATTAGTATAACAGAACACTGTGTATTGACCATCAGCACCTTCTACTGAAGCACCACGGAATCTATTAGGATCACCCCATTCTCCTTCATCTACTTTACGAGAACTTTTAGTAGACATCCAAATTGCTGAAGCTGTATAGTTTCTATGCCATCCGTAAGAAGTACCATCACCAACAGGTCTATCTGGTGTAGCATCATTATCATTATAAGTTACCCACAATCCGTTAGCTTCAAGTTGGTAGCTCATATTATATCTTCTATTTACTGATATAGCTCCTTCACAATTAATAACTAAATCAATACGCATATCATTGATATTAGTTATCTTAGTTACTTTGAATACACCATCTTGCATAGTACATTCTACACCTGTTGGAGTATACTCTACAAAGTAACTTCCTTCATTATATACTGTACTATATGTTAGTTCTGTTTTACCTTTCCAAGCCTATACAGCAAAAGTAAGAGATTTCGTTTGGTTATAATCTTCAATAATGTTAAGTTCATTATCTACAATTACTGTACCAAACTCACTACTAAGTGAAACAGTATAAGCATCTTGTCCATGTAATTGATCTAACTATTCTGGTGTAAATTCAATAATAGAACCAGTCATATATACATTAGTCAAGTATGCACCATCACCTTGTAATTGACCATTATTAGGAGCACCTGGTATAGTAAGACCGTTTAGGTTACCAAACTGTGAAGCTATATTAGTATAGTTCAGAGCCCAAGTATTTACATCCTTTAAATATCGTTTATATGTACGAGTAGCATAAGCACTAGATCTTCTAGTTTCATCAGTAAAGTTACCATAAACGGCAAACTTCATTGCCTTACAAGGATGCTGTGTAGTACCTTGTTTTAATGAATACCTAAACTGTTTACCTCTAGCATCTAGTACTTCTATAGGTGTAAAATAAGCTGTAGAGAATCCTTGTACTTTATCAAACCCACAATCGTCAGTACCAGTTTCAGTATTATTAACTCCATCAAAATTATGGAATATACCTCTACATATATCATTTACATGTATACCACTATATTCACCTTCTTCTAGTTTCAATGTAACTATTTGGTTAACTAAGTCTACATCTTCAATAGTACCAAATGCTATTGAATTCCATAGTTCACCACTTACTACATCTATCTTATTAAATCTCAATTCTGGTACTTCTAAGAACTCTCTAAGAATAAGACTAGTCATTTCACCTCTACCGTCTTTATCTATTTGAGCACCAGTACCACCAATCATACCAGTAACAAAAGTACCTATCTAAACTCCTTGATTTAGATAAGTCATTTTATTACTTCTTAAACCACCGTTGAAAGTAATTATACCTGAAGATACATCATCATATAGTTTACTTATAAACAGCTTACTACCTTCAGATTTAATCAAAGCTTTTACTACAGAAGTATCTACTACACCGCCACCTTCACCACCACCAATACCTAATGCTGATGGTTGGATATTGTGCCATGTACCATCACTAGCATACTACAGTAAATCTCCTTCTGTAATATAAGTAATAGTAACATCTTTAAGAGTAGCTAAATGATTAATTCTTTCAACTAATGTATCAAGCTCACCAACACTAGTATCTAGAGTCTAAACATTACCCTACAATGTTCTTACTAATCCTGTGAGTTCATTTAATTCATCTTTAGTTGCATACTATGCCATATCTTAATTATTTTATTGTTATACAGTAGCTCCTGTAGCATCTATCCATTTAGAGCCATCCCAAAAAATTGGTTTATTTATAGTAGTATCAAAGTATTGAAATCCTACTAAAACGTTAGTAGGTCTATTAGAAGTAGTTCCTGAATCAAACCAAGTACCTGATAAAACAATTCTATCAACATTTAGATTTATAACTTTAGTTTTATTTCCAATTATGGTTCCATTTCCAATGGCGCCTCCGATAAAATTAAGTACACTATTTTCAGGAATAGTAAGAGTTTCTCCTTTTAAATCTATATATCTAACAATATTATATATAGTGTTATTTTTAGTAAAATCATTTAATTTGCTTGCAAAAATAACTTTTGTAACTAGAGACCCATCTGGATTTAGCCAATCGAATTTAGACCAAGTTAATTCATTGCCAAATTTATCATATGTTTTTGTACCAATTAAAGTATTTGGTAAAGTAAGTACATTAGGAGAAATAAATTCAGCATCCACGGCTTCTGATGGATACGGATCTGTATTTTTAGAATACCACTAATAAGTATTAAGATTAACCCATTTAGTATCTCTAACTATCAATTTTCCATATTTTGTTGGAACTTTAATATAAATATCCAATGTATAAGATATAGAATCAAATAAATATTTTATATTCAGAAAAGAATCATTACCAGTATCATATACATCAGATAATATATACAATTTATTATCTAAATATAACAGAGAATACTTACTTAATATGCTATATGTTGAATATAAAAAAGTAAAACCGCTTGTCGGAACTTTAGTTATCTTAATGTATTCATAAGATTCCGGAGAATCAGAAATTGCATTATTAAACCTTATAATCCCTAAATTAATATCATAAGTATTATCTGCAACTTTCCCATAAATTCCCTTCTTATCCTTACAAAAATCTTTACTTAAATCAGTTGGAATAATATTAGTTTCATAACTGCTTCCATAACCTGTATTATTTTTATATATTTCAATTATAGGGTAATCAATTGCCAAGTTTATAGCGGATTTACTTGTATTTGCTAATTCCCATCTTAATTTATACTGTGAATCCTTCGGATCCGGTATTATATCATATAAATATTTAATAGATTCTATTGATACTAACCCGTTTTGGAACATATCGGTTTTCAGAGTATAATCTATGTTGTCAACATTTACTATTAATTTATATCTTCCAACTTCATACAAGGGCGTATCTACGACTGTTAATGACGGATTAACTATAAAAGTTAAATACTGATGTATAACAGTATATTGTGTGATAAAAGTTGTAACATCCAAATCAAAAGAAACCGCTTTACCAGCACCAACTGTAACATACATTCTTTCTCCCCTAGATACATTTTCTGAATGAATGTTGTTTTTAACAAAATCCTCAGGAAGATTATGGCATTTAGTTATATTCGCTCCATTAAATATTATACTATTAAAGGCTGAAAAGTTGCTTAACACATAAGGTGTATTTTCACCAGGTTCATCATGCGTATTTATATTTATATAATTACCTTTAACAGTATAAGCTGGGCTTCCTACAGAATATAGATAATGAGATACATAACTATTTAAAAAGCCTGTGGTTGAAGTAAATATTAATATACTATTACTACACTTCAAAACGGCATTAGCACATAATATTGAGGATTGTTTATCTCTTTGATACCCATTAGCATTCAGAACAGCTTGAATATAATTATCATGTCCTCCCACATAAATACCATTTGCACAATTTTGTTGAATATCCAAGCCTGTTACATTGCAATAACAGCCACTTACATAAACTGCGTATTTACTTCTAGGAGTAACAGCATCATATTTATATCTCCAGGCTTTATTGGCAACAAAAACTTTACAATTAGACATTCTTGAATTTTGAGATAAATAAATACCTCCTTGTTGACAACTCCCAACCGTACTATTATGAATAGAATTATCAGTTCCTTCCATAAAAAAAGCATAGTCACCGCATGCGTAATATGAGATAGAATCTATTATTCTACATTCTCTATAAGTCCTTTCAATACTTACAGCTCTATACCCATGCTCAAAATGACAATTATCTATGTATATTTTAGCATCCCATTCATCTGTATTACCATTAACGGTCTGTTTAAAACCTATACCGTTGTAATAATCGCCAAGCATAAAAGAAATGCCTTTAAATAAAACTTTTACAGCTTTCTCAGAATAAAAAACGTAAGGAAGAGTATTTGCATCTGGTAAATCATTTACATCAAATTCTTTAGTTACTGGAGATTTTATAGTAGTTTTACCCTTTTCTCCAAATATAACTACATTACTTCTTAACTGAATAGTACTATTTATAAAATAAACGCCATTATTTAGCTTAGTAACATCAAAACTATTAATAGTTTTCTATATAGCATCTGTGCAATCATATATTCCATCTGGTAGTGCTCCAAACCATTCTGGGTGTGCTTCAACTACGTTCCAATTGCCGTCTATAGTTATATTGTTAAATATCTTTTCTAATTCAGTTTTAATCTTAGTATTATTACCTACAATTGTACCATTACTCAAACTTCCACCATCAAACTATAAAACACAATTTTCTGGAATATTTATACTAGCTTCTTTTAAATCATAGTCATACTGAATAACATATATAGTATTAGCTTTATTGATCATAGCCTAAGTAAGAACATTCTTATCACCTACTATATTCTTTCTTAGATATACTCTACCTAAACCACTGAAAGACTATTTATCATAAGTTTTATTTGCTAACTATAGAGTGCCATTTTGTTCAGTTATATCTTCTTCATCAGCTGGAACAGCTTCGTGCTATTCTACCCATTTACCAGTAGTAGGATCTGACTGATTATTAGAATTAAACTTATAATGTTTATCAGTTTCTTTACAATAAGATATATGACCATCGTCTAAACTATTTTCAGAATAGTTCTTCATATCCTATAATGTATCAAAACTATCTCTATCAAAGTTCGGCTTTTTTCCTCTGTAGTTAAAATTATCAGCTACCTGTATCATATAAAATATATTTTATAATTATCTACTGTGGATGCGTCTTTCAGTATATATACATTATATAATATACCATCTATAGTTACAGCATTCCTCTAAAATGACTCTTTTATCTTAAATTGATTTTGATCTTTTATGCTATTTATATCTCCAAATTCATTAGGATAACAATATAATATCTTTTGATAATCAGTACTAAAGCTTTTAACAAATTCTTTTGTATCTTGTAGTACATAATCTAATTGTTTTATATTATCTTCATCAATAACAAAATTATCTGATACTACACCAAAATAACATTTTTTATTATCTCTGTGATATTCTGGAATATCATATTGTACTTCGTGTCCTAATAACTTTTCTATCATATATAACATCTTTTTAACGTCTTCTAATTTTGTTTCATATTTAGAAGATTCCTATACTAAATCATATATGTAATTAGCACAGGTTAGATTAAGAATTTGGCAATCATCATAATCAATGTTATACTTTACCTATTCTTTCAATCTGCATCCATTTTTATATTCTTCTTTTATCATAGCGCACACATACCATTACAACATTTACACACTTTATTAGGAGATAGGCACTTACTACAATTATGATAATCTATCATACCTAACATTCTACTAAGATCTATGTAATGTTCAATAGCATCTTTAGTAAGATTGTGCTCTAAAGCATACTACAATAACTATGATCTAAAATCACACATCATTATTATATGCTTCTAATGTTTATCTAAACATGTATTACAATATGTAGTAAGTAGATTTACTTTAGCTAAATATAATTCATTCTGATCTATTGCTATAGCTTCATCTCTATTACCCTCTGATGTAAGAACGCTTACTATAAAAGAAGTTTCATTATACTCAGTAATATCAACAATAACAGTATTATCCTAAGTAACAAAGTCAGATATTACATAAGTATGTTTCTCATCTTCATCAGAATACATATTCTTTTGATTTACTATTGAATCTAGATAAACCTTATGTACATTAGCCTTAGCATCTAAAGTTATAGTTATAGTATCGTTCTTTAGTATTGCATTAATTATTTTCATATCTACAAAAATTAAAAAGGCGAAGCCGAGGATAAAACCTCAACCTCGCCTGGTTTTAAATAAAGAAACCGTATTATGCTATTTTAACTCCAGTAATGAAAGAACCAAGTGCTTTAGCAAATACTGATGTTTTGTTTTCTTCTGCATGTTCAACATAAACTTCAGTAGTCAATGGAGTAGTTTTGATATACTGATTATCAGGGCTCAAATACAGATTATCATTTTCAATAGTAAAGTAATCGTAAGTAGCTCCTTCAGTAACAAAACGTTTAGGTTCGATAATGGGATATGCATCTGTAAACACGTGACCTTTGTAACCCAACATACGTACTTCCATATCACGTACTTGTTTCCAGAAACCTTTACCTGGGTGACCAGCAGTTTTCTTAATAGTTGCACCAGCAACAGCTTCAGGAACATTAGACAGCAATGCGCCAGGGATAGTAACATACAAAGAAGCTTCCATAGAAACTACAGAGTATTCATTCAATGAATAAACACCTTCGTTATCGTCTTTAGGCATAGCAGTTAAAGTCAGTTTATGACTTGCAAATGTAGCTGTTACTCTACGATTTGCATGTTTGTTGATCTTCTTCAGCAATGCATTACCCAGATTATCAGCAACTTCACTTGTAGCAACTGTTTCATAAGTATGAGTAAACTGACCCGGAGCTTCATACAAATCTTTATAAACAATGCGCAGTACATATCTATGACCAATTACAGATTTTGCATTAGTCAAATCAATTTCAATTTTCTCTGCAACAGGTGCTTTGTAATCTCCAATTACATAAGAAGGTTTAGAAGCCTTCTGAATGGCATTAGAATATTCTACTACTTTCTCAGTAGAGCTAGTACCATCAGGCATTGTAACTGTCATATCACCAGTACATACACCAACATAGATAGTAGAAGCTTTCAATGCACCATCCTGATTTTTGATCAAAGCTCTATTCTCATCAAATAAAGCAACTTCTCCTGCATTCAAAGCATTTACTGTAGTATAGCTAGTAGGACATTTCTTTCCGATCATTACGGAATCAACTCTTGTAATCATATATAAAAATAATTAATTATTAGACTTAGCGCTAGTCTAGTTTGTCCTTCTACTTTCCTTATTTCAGATTTCCAGGTCAGACAAACGCATTAATTTATATTATTCCATTGAAGCAATTTCGTTGGAATAAGCATTATAATGCTACATTGGTTTAGTAGCAAGATAAATCTAGATTGCCATTTTCACAATTTCCATATGTGTATGTTCTGGCAAATCTGTATATTCTGTATTAGTAATATTACTTGAATTAATTTCAGATGGTTTAGCTAAGTATGTAATCTCATATTCACTTACTTTATATTTACCGTCTGTGTATAATATTACATTATTATCTTGAATTAACTTTAAAGGTCTAGCTTGACAATATTTTAATTTGTGTTCAGATAGTGAATTACTTAATTGTCTATCTAATGTTTCAATTGTAGATTCTAACGTATCTGTATACTTAACTATATATGCACCTAAATCGTCTTTTTCCCAGCATTCGTTAGGATATTCATCACTCGGCTGTATACCAGCAGTATCTCCAAGTAATAATACATAATCATCTGGTAATTCAACAGAATATGAATTTTTAGTTCCTTTGGATATCTAAGTATTTGAATAGTTTCTTTTACGAATTAAAGTACGCAAATCATCTATACGTTTTTCTGTCTATTCAAATCCTTGAGCTTTAAAGTTAATACCTGAGTATCTTGTTTTATAAAATTTATCAATCGCCTCATTAATGAATGATATAATAGTGTCTGAGGATAGCTTATCCTTAATAACTAAATTAGGATCCATTAACTATAGCCTACGTTCAAACTCGATTTGAAATCCACGATTTGTCATAATCATTCATCTATTTGGTTTAACTGTGATTTAGTCTATATTCTCTTAGACTCAATATCTTCTAATGCTAGTTCTACAGCTCTATTAATTACTTCAAACTGCATATACTCTGGTATTTCACTCATACCATCTGCTGGTAAGTTCTCTATCTTAGTAGGGAACTTAACATAAGTAATATCTACAGAATAACTATTACTACTCATAGCTAAGTAATCATAATAGATATATAGAGTATTATCTTCTATTACAGCTACTGGATCTTCTATCCAAGGATTGTTATTGTAAGTCTTCTTGAATTTAGTAGCGTCTGCATGATCTATTAGCTTTATGGTAGCTTTTTTGTTATTGAAGTTTAATACAGCATCTACAAAGAACATTCTGTCACCATTAAATAGATTGGTAACATAACATCTATTTGAGTCTGTTTCAGTATTAGCAATAACATTTGTATCTGTATGTACTAACTTTTCTAAGTCGTGAATACGTTTTACAGATCCTTCAAAGCTAGTCTTTAAGTAGTTATTACCAGTAAACTTATTACTGATTTCTTGGTATAAACCTTGATCTAACCAGTAATCTATTTCTTCTGGTAAGAAAGCAGGACAACCCCCAAAGGCTACGCTTTGAGAGTTTTTGTCCATTGCTACTTTAAAATATGAGTGAAATTGTTCTCTAGTCATTATTTAGATTTTATTTCAGACATAATACTTAAGTAAATATCTTGATTCTTTTTGTCTTTCAAATATGCAATTACATCTTCAAGACCGTTACCAATAAGATCAGTACCAAAGTAATATGATGCTCTGTTCTTACGAATAATATTTTTACTTAAAGCTTCTTCAATTACAAAGTTAATTTCTTTATTAGGATTGTCTACCCAAATTCTAATAAATCTTGCTGGATCAGCTTCTACATTTTCACCAAGTCTAGCTTCAACTAATTCATTAGACATAGTGTCAGCTTTAATTCCAAGAAGTCTAAGACATTTGCGCATATCTTCAAGACTCATCTTATCCAGTGCTCTATAAGCATCACGTTTAACTTTGTTAGCTTTATTAATTTGTTCTGCTTCAGCTTCTTTATTTATAAGTACATAATCAGTAGATGGAGTTACTTTATCAATGCCATTTGCTACTCTCTTATGTCCTAATAGGAATAAATATTGCAATTCTCCTTCAGGTCTATCAGTATTAATTACTAATTCTTTCTTACCAATCTTAATTGCAAATGTATCCCAAAATGTACTATCAGGATCTAATTCTCCTTCAGCTTTACCCATTTTCTGTTCTAGTTCTCTAGCTTTATCTGCTTTTAAACCAGTGTATCTACTACCAGATCTAGTCCAGTAAGAACTAATAAAATCAAAGCAGTTAGACCATTTAATCAATCCTGTCCAAGGATTTACTTTTGTCATTCTAACGATTACTTCCATAATTATAAAATTAGATTATCAAGTTAGTATTATAGGGGCTTGCTAGCATTCAAGCCCCTAATATTTTTTAACTGAATTACTCAGCCATCATGATCAGTTCTCCACATGCGCGGGGGTCTTTCAACATAATACCTACTTCACCCAAGAAGTGTACTGAGTAACCATCCTTAGCATTAGAACGAACTTCTGTATTAGAGTGAGCGTAACCAGCAGGAGTTACAGAACCAGCTGTACACCAGTTAACGAATTCACGATCTTTACGAACTACTTTAACAATGTTGGCTTCACCATCACGACGACCCAAATCCAAGAATGTCATACGGTAAGATTCCAACGGTTTCAAAGTAACAGGATGCAACTGACGATTGTAAGTAGTATTGTCATACAACGGAAAATACTTCAAAGTCAATTCAATACCATTAGACATTGCGTAAGTCTTAAACTGACCACCGAACTTCAAATTATCACCAGAACCAGTTACGAATACTGTGTCAATCAAGTTCATGTTAGCCATCTTTTCTTTAAGTACACGATCAAATTCACGCATACCCATTTCACCAGTCAAGGCAACGAACTTACGTTCATTAGTACCTAATACATTGTAAGACAGATCAAACAAGAAGTCTTCCAACAATTCAGCTGTCAAACGAGTGTAGTAACGTCTGTTAGATGGAGCAATCTGTTCCAACAAACCAGCACCAATAAATGCAGGACGACCGTTCTTACCTTTCAGATTACAAGAACCATCTTTGTTTACGTTGTTCTGATTGTATACCAAAGCTCTTTCAAGACGTTTGTACCACTCACGCATTGCAACCCATTCCTGGAATGTAGACCACAAATAAGAAGTTTTACCAGTCTTAGGATCTTTCAAAGCTACTGCCATAACTGTAGAGTAAGCAGAACCTGTGATATCATAAGACAGACGTACTGTAGTCAAATAGTTACGCATCTTGAAGTGAGTATTGTAATTCAGGATATCAGCCTCTTCACTGTATTCTTCATAAGCAGAAGCCAAACGGTTTACTTGGCAACCAGAAGCTAAAACAGCCGGGTCAATATAAGAAGCGGGACTACCATTAGATACAAATACTGTATAAACATACAGGTTACCATCTTGATACGGAGCATCCTGAATACGTGCTTGACTCTTATCATCAAATTCGATAGTAGCACCAGGACCAAACCATGCATCTTCCAACCACAAAGTAATAGGAGTATTACCCAAACCTGGAGTAGACTTTTCACCAATTGCAGCACCATTCCATTTAGCGTCACGAATTGTAACAGCTCTATCTTGGTCGATCATAACACCCCATTCAAATGAAGGCTGATCAATAGTCATTACATTTCCAAGACCACCTGTCAACATATCAAGAGAAGTACTGTAACCATTATCTTTAGTACCAAATACGTATGACAGGATAGTAGATACCTCATAAGGTCTTTGCTGAGAAGCGAGACTAATCTTATTAGTGTCGATCAAATCAGAAAACCATTTACCTTTGTATAATTGGAGGTTATTAAGAATATTATTATCCATAAAATACTAGTAATTTAATTTTTTTATTTATATAATTAATTATTATGATATACGCAGTTGTCGTGCAGCTGAGAACCAAATTGGATCATCATCAGAACCCGTAGCTTGTTTTCTAGATTTAGTAGTAATACTACTAGATTTTAAACTTCGTCTAAACTTATCAATAGCTGAATTATTTCCTTCACGTTTAGCAGCCTCAATAAGTTTGTCAGCATTCATTGTAAAGTATGCTGATTCTATCAGATTCTTAACACCACCCTTAGCATAGTCCTTTTGGTACTTTGTTTTACCGTCTGTGTCTGGCTTAAGTATATAATCCATTAAAACCTTTTTATCTTTTTCAGGGACTGTAATACCACGTATATTCTTTAAGCCTTTTATTTCGCTAACAACGTTATCGTAGAATTGCTGTTGTCTCTGTAACTATTCACGATAAGCCTTTTTCTGATCCTCTAATAGCTGTTTCTTCCTTTCCTCTTTAATCTCTTTCAGATCTTCTAAAGCGTCTTGCGCTTCATCTTCAAGTAATCCAGCTTCTTCATATCTACTTACCAACTTATCAATCTTCTTAGTAGAGAACCCTTTTTCTTTAAGTAATTGTTTTACTACTAACTTCTGATTAGCTTCATCTTCAATATCAATATCATCTAAATCTAAATCAGCATCAATAGTTAAATACTTCTTTAAATCTCCACCTTGTTTTACGAAATTATCTAGTGCTTCAACTTCTTCACTAGAGTATTCAGGCTTGCTATTTTCTTCAATGACATTTTGGAAGTAATTAATTAACTCATCTACATTCTTTGGTTTGTCTTCACCTTCTTCAAATTCCCAATTAAGTTTTTCAGCCATAGCATCAAAGAAGTTAGTAACAACATTTTCTTCATTGTTATCTTCAATCTCTTCTTCCTCTTCTGTTTCTTCCTCAATAGTTTCTTCTTTACGAGGTCTACCAGGCTTACGTTTTGATTTATCTTCAATATCTTCTTCTTCGATTTCTTCTTCCTCAGTATCTTGTTCTTCTACTGGTTTTTCTTTCTTATTCTTTACTTCGATATTGTTATTTTTAATATCTTCCAATTCTTCATCGTCTAGTGATTCAAATTCATCAGCGTTAACATTAACGTTTTCATCAACATTTGAATTTCTAAAACCACCGTCTGGATTAGGGATAAAGCTATCTAGTACAGCTTCAAATCCACCTAATGTCATTTTTTTATCCATAATTAAAATATTTAATTAGATTTATGCAAAATTATAATTTTCAATTTCATTAATATTACCATTATCTGCTAATGGCATAGTGTTTAACCATTTTATGTAATCGTCTAGATTTTTAAACTACAAAGCTGCTTTACTAACCACCATGTTTCTTTAAACCAGTTCATACTTATTTAGATTTGGATTCTCCTACTACTTTATTTCTCAAAGCTGTCTTTGCCTTTAGCTTCTCTCTATCCATAGCAGCTTTATCAGACATACGTTGCAACTCAGTTTCATGCTTCATTCTATCTTTTTCAAGCTGTATCTTCTTATTTTCAGCTTCTCTCTTCTGTTCTATTTCTCTACGCTTATTGTTAAGTTCTAATTGTTTAGTAGCAATATCAGAATTTATCTTCTGCTATTCTAGAGCTTGCTTTCCTATTTCAATTGGATCAGGAATTCCATTCATATCTTGATCCATATTCTCAGCACCACGATAAGAATTAATTTGTGCTACAGTAATTTTAGTAGCATTATCTTGTTCTGCTTTATATCTGTCTTGGTCTACTTTATATTTTTCAAGATCCAGTTCAGCTTCCTTAAGCATAAGTTCTTCTTCTTTAAGCTGATTCTGTTGTTCTGCCATCTGCTGTTGAGCTTGTTGTTCAGCCTGTTGCTGTTGCTGCATCTGTTCCATTCTTTTCTGCTCTATCTCTTCAAGTCTATTTTTAATCATACTCATGTTATCTAAAGTAATGATTTCAGCAATATCTAACAGACTAGCACCATTCTGCATAGCAGGTTGTAACAGTTGCTTTAATTGATCTATATATTGTTGATTCTTAGTACTATCATCTACAAATATATCCATATCTTCGTAGAAGAAATTATCAGATAATTGTACAAATGCTCTAGTAGCATCATCTAATATATAATTCAAGTATTTCTTACTATCTTTCCAAGCAGCTTTAGAAGTGTTCAACAGCATAGTTAATACTCTTCTTTTTACCTAATTGTGATTCCAGAACCAAGGTTCAGTAATATGATAAGACATACTAACAGCAGTATTAGTATTACCCACTAATTCACTAGCAGCAATCTACCCTTGTCTTTGTGGAGTAATACCAGTAAGCTTAGCTACCATGTCTTCAATCTTTTGCATCAATTGAATATACTCAGCTATTACATTACTCATAGTTAAGTCCCAAGAAGATAACTAGTTGAATTGAGATGGTTTACCTCCTTCACGTCCTGGTATATCCCACCCTTCATCATATGGATTAATAAAAGCTACACCTAGTGCACTTAAGTAATGCATCCACTTGTTAACATCAATATTCATAGATTTAGGTATCTAAGTAATATCCATTACTGCTACTTTACCTTTATCTCTAGATAATGCTAATTCAAGTCTATACCATACTACAATATACATATACTGTAACGGTTTCATCATACTTACTAATGATCTAGGCTTACTATTAGTATTATTATATACTACACCAGTGTAAGGCAATTTCTGTGAATTAGGATTATCAGCAGATATATGTTGATATTCAATAGGCTGAATTCCTATATACATATCATCACCAATTCTATATCCTTCCCATACTTCAATAATCCAATCCCATTCTACAGATTGTTCTGTACCTGTTACTTTGTAATCTTCATCTACTTGAAATTCTTCAGCTTCTCCAGTTTCTGGATTTAGTAAAGTAACAAATCCTATCTTTTTGAAAGATTTCCAACAGCAGTGATATACTGTTATATGATCTATATCAAATGGATTATCTGTAAAACTATTAATTTTGTGTAGTTTAATAGATTCATAATCTATACTAGTCTTTCTTATCTCTGGATTATTACCTGCTCCAGGTCTTTGATCAATAAGTTCTAATAACTCATTTAGTTGTCTTTCAGACATTTTATCATAGAATCTGTCGTATATTTCAGTAGCAGACATGATCATCTTTCTGCGGCACCATGCTGCATCATCTATAAATTCTAAGTCTAAAGAATGCTCATAATCAAAGTACATAGGATTTACTCTTTCTACATAAGGATCTCCATTGATTACACCTATGTAGTATATTTCTTCTCCGCCTATTAAGGCATCTTTCCAGCCTTTATAGAATTCATGAGTAAGATTCAATTTTCTCTTGAGGAATTGCAATGCATGATAAGCTTCAGTTTCTGCTATATCCTTATAATCTTTCTATAGATACTTAGCTATAGCTTCCGGAGTCTAGATTTCTCCTGTAGCTAATGCTTGTTCATATCTGGCTGCTTGTTCTGGACTTAACTTACTAGCTATAGTAGCCTGAATATAATCCATTAGCATTTCTTTGGCTTTTTCCTATAGTTCACTAGCAGCTATATCACTTGTGCGTTGTGGATGAAAATTAAAAGGTCTTTTAGTTTCTTCACCAAGTAACTAATCTACATACGGTTTAATAATATTATAATCCTATGCCATAGCAGGAAATCCATCATCTTGTTTAAATGGATTAGTTACATATTTAAGATCCTTTTCATTATATATGCTATTATATAAATCATAGTAAGTCTACATCTCGTCAGATCTAGATCTACCATTACCACCAAATCCTGAATCTCCAGCGCCTACTACATAGTCTACGCAGGCTTCTTTCCAGGCTTGTGTCTTCTTTGACATTGGTAGTTTCTGTGCAGGGAAACTTTTAGTATTCTTCATAGTTAAAATGTATATACATTATCGTCATTAGAAAATACTCTAGGAGTATCATTGTTGAACCAACTCTGCGCAAAAATTGGTCCATTGAAGAGCATCTTCTATTTGTTTTCTTTTTCTTTCTTTTTAACAACTACATTATATAGTTGTTCTCTATATATCATAACCTACATCAACGCCATCACTCGGTCAAAGTTACCTGTATCGTTATAGCTTATTAGCTCTTCTAATAGCGGCTCTGATAGTATCCTAGTTAGGTTTTTCTTACCTGGTGCATACTCTTCATTCAACCATTCTTTTATCATACCTTCCCCCCATTGCTTTATCTACTTATTCATGTGACAACCTTTTCTTCTTTGTACTTTAGAATTACTAACTATATCATTAATAATATCAGGTTGATCAGCTAATAAGTAATCACAATGCTTAGCAGTAAAGTAAGGGAATAGACCTTTGCGTTCATTTTCATACATTATACGCGCATTATAGTATAATGCTAACTTACGTAAGTTTTCATAGTATTCCTCAGCTGTTGCAGGTCTACCAGTATATTCAGCTACTATAATATCATAATACTCTTCAAAGTTCTAAAACCTCTTATATACAATAGATGATCCTAATGAATTAGTACCAGACTAATCATGATCATAAGGGTCTACACCTATTATATATAATCCAGCTGTTGCATCTTTAGCTGGATGTTCCCATATAACTATTGAGCCAGTAGGATCATCGTCTTTACCAAGTGGATACTTAGTAACATCGCCATGTTTCTTAGGTATCCATTTGATACTACCAGACTCATCGAATATTAAATCACCCACCTGCTTATGATTCTATAACTAAGTGTTAGTACGAATAAGTCCTAATTGCTCCTACAGTTCCTTCTTAGGAAATATATTACCGTTAAATTCCAACATTGCCTCTTGTGGAGTAATAGGACGCTCTGCAACATAACGGTCTATAGCAGTAGTATTGGTAGCCGTACTTATTACTTTTCTACGCTCATCTAGTATAAATTCAAGAGAAGGTTTAGTAATGGTATTACCATCATCATCCATATATATTCTATTACCATCGTCATCTCTCGTATCTAGATTAGTATACTATGGAACAAAGAACCCACACAGTTTATCTGTAGGTGTACTATCCCATATGTTCTCAAACCCTAAGCAATTATATCCATCTGGATTATAGAACATATCTTTCATTGTTTCAAACGCAGAACCTTCGTCACCACCAGTTCCCCATACAATCATAGTACCAAATGCTATACCGTCTTGTTCTACAGATGGTCTAGCAATTTGCCATGCTGCACCTAATTCTGAGAATGAACCTCCTTCTTCAAATAGAATTAATTTGGCACGTTTACCACGTACTACATCAGGATTATCTTTCAAAGTAACGCCAATAATCTCTGACTTATAACCCATTTCTACTTCATTGCCAAATTCATCTTTAGTCCAGAATCCAGCTCGTTTACGCATAGTACTGTTAACAGATCGTTTCTTACCCCAAGCTGTATTTTTATCTATAAAGTCCATATAGTCCCAAGCTTTAGTAAGAATACCATCTTCAGTAAGATACTGCTTATTAGAAGCATATATGTATGTTTTACTATTAGGTATTAGATAATAATTACGACATGCCATAGCTCCACCTTTGTAACTATATCCTTTGCGACGTGATTTAAGTAGACATATATGTTTTCCTTTATCTTCTGCTTCCTGTACTGCCTAGAAGTAGAAATAGTCATAGTCATAGAAATCAGGGAATGTTACTACACTGTCTCGTTTTACTTTAGTCTCTCCGTTAGGTAGTTTAGCAACAGTGTTAACTATACGTTGCATTGGACAAAAGTTAATATAAAAATAGTTATACCCAGTGATGTAATCTCCATCCTCTGCGGTATAACCATTAATGCAACGATCTTTCTATTCGTCCCAGTATGTATAATATTCAGTAGTACCAATTGGATACTAACAATAAGCTCCGGTCTTTAAGAATGTTAAAGCCGGAGTTCTAAACTTATCACTATTTATTATTTTCTTCTAGAAGTCAATCATAGTTATGATATTTCCAAAGTTTTTTGATTAGGTTCAACTTTTTCTTCTGTTTCTAAAGTAAGCATATCTAAAGGATAATTTATAGTATCACCAAAATATTTAGTTATTAAATCATCGCACATCTTTTTTAAAGATATTATAATCTTCTTCTTTCCAATATATCTTAGATTTTGGATTTGAGTTATCAAGTGTAATAACCATTAGTTTATCTTCTTTTGGTTTATTATCCATAACATTTATATTTTAATTAGTCGCCCTACCACCGAATCGAACCCGGACCTAGAGGGTTAGAGCCTCTCGTGCTACCACTACACCATAGGGCAATATGCCAGGGAATATTTAATGTCTGTCCCTGTCAGACCTCTCTATCAGTTCAACGAGATTATTTCTTAAACAAACTCTTTAGCCAATGAATAGTACGCTTGATAATACCTTTCTTCTTAGGTTCAGCTACTGCTTCTTTCTTATATTCTTCAATCAAAGACTCACTAGCTTCTTTAGCTGCTTTATTTGCTTTTTGTTTGTTATCAATTTCTTTCTCAAGCACATCACAAATCTCTTCAGTGCTATTACATTTTGTTAAATCAAGTACTTTCTTCATAGTTTCTTTATTTATATTCATATAACGTACCTATTAATTTATTGTTATAAACTTGTGTATAATTTGCACAAATTAAGCTAATTCATAAGGATTAATCTGAGCATCTCCACGTACTTTAGTAGCACTAACTTCTTCAGCTTTAACTGCCTTTTCGAGGAAATCTAATGTTTGAAAAGTAGCTTTTACTTTTTCCATACCAGCTAATAGATCTTTGATCTTCTTTTCATCTAATTGCTCTTCTAGAGAATCTTCATAATACTTACTAATAGTATCTACTTTGTTTCTCATACTATCAAGCATTCTTAGATTTCTAGTATATATTAGCTTTTTATAATCATCTTCACAAGACTTTTCTTCTACTGTAAGATTATAATTCTCATCACCAAAGTATAACTACTTAAGCTTCTTTTCTCTGATATCTGGTTCTAACTGAAGTACATATGGAGATTTAAAATACCACATAAGTACTATATAACTTATTACATTTGTAGCTTGTGTTTTATCTGGCTTATCGGCCTCCCATAACTTTTTAAAGAATGGGAGACCCAAAGCGTCAGGGTGTATTACTACTTTACCACCATTTATATCAAATAGCTTCATCAGTTACTTCTTCAACACTAGGTTCAAAATTCTCTGGCATAAACTCTTCAGGGTGCTGAGCTCTATACTCTTCTTCAGCTTTAGTATTAGCAATAGCATCTAACAGTTGATAGAATTTCAATTCTACTTCTTCTCGTTGTTCAGCAGGAATAGTAGGCATCAACTTTTCAATAGACTGCTTCATTACTTCTTCAGTAAATTCACCTTGTACAGTTTCTGTTCTGTAAGGCAATCCGTTAATGTTAACATCAATAAAATTTCCAACACCTGATGCACTCACTGGAGTAATTGTAATATTAAGTTCTTTCATATTCTTATTATTTATTTTCATTATTTTGTTCTGCTGTAACTTCTCCAAATCCTTTTTCTCCTCTTTCAGTTTCACTTAGCTCTTCTACTAAAGTGGGTTCTAATATAGAACAAGGTACAATAACTAATTGAGCAAATGGTTCATCTATAGTATATACTGTAGGAATAGCATCTGTAGTTACTTTAAATTTAGCCATCAACTCTCCACGATATCCAGTATCTATTAAACCTACTCCATTTGTTAAAGCTATAGAACGTTTACTAATTGAAGACTTCATCATAAGTAAGCCACAATATCCTTCAGGAATCTCTACCGCTAAATCAGTATGATATACAAGTACTAACTTTCCGCTATTATCTACTTCTTGAGTAATACGAGTAGCATACAGATCCAATCCAGCATCTCCTGCTGTAGCTCTAGTAGGCAACTTACCTTCAGACTTCTTAATCTCTTCTGTACCGTCTTCTTTCTTTACTGAGTAATCTAACTTTTTAAATTTCAATTGTTCCATAAATCTTTTTCTACTTTTCTATAACCTTCTTCTAAAACTTCTACTATCTCTTTAATTATTTCATTCTTAACTGCATCAATACTAAGATCTTGTGTAACTTCTTTAGAGTGTACAATTCCATGAGTAATACCTTCTTCATTTTTACGTATTAAGTGAACGTGTAAAGTAGGATTACCGATACGATTTTTATTTACATCTATATCCTATGTTTCCCACCAAATAGCTTCTAAATTATTCATCTTGTTCAATATCTTTTGTATTAATACTAATTGCTTTACCATGATGAAATCCCCAATCTAAGAATACTGTATTACAAAGTACATGATCTATATGAGGTAGTCCACTTTCAGGATCTATTAATTCTCCTTTGTCTATAGCAGTAAGATGTCTTAGTAATGCTGCTTTATATCTTTTCCAAAAATCTGGAAGGTTTTGCCAACTGTTATCTGAGTATTTCTGAGCTCCGTAAGTAAGTACCTTACCAATATTCTCAACTACATCTAATGGAACTAGATCCATTCTTACTTTACCACAATCATATTTCTTACCATCATTCTCCATCTTCAATATACTTATTAGTTAAACAGTTGTACAATCCTTTTATCTGTAACCGCCTAGTTTCAATATTATCTGTGTCTTTTAGTTTAGCTAAACCTTCTAGAATGTCATCTAGAAATTCATTATATGTTAACGAATAGTCATTTATCTTCTTATCCGCAACTTCCATTAATTCCCTTAACTCTTCGTTGATATTAGAACCTAATCGTTTAGTATTGTTCTTCTCAAACTCCCATAGAGCTAATGAATCTTCTTTACTTTGTCTTTCCATATTCTTTCATTACTTTAACAAAACATCCAGCAACCCAACCAACTAAGTAAGCATATCCTTCATTGCCACCAGTTGAAAAATCTTCATTATTCATACCTGTAATTTCAAAGTAATAGTCAGAAATGTGAACAGATTCATGGGCTATGTTAGCACTATCTACTAACTCTGGCTTATATATTATACACAGTATTCCAGTAAAATAGTTAAAGTTTTGAATAACAGGTCTACATTCAGCTACTACATCATCATGATAAGCATTGGTCATTGCATCTTGAGCATTTTCTAGTATCTTATTGAATTCTGGGGTAATCTCTAATATAGAGAACTTCTTGCATAGAAACTGTATATCTTCCTCACTCTCTACTATAGCTATCCAAAGTGTTCTAGGATACATATTATTAAACTTTCTTAGTATCATATTCTTAATAGTCTACTGTCACTAATTGCTACATACATCTGTATATTGTTAAGTAATACAGGATCAAAGTAAATAGAATCTAACCAGTGAATTTTATAATTGGGTGTTAAGCATTCTTCAATAAACTGTCTCATTTTATTTCTTTATATCTCTTTTTTAATTTAAGTTTAAATAAGTAAGCAAACATAATATCTTTAGTATCTTCATCATTTGACATTACTTCTTTAGCAAACTTAAATGGACTATTGCATATTACTTCTATAACAGGATAAGGTAAATTATATTTATTTGCCAGACTTGAGTAAATTGATATCTTTTTTTGCTGTTGCATTTATATAATATTCACTAGTTTCTAACTCTGTTAAAGATTCTCTGATAGTATTAGGTCTAATAGAATTTATTATTACTATAATATCAGATTCATCTAAATCGTGATTTCTGTATAGTATATCAGATAATTTCTTGATTTCTTTATTAGAGTAAGGTTTCTTTGGAACAAAAGAAGTTAATTTCAGATTAGAACGTAAGTTAAAGAGATGTCTAAAATATCGTACTAACCTATTACTTCTATTCTCTACATGTACTATATGCCCATTATCAAAGATCATATAGAAATGTTTATTATTTATTTTATTATTCATTTACTCTTAGTATTAATGTTATTTGCACCCTATCTTTTATTATCTCTGGAATTAGTATCTTATTAACTACTAATTCATCTTCTGCTTTTCCCTGTACTAAAAGACCCTCTTTCTTGAACTTACTTATATATCTACTTAAGTTATCAGGAGTAATACCCATAGTACTTTTAATCATTCTACGATTGTCAGTATTGGCTACATTTTTACTTACACCAGGTATTGGAGTAAAGTTCACATCTAATTCAACGAACTTAGTAAGTAACTCCAATTCCCTATTTGTAAGTTGTAGTATACCATTTAAAGCGTTAAGGTATTCATAGTAAAGATTGCCTTTATTAACAGTCTTTACTAATTTATTCATCTAACAAATCTTTAATACTATTGAGAACTTTATTTAAATTGTGGTATACAGTTTCTGCTTCTACTTTAACACATTGCTGCACATTACCTTCATTATAATCCTTCATCAATTCGTTATAATCTTTGGTATATGTATCAATCAAAGTATTAACGTATTCTTTTACTTTCTCTAACTTATCGCAACAGCATTCACATTCATCCACACCTTCTTGTGCTTCTTCACTGTACCAAATTACATAATCTTTATTGGCTAATTCTTCCATAGTAGAAGAATCAAATGCCATTGAAGTATAAGTTTCTGTATCTGATACTACTTCAGATTTCTGAAGTTCCCACAAGTTTAAATCTTCAACTTTAGTAAACACATCACCTTTTTCAGCGAAGCTAAAATCCTTAATTACTTTGTATCCTTCCATATGTCTAACTTTTTATTTAATATCTTTTGTTTAAATTCTTGTATCTTATTAAAGTTTTGTTTACACTCTTCGTAACCATCAATTCTACCTTGGTCATAACCTTCTTTCTTTCCTTGACGATAAGTAAGAGTACCAAAACCAATAACACTTACAAGTACTATTATTATTGTTCCCATAATGCCCTTAAAACGTATTAACACAATAAGTGTTTAAAATATTTAACATTTATTAATGTTTAGTAAAGTAATAGCAAAAAGAATGCCCTGCTTTGATGGCAGGGCAGCGACTTAATACTCTAAAATAAAACATTCAATTCATGAATGATAGCTTATTTAACGACTTTAGCTACAACGTCGTATGGTTTAACTAATTGTGAGTCTTTAAATAGATCAAAGTCTTTAGCAAATTTCTTAGGGTATACTATAGTATCACCAACCTTAATGGTACTATCGGCACCGGTTGGAATAGATAGAACAATACCTTTTGCAAAATCTGATTCAACTTCTTTAGTATGAGTCTTTACTTCATACTTATTAAAACCTTCTTCATCCTTTTCCCCAGTAGGGATTTGCTCTGTATATTCTTTAGTAACCATGATAGGAGCTAAAGGTTTTACCAATATATCTTTTTCAAAACTATATTCCAATCCATTTACCACTGTTTCTAGTACTTTATCTTCCATAATATTTACTTTATAATATCTATTAACGCAGTAAGTAAAGTAAGGTTACTCATCTATGTGATTAAATTTACGCTTAAAAATATATCCTTTATGGCAGATGTCCATTCTATTTTTAAAGTTAGCGCAGTTCATATTATTAACAAACGCACAACCTACACAACAACCTTTACTAAGCTCAGGAGTAGCTATATAAGTTTTATTCCTGAAAACATACTCAATTCTATCTGCTTTTTTTTGTTCGTTCTTTTCCATAGTAATACCGTTTTAGGGGGCTACCTTTTTATTCAAAGACCGTCAGAAAGGTAGCTAAACTGAGCCTACCTACGATTAGGATTCCCTGGTGCGCTTCTACCTTATGGTAACTTCTTTAAGCGTGGAACGTACTACGATCCCGTGTACTTAGGGCACATTACTTTGTTAATTTATTTAGTATGATATAAGCTAGACATCCTAACATACCTACTAAACATAGTGCAGTAAATTCTGTCATTTAACTGTATTTATTTCTTTCTTAAACTGTTTATATAAATCTTCAGAGAAAGTAAATTCTATTTGTCCTGGTAAAGTAAAGGATCTATAATTATCATTTAACTTATAGTTCCTACTTATCTTACTTAAGTAAAGACAATTAGAATACTGTTGATCTCTTTGTCTTATAAAGTAGTAATTCATATTCACACTGTATTTAACTGTATTTACTGTATACAGTAACGTATATTTAACTATATTGGTTATTATTATTAACATTTATTATGAATATTTATTTAAGTTTAATAGCTATTTTTTAACATTATTTAAAATAAAAATATATAAAAAATTTTTTTGGTGAAGAAATCTGTGTGCGTGAAGCTATCCCTAAACAAGACCCCTATAACCTCGTTGCGCGGGAAGACCCCGTGCACTTTGGTTAAACGTTCGATAAATCTCATTAAAACAATATTAGCATATGAAATTCAAAGTTGAACATGAAGGTGATGTTTACGCAGTTGCTATCGCAACTGGTACATCTAAAGATGGACGTAAGTACGCAAACGTACTTTTGAAAAAAGAAGCAATTCTAGCTATTCGCTCGAATTACTCTTTATTCCTCGATCCTAACGATAAAACACTTATGAATCAGTTAAATCTTACAGATTTAACCTATTCTGAAGATGGGACACGTAAAGTGACTTTACTTAAAGAACCAATTAAACTTCAAGAGAAGTATAAATTGATAAGTGTGAGTCATGCGCCTTACAAGGTTAATGACAGAGTCATTAGAAGTACATACTGCGTATGTGAAGAATCTGACAGCACGCAAGCTACTGCCGATAGAGCTGTACAGAGGGGTTTTGACAGAGCTGAAAGCTTCTTCAAAAACCCAGGATTTTACGATGATTATCGTAAATTCGTACTCTTCGATGTATCGAAGGAGGAGCTTGAGAGTCTGTTACAACAGACTGAAGAACTGGAGGATTAATTCCTCCAGCATCTTCCTTATTATATTAATATATAGCCCAACCTAACATCATTCCTATGTTATGCCATATATACTACTCAGACTCTAACATGACTTTAGAAGATTATGGAAGAGTAATATTTGCTATAATAACAGTAATAGTAATATACAAAATAATATTACATATTAGTAACCATAATAACAAACATAATGAACCATCAGATTAACATTGATGAAGCTATTGCTATTGCAAAAGAATATCATCTTGAAACAGAAGTAACCGAATGTATCAAACAAGGTATGTCACCAATCGAAGCATTAATCGAATGGGACTTAATATAAACAAAAAATATGATAAAACTTATAAATATTATAACGCAAAACATAATATTACTAGGATGTTGCGCTATATCAATATTTATATTATTTGTATTAATCACATTTATTAAAAATGTAGACGATTTTGCAGCAATAACAAATATGTATGACTATATACGTATGCAAAATATAACGATAAAGATTGATACAATAATATTTAAAACAATAGTAATATTATCTCTTAGTAGAATCAACAATGCTATTTAGATTTGATTATCTTTATAGTAACTAAACAAATAAACAATCATATAAATAAAAATCGTATAATTTTACGATATGATAATGAATTCATACCTGTAGTAAAAAATATTATTGCAGACTTTAATCTAACAAATGATATTAAAAGTTAAAATTATGAAAACCAGAAAACACTTTATCAGAAAGTATGAATTATTAGTTAGATGTGTTCAAACTAATCTAGAGTTCTTTATTGCGTAATTTTAATGTGGCTAGAAAAGCAGTGGCAAGCCTGTATATAGACACAGAGCCTGATTACGTAATTAATAGTATCATCGTAGTGTGTAATACGATTTGTATAAGCACTATCTAAACTCAGTATGAAGGAGTTTTCACTATTTTAGATTTAAAAAATAGTTCTGAGCATCTGTCACTGGATGAACAAAGAGTGACAACGTAACTATGCGTAAATAGTAGGGGACAGCATTAGCTGTCCTCTTTATATGTTTAATCAATAAACTAAAAAAAGATATGACATTAGAACAATTTCAAAATCTTAAAATCGGCGACATAGTAGTAGCTAAATTAGTTAACTCAAAACAAAGTCGTGTTAACCCTGTTACTAATATTGACAGAGGAAATCTAAAACTACACATCGGTAAGAGTGGAAAATGGCGTAGCTATTTGCAATTTGAAGTATTAACTGCGGATTACGTAGTTAAATGGATCAAACGAAGAATAGATAGTAAATCATCTCCTCATTTTACTATTGAAATTAAGAGTGATACTGAAGTAACATTTAAAGTTCATAAAAAGGTACAATTCAATCAATGAAAAAACTAACAAAGAAACAAAAAGCTAGAAGGCAAATATTATTTAATATGCCATATCTATTACTTACTTTTCTTATTAAAGAAAGAGTATTAGATAGATTTCTAGATAATACTAGTAACTATGCAATCGTTCATAGTATAAATCTATCATGTATTTATACAAAATTAAGGGATCCTTATGCAGCAATCGAATGTACATTTGCATGGAATTGTACAAAAGAAGGATATGATTTTTGGAAAGGACTTAATGATAAATATAAAAGTATATGAGAAATGAGCGATTCCGGCGCATTGTTATTACTATCGAATTATTAGTATACTTATTAGTATTATTAACAATGGTAACAACACTGGTATTTATAACAAATAGTATTTAATCAATAAATAATTATTATGCAAAAGTTAATGTATTTTTTATTTGGACTCATAACTGCATTATTTGCAGCTGTGATGATTATTGAACATCAAGGAATATATTTCTTTGATGAAGAAGTGTACGGACTGTTATATACCGATTATTGGAATTATTGGTATTACTCTAAAGTAGTGATAATCGCACTATTTATATTCTGCGTATTATCTTTTGTATATACACTTGGTAATGGATATAAAGATAAAGACGATGGATACAAAGAAATCAAACCAAGCTGATTTAGCAGATATATGGTGGGATAAGTTTGAAAATTGGTATGAAACACATCCAGTTACAAGAGTATTAATTGTAATAGATGCAATATTGATAGCATTTATATACTTAGTATTAACTTAAAAACATTTATCAAAAATGAAAAACAAATATGTATTTTGGCTAATCGCAGCAATAGTAGCATTAGCAATTTTTATCAGTTGTGCAAGACCTCGTAGTCCTAAAGAAAAACAAATCCCTGAAACGGACACAATTGAACAAGTAGTAGCACCAACAGTACAAGAAGTGCTACAATGGCGTGAAAGTATGAGATTAGACAAGTATGTAGATAGTGTGTTTTTGGTTATGCCAGAACAAGTACTAACTCAAATACTTGTAACTAAAGGTACAGATTTATCAAATCATGAAATTGTTTCTATTTATATTAGTAACAAAGACTTTTATGATAAATTAATAAAGAGGAGTATGGATATACAAAAAGAATATATACCAGATAGTATGCCAAGGTCCTCATTACCACAACTTAATAGTGATTCAATTCACGAAGCCGTTAATTATTAAATTAAACAAGGTTACTTCAGTCTGTGAAGATAGAAGTAATCGTTCTTACTGTGAGAATCAGTGACAAACATGTGGGGCTTATATCTAATCATTTTAGATGGCAGTGTTACTGTCGTCTGAAGGTAGGTGGAGGAGATTAGTATTAGTGCAGACGTTAAAATCATGTACTCCAATAAGATTAGTTTGACAGCTATATCTGCTTATGAGTTAAAACTAAGTGAGAGTCATTTTAATTAGTATTTCAATTAAGCTGTATTAGTGTAGAAGTTACACAACGATGTGAATCGTCAAGCCTGCAATATACTGCAATATATTGTATAAACTATTACATGCCTTCTTTATTTACTGTAAGCGTACAGTAGAAAATGTGTGTTAATATATAATTAAGATTGATAAAACCATCTAGTTGCAGCTAGACGTCCTCAAAATATTGTATAATTAAAACTATTAAATATGAAAAAATGAATATTTTTAAGAAAATCAAACTGAAAATCAGTAGTTACAGAAGGCTAAAAGCCTATCATAGTAACATCAAGCGACTTGCTAAATTAGAATTATTAGATAATCCTAAACGGCAGAAAGAAGTTGCATTACGTTCACAATGTTTAATTCATGGGCACAAATGGAAAAATGAGCCTAATAACAATGAATTAAATATTCCTATTACTAAAAGAACTTACTGTGAAAGATGTGGTAAGTACTATAGTCAAGAAATTTATAAACAACTTTAAATTCATATCAAATGAAATCTTTAAACTTTGTAATTATTGGAATTCCTGCATCAATCAATCAGGAAAGTATTGTAACAGCAGTAGCTCTTATGGCTAAAAAACTTGGTTTATCAGAAGTACATACAGAAATACTTGAAACAAGTAAATTTGTAACTAGTTCTTCAAATAAACAAATGATTGAAAACATCTTAAAAGATGTTATTACTGTGTGTACAGCAGCTGGTCTAATGAATATCGCTGCAATTAATGCCAATTTTTGGAAATTAATTGAAGATGGTAAGTTAACTAGACCACAAATTGAAATGATGCTGGATGAAAAAGAAGTTACAATTGAGTATCTCAACAAAAAGGGATGTGCTTATATCTTTGATCTTTTAGTACAAGCAATTAGAGTGTTATAATTATGGGAAAGACCTATAAAGAATCTCATTTTCCAGGTTCTAAGCAATCAGGAAAAGCAGCTGAATATCAGTCTAAAAAGAGAGTTAGACATTCTAAAATGCAACCGTATAAAAGGGAAAGAGCTATTGTTTAACTAAGAATTACTAATTAAGTAGTTATGATAGAATCCAATCAACACAGAAGGTTATAACGCCAGACCCCTAAAGGTGATTAATACCTACGGACTATACAACGGTCAACCTTATTTAAGGTCAGGAGAAGGAAAGGGGCTAGCTATCAAATAAGGCGTACGAATAGATAGTATAACTTTCTATTTCTTTATTATTATGTGGACAAAAGAAGAACTAGAAAAGAAAACAAAAGAAGAACTAGTAAACATTATTATTAAAATGCAGATAGATATTCGAGAAGAAAGAGATGAAATCTATCGCAGACGTTTATTAGATACTTTTTAAAAATTATTCATTCACTTAAATAAATCAATTATTAACAATTAAAATCAAAAGAATTATGAAAAATTTTACAAACTTTGTAGGAATTATGTTAGGTGCAGTAATGTTGTGTGACAAAGCAACTGATGAAAATTACAACTTTGAAGCTGGTATGAAAAAACAAGAAGAAAAAGACGGTAAAGTTGAAGCATCAGCAGTTACTGAAGCAAAGAAACAGATCCAACAAGAACAACTTGAACGTGAATCTCGTGAAGTAAAACGTAGAATTCAGGATTGTGAAAAAGCTGTTTCTAGAGCAGAAAGATACGGACGTTTTGCATCAAAACACAAGAACATTATGAAAGACTTTTCTGAAGGACTGAAGAAAGCTCAAGCTGAATTTGAATCTACAGGTGATTACAAAGCTTGGGACAAAAAGTATTCAGAACTTACAGACAAGAAAGATGACGCTATCGCAAAAGCGAAAGAAGAAATCTTTGGTTCAAGATACGAAAATATCTATCTTTAATCAACATCCAAATTCTAAATGCTTTTATGCTAAATAGAATAAATGTGAACCCTGCAAACTATATAAGTCGCATTGTCGCATTGAGGAGTTCGGGGCAACATGAACTGAATTGACAGTTCTATTCAATGCTTTTATGCTAGTAATAGGATATTATGCCTACTGATCATGTGCTATAAATAGATCATTCTTTATTTAAATGCTTTTATGCTAACAAATAAAGGATAGTCTCATAGACGAAAAACAGTAAGTATATCAAAATACATATACATATAGTACTTTATGTCTATATTTCAATCGAGTCTCTAGCTTGCTAGATGAGCACTTGGTATAATATGTATTCTGTCAAAGACTATAAATTCTAAAGTAATAGCGGCTTTATGCTATTATATACTAGATTTAATGCTTTTATGCTCATAATCAACGGTATGTACTATTACTTTAGAATTACATATTAAGTATAGAGAGTTTGATCGCTCTCTATACTACTAAAAGAGTATATTGCACTATTATATCAACCCAATGATATATGAAAACTCGTGTATGATGTATATCTCTCTAATTGAGGCGTTATCCGGTCTGCCAGGATATGAAGGCGCAGAGGTGTGCAAAACTCTTTATATTTACAACTTAAAATTATTTATCATGAGCTATATTGCAGCAGATATGTGGGGTGAACATCTATTCTATAATAAACCTGTTAGATATGTTCATGAAACAACAAAAAGAAGTTGGTGGATAGATCCAAAACATAATAATTCTATTAGTGTACCAATAGGTACGGCTAAACTATTCAATGATGCAGGATTCTTATATACTCATTATGTACCATTTGATAAAAGAAATATGTGTTTTGGAGATAATCCTATAGAAATAAAAGTATATTGACTGTTAGGTCATTGGATGAATCGTTTGGACGAGGGTTCGACTCCCTCATGCTCCACTATTACAGGTCGCAGTGGAGGCATGCCAGCTTGTAACAGAACAGAAACCAGTTACCGGACCAGTGAGAACCTGCACACTATCTCGCTTGCAAGAGAGAACATGTTGGTGTGCACAAGGGGCATTATGGTTTTGACAGCGAGGATGAAAATGAATAGGTCAATAAACGTCAGAAATGACAAATCTTTTGTAACAGACTATACTCGTATCGCAGCGTGATACGTTAAGTCAACGGCTAAGCTAATGTCGTAAAAAGCAGGTTACGGATCGTGCAAATGGATAGACACAAGTAGATAATACTGAAAAGTGCGGGTTCGAGTCCCGCTCCGTAAACAAATATTATCAAAAATTAAAAACAAAAAGTATGAGTATATTAAATTTATTAAAGGAAAAGACTGCTGATGAAAAACAGAACTTTTTAAATTCTATAAGATCTAAAGCATCTTCTAAATTAAAAAATACAGATGATAATAAAATATTAGATGTAATAAGTATAGTAGATGCATTTAATTCATCTTTATCTATCAATAGTTTAGTAGAACAATCTTCATGTGTTCCTAAACAAAATATAATTTTACCTACAGAAATATTAGGTCAAGGTATAGATCAGATACCTTTACAAAAATATGATATTATCAGAGCAAAAATAGGAGGGTGTGAACATTATGGAGTAATCTATAAAATAGATACTGAGCTAAATATTGCTTGGGTAGTAAGTATAACTAGCGATATTACTTTAGATAATTTAATTCCTATTAAAAAGAGTAGATTATTTAAAACATTCTTTGTAGCTTATTTTCATCCTATATTCTTAAATAAAAACAATTATACTTTTTGTAATATTTTTGATAATAAAGAAGAATTTGATGAAACTGTAAGAATCATTAAAAAGTATTATAAAACAAATTTTAGAGTATGAAAATAGATTATAACAAAACAGCAATCATTCCTTTAGATTATAGTAAAGGAAGTAAAGGTTTGTGACTAGCAGTTAAAAAGAATAATAAATATATTCTGAGATTACTAGCTATATTTGAAACATCTCTCATTGAACAAATCAAAATAAGTAATAGAGATTTGTTTGATTATAATGTATTTTATAGTCTAAAAGAAGCATTGTTAGATTATGATTTTACTTTAACTAAAAAGAATTATAATCAATTAGATGCTTTAGCTTCAATAAATGAAAAGAAACATTATGAACAATACTTAAAAACATTTTGTAGATGAAAAAGACTTTAAATCAATTAAAGGCAAGTCGAAGGAACTTATCTCTTATGCTTTTAGCAGGCATGATTACTAATCTGAAACATATTAAACATTTTGTTAGAGATACAGAAGTAGTAATAAGAATAGATACACTATTAACAGCTATAGAAAAACTCCAATCTTCAATTAAAGAAACTACTTATGAATCGTGGTCGACATAAAAAGAGTAAAGAAAAAGGATTCAATACTCAAACAGAAATCTTAGACTTTATAACACTTAATGAAGCAACTGTTAAAGACGGTATCTATACGATTAAATTTGAATTTGGAGATAATTCAAAAATATTTAAATATAAACATGAATAAAAAAGGCTTAAGAAGTTTTATTAGGAATAAATTGCCTAAAACTTGGGAAATTGTTCTTACAAGAGAACGTAAACTTACTGCGTTCATTGAGTATGTATATGAATCAACTCCATCAGTAATGAAGGGAGGTAGAGGTTGGCGACATGGTGTACATAACATTACAGTCGGATACAATAGATGCAAAATCTATGAAATGTTTCAAGCTGAAAAGAGTAAAGAAGGCTTGATATATTGGGTAGGCATCTATAATAAAATTAAAGATCTTGAACATCAAATGAATTAACATGGAAATTGTTCAATATGTTCGCTGGACTGAACTAGGAGAGCGAGAAAGACTACAAGAAGTAATGCAGCAATGCAGTGGAGAGATGGAATTCAGAAAGAAAGTAGCTTCTGAATTCAACATTAGCCCAATGGATGCAGCAGTTGTAGTAAAAAGATTCAAAAATGAATTTATCAAAATACTTAAAACAAAAGGATTATGTTAAAAGCAGGTATGTGGATCGCACAAGGTCCAGAAACTAATGTATTGCTCCTTTTAAGCGGAGTAGAACCATTATTAGAAGTAGTAGGTGCAATTGATCTTAATTACTTTAAACAGAATGGTAAAGCTAAAGATCTTACTAAAGACAGTCCTGAAGTAGTAGATATTATGATGTATCCTGAAAAGTATACATTTGCATTACCATCTATTACTGAAGTAGTTGATAATGTAGGTATTGGTGATTTACAGACTCTAGAAGGCTTAGGAGAAGATTCTAGAAAAGATAAAATCATCGAAGAAGGTATTGCTTACTATAAATCAACTTTACCATTATATGGTATAGAACAAGCTAAAGTAAGAACTAGACTGCATTTAAAGAAGAAATACAGCCTAAAAATGTCTCAAGCTAACTATGTATTCACTGTAATTTGTAAAGCACTAAACAGAGAACCATAATGAGCGATTTTAAGAGACTTATTGAAGCACTCAATGCTGAATTAGAGGAACCTTATAGGTTTACTTTAGACAAGATTGTATCTTCTGCTAATTTTGATACTAAAGTATTAGGATATGCAGATAGTGTATTAGATGATTGGGCAAATATACCACCTAATTTAAAATCTAAGATAGTTACTAATAATACTTGTCTAAGTATCAATAAGTGGATAAATAGAAGACTGTGGATGGATATTCTTAATAATCTGTTAGAAGATAAAATATTAAGTCTTCAGACTAGATTAGTAAGAGTAAGGATTGCTATTAATATGTCATTGAAAATGGCATATCCTCTCAATGAAGAAGAGAAAGAAGAATGGAGAGAACATATCTCAGATGTATTCTATAAAAGATGTCTAGCAGTAAATAATTATTACTGTAAAGAAATCATAAAACTTCCCTTCTGAATTTAAGGATTGTAGTTATTGGGTTAACTACAATCCACTAAAATTTAGCTATATGACACAAGAAATAATAGATCTAGTGGAGCAAGCTAAACAAGGTTCTCAAAAAGCATTTAGTAAATTATACTATAAGTATAAAACTAATATTTGGTATACTATTATGGGTGTAGTCAAGAATACAGATGTTGCTGATGATTTAACATCAGTAGTATTTACTAAAGCTTATGAGAAATTATCTATGTATACTCAACATATTTCATTTAATATGTGGTTAAAGACTATTGCTGTTAATGCATCAATAGACTATATACGTAGAAACAAAAAAGAGCAATTAAATAACTATGTTGATGAGGATAAAAATTCAATTCAACTATCTACTTTAGAGAGAAGTCCTGAAGAAGATTTAATTCTAAAGGAAAAATTAGATATAGTCTTACAAGCTATACCTACTCTTAAGAAGAAATATAGAGATTTAATCAACGCTCGCATAGATGGTATGTCTTATAAAGAGATAGCCAGTAAGCTTGCAATGAATGAATTAGCTGTAAAAGGTGATTTAAACAAAGCAAGACAAAAACTTAAACAGAAAACAGATTATTAACAAATACTTTCAACAATATGACTAGTTTTTGTTTACTCCTTTTAGGAGCATTAGCATCTTTTATCATTTCTAGAATGTGTAAAAGTGCTAGTTTGTACGTATTCTTAGTATGCGTACTTTTACTAGGCTTTGTTGTAGGTACTAGAGTAAAAAAGGTAGTTGCAAATACCTCAAATACTCCTTCTCAAGAGTTAGTTGTTACTATGGCTCCTAATCCCACATCTCAAGGTTCTACTGCTTTTGTAGGGACAGTAGATAACCAATCTTATGAAATGGGTCAGGAAGACGGAGGTGAGACGTTAGTAACAACTGATAGAGAAGATGTACTTACTATGCCTAACAATGCAGAGATAGAAGATGACAGTTGACTGCACTTAATTTCATAATTTAAGTGTATTAATTGTTAAGTTATTAATTTATTTAAAACATAATCAATATGGCAAAAAGAAATAAAGGTGGAAAGACTCCAAGTGCAAAAGCAGCAAGAAATTTAGAAGCTTTGAAAAAAGCTAAAGAAGCAGTAGAAGCTTCAGCTAAAGTAGAAACAACAAAAGTAGAAGATTCTAAACCAGAAGAAAAGAAGCCTGAAGAGAAACCAGCTGAACGAAAGAAAGGTGGTGTCTATCAGACTCCAATGGGTAAATCAGCATATGAAACTCATATGTTGTGCACAAAATCACCGTATATGAGTCTACTTTCTCTTAAGATTGAGAAAGACAGTAAAGGCATTGAAAATATCAAAGCCGAGTGGAAGAACAATGAAACTAGTGAAACTACTAGTGTTCTCTTCCCAGTATCTAATGTAAAGGAGGGAGACGGAATTGACGTCAAACGGATTAAGGAAGGAATTAAGAATCCTATTCCTGCTGAAGTTCCTGAAACTAAGCCAGTTGAGGAGCCAAAGAAGGAAGATCCTAAATCTACACCTACTGAAAAGAAACCTAAACAGCAGAAGCCAAAGAAGGAAAAAATAGAAGAAGTAGAAGCTGAAGAAATTGACATCAGCAATGCTCCAACTATTAAACCAGCAGCAGCTCCTACGCCTAATATCGTAACTCAAAACAGTGACAGAATTGATGCAAATCACTCAGTAGATTTGATGAATGCAATTCTGAAACGCCGTGAAGAGATTAAAGACGATCGAGCAATGTATCAAGCAACAGGAAAACAGGCAGACCTTATGATGTTTGTATTGATTCAGAAATGGAATAACCAATTCAAGAATGATGCAAAAGAACAAGGCTTTACTGTGAACGAAGAAATGTTTGCATATTTGAATGAAACAGCTTCTTTGTTCCTCGGTGTTAATTTGCTTCCTAGCAAAACATCTGATGGACAGCTTGAGATTAACTTCAAAGATGCTGTCGCAAAGACAAATCCTGAAATGCAAAAAGCTTTAGAGCAAGACGCTAAAGTTCCGCAGACTCAGGAAATGCCAAAACCCGAAGAATGTGTCACTGATGAACAGAAAGTAGCGGCAATGTGTACTATTATGAACATGCGACACAAGCAGAAATCAGGAGGTATAGGTAAGAATGTAGCAAATATAATTGAATTTGCACGGGAAGCCTATAAGCTTGATAAAAATGCAGAACCAGCACAAGTATTAGCAACTGTATTGCTTAAGATGAAAGAAGCAGGACGGAATGCTACATTGCTTGAGGGTTGTGCAAATGCTATTTGGGGTAACCTAACAGGTAATTTGTCAGTTTTAGCATCTCATGCTTGGCTTAAGAATCAATTAACAACATACAACGATGCGCAAGTTGCTAATGTTGTGAAAGTATTCTTAGCTAAGAAGATTACTGATGAAACTGCAAAAAACAATAATTACGAAGAAGAAGCAAAACGGTATTCTCAATTAATTAGTGGAACTAATGACGATCTGATCAATCGTATTATTACTTCTGCTAACAATGAAGGTAAAGATGAAGACAAACTTGTATATCCAGAAATCAAGGGTCTGAATCTTAAAGGTAAACACATTTCAGCAATAAAGACTGTAAACAATCTACGGATTGCTTATGGAGCAGAAATGAACGATAAGATGTTGAAACAAGTAATGCAGAAAGTATCTAGCTTGTACACATCAACCTCTTTGAATCCTCTTACTTTCTATATTGAGAAATCTGCGTATGCTACTAAAAAGTAACAACTAACGCATTATCAAAATGAGTAAAAAACCAACAGTTTTGTTTACGCTAGCAATGCTAGCTTTCGGTGGATATGTAGGATTTGTAACTAACTATACGAATACTGCCACCGCACATGAGTATGTGATTCCGAAGTTCACAGATGTACCTCGGACAAAAGACTTTAATATTGATATTAATTTGAACAATAACGCTATAAAATTAAATGGACAAAGCAACCCAGAACAAAATATCAATGTTGAAATCAAAAAGAAAGACAGTATCATCTATCTAACTTCTATTGTAGAGAAGGAAGTACCTAAATACATTAAGGTAAGAGAACTGCCATCAGTTAAAGAGAATAAAACCACTTGTACGGATATTCTCCAAAGACTGAAACAACAACAATCAGAGAAGATGAATCTGAGTCGCAACTAGAACAGCCAATGCGATTATAGAGCTATAATGGTGTATATCCAGAGATGTCTAAATCAAAGGATTAGAAAGTAAATGGTTAGATTACTTTCTTAAAATTAAGATAGTACAGAATATTAGTAGGAATAGAGTATAGCTACAACTATAGGCTACTACTGAAAGTATAATAACTTATTGTGTTTATATACTATCTATAAACTGAAGAGGCAATAAGATAGAGGGAGAGCGTGTACAACCCTCTTGTTTTTGGTGAGAACCGACTGGAGACAGAAACAGAAGACGCAATTAGTAGAGAGCAGTCTACAAAATTAAACAGTACAAGGGGAACGAAATCCTCTTAAGTTACTCGCAGACTTATCATAGTTTGAATCAAGAAGGAGTAATAAACACGATGATGCCCAACAAATCGTAGTGTCCAAGACTACGTGCTGAACATTATCGAGCATATAACGCTCTAGGGTAGCTCCAAACTCCCCTTTATGGCACAGACCATATAAAAATGTCAGTATAGTGTTCTATACTTATCTAAACAGTTATATTGTAACTTAATAAGTTTAGAGATAGTATATATGAAGGTACTTAATTATAATATTATAGCACTACTTATTGAAAAAATATTGATAGATTACCTGGATTAGGTGTAAAGCCTATGCACAATGTTATGATACCAGTTCATAACTAATCCTAAGCTTGTATTACTATACATTCCAGTATAGAGGGATAGAGTGACAAAGTGAGTAGTAGATTGTGTGCCTATTGGCTGAGTAGCAATGATCCAATATTAATAAATAAGGAATCCTGCAACGGACCTCTTTAGGAAATAAGGAGTATGTGAGTTCAAGTAATATTATAATAAACTCAGTTGTTATCTATCTGAGTATAAACCTAGAGTGCTTTGCAACAGGAATATAAAGATAACTAGCGGATGAAGTGCGCAATAACACTATTTCAATACTAAGCGAAAGACATAAAGCTTAGAAATACTAAATAATTTTATCCAGAAGCATAACTGGAGTTTTATCAAATTTGCGCAAGGTGAGATACTCTATCCTTAAGAGTATATGTGAAAGTGAGCATCGCCCTACTCCCAGGTTGAAGAGAAGCAGACACATTAAGAGACGGACACGAAGCAGACCGGAGAAAAATCTGTGCATTGCACTAAATAGTAGTCTTAACGAGAAGTGACAGAATGTAAATCTATTTAGGAAGTCTCTATTTACGAGAGAATAAACATGTTTAACTTAACTAATGAGGAAGTTCAATGGTAGGTTTTAGGACGAGTAGTGATAAGAAGACGAAAGTAAATCCGAGCCACCCTCGACTGTACAATATAATTGCTGACATTTGAAACATTTAAAGTATATTGCGCAACAATATATGTAAAGTGACGCTGATTCCTTACATTAAAGGATGATAGGTGGAAATCCTAAAGTTATGTGCAGAATAAGAACAAAGTCGTAAGTACACGCAGTCTTAGAATAAACTATTAGGCTATAGAGTGGGTGTTTTGAAACATAAACAGCTCAAAATAAAATTCGGTAGAAGTATTACCGATAGTGAAGTAACAGTTGTAGGTTATGAATCATATACAGTACTCCTTACTATAATAGGAAAAAGAGCACGTTATAGTTGCTGTTAGGCTCTTTAAACAATCAGAAACTAGCATAGCATTCGATTTTCAGATAATTTCAGTTATAATGTTATTTGATGGGTATAAATCTCCTACCGTTGGAGTCCCGTTGTACCTCTTTAGGTATTAACTAGCATAGCATTCGATTTTCAGATGTCGAATTACATATCTTTCATAGTTTAGTATTAATAATTTTATGAAGAACGGCTGACTCATCTGTCTCATGAGTAAAGTCCTACGGGGAATGCCGAGTGAAGTAATAACATCACGTTCTAGTAGTAATATTAATAATATAAAGACTTATCTTATAGTTTTCAGATTACTTATCAAATCTTAGCAGAATTTCGTTATAGAGTTTTACTGTTTGAATACAAGAAGTGGTTTTTAAGTTTTTAACAAACGAATAGATATTAGACACTATTCCACTTAGATAAAAGAACTCTATAGCTTACTTTTAAACAAACTTAGTATTAACTTACTCCGTAGGTGGAATCAACCACGGAATCAAGAAAGGAGAAATTATGGAAACAACAAAATATGAAAGCGTGTTCAAAAATCCAGAAGGTTTTACTCAGCAAGAAATCACACAGTTACGTACTAAAGTAATTGCATTTAGCCGGGCTTTAGTTGGTCGGCGGTTGGCAATCCCCGTAAGTGATAATTTAGATTTGAATTACAAGAAAAAAATGGCTGGTGATATGCCAGGACTTGTACTTGCAAATCCGATGAAGAAGTATATGATTGAAACTGTTGATTTGTTCAACGTAGATATCGTGCGGACTGCAAATGGTAAGATTGTTATTATGTTTAATAATGACGAAAAGTTGCAGTTTGATTTACGGGCAGATGTAGATATCGTATTGAAAGCTGGTCCGAAAGATGTTCAAGATGCTATCTTGAAATTTGAAGCAACTGGAGAACGGTCTCCGTTCTGGAATGTTAAAATGGTAACAGAAGTTGTCACTCAGTTGAATCAGAGTAATTTGACTGATCTTAATAATTTTATTGATGAATTAGCAAATCAGGGAGCTTCTCTGGAACAGATCAACAAGATTACTAAGGACGACACTACTGCTTACTACAAGAGCATCGACGAGTAATTAATCTTAAGTACATAAAGCTATGGCAACAAGTAAAAAGCCAATAGATTCATATCACTTGCAGATGTTACAGCTAATTATGTCTGATCCTCGTATTCAAAATAATTTGCTAATGGATGGGAGCAAAACAATTAAAGTTGGACACGATGGAACAGTATTAATAGGACGCCACAAATATGGTTGGGTAAATAAGTGGTTTAACTCCTATTACGTAATAGACTTTTTTAGTTTAGTACAAAGAATAGCTTTTATCATCACAGGTGTAGAAAGTAACCATTGCGATAAGTCAGGTTTGGTTGGGTTTCTGACAGAAGCAATTGATAAAGTACTTAAGAAAGATGAAAAAGAAAAAGTAATTGAGTTATTATTGTATTATTGTACATTACTTGATGAAAACAGTCCATTGAAATTGACCTATAATATTACAAAAGATGACCCAGGCTTTGACAAAAATATGGGTAATAACAGCAAGCGACGCAAAATGGTTGGGGTAGCAAATGCTTGCATAGATTTTGGGTATGAAAGAATACCCGTCAGTTTACATGTTGAAGGAGATTTATAGTCGAATATATACATTTGGTTGGGTTCGTATTAAGTAGAAAATAATTGAAAATCAACATAAAATCAGTAAGAGTGTATACATTTGGTTGGGTTCGTATATACTCTTACTTACTTGCCTCTGATAATGTTACTAAGGTAACTAAGTGTTGGAAAGCCGAGAGAAGAAGAATCGGATGCCGTATCGAGATGTGACAGAGGCGCTAACTCTTTGATCTTGTCTGTCTTATTTCTTAATTTTATTGTTATTCATATCAGCGGTCTGTGAAGATAGCTGATATTTTAAGTTATTAGACTTTGATCAGTCTATTAACTACACAGGTAGACTTTCTAATATACTATGTAATTAACTAATTGTCAAATTATTAAAATCAAGTATATATGAAAGCAAATAAATTTATTGAACAGCGTGATAAACTATCAGCAGATATTACTAAGTATTGGAATATCATTTCTATTGAGAATGTAGTAAATCGTAATTATCAACGTACTTACGATTTGAAAGAACTTTATAATACAATCAAAGGTCTTACAGATGATCGAGTAATTGTTAAATTAAAGATACTATGTATCAATATGGGTATAAAGAAATTTAGTGATTTACCAGCTGATTGTAATCAATTAGATGTATTTAAATTATGTGAATTGCAAGAAATGAAAATACATCTAAGTCGTATACGAACTTTGAATCCTGTTCTTAAGTCTAAGAAAGGTAAAAAAGCTCTGAATAAGACTGAAGTTTTAACTTCAAATTGGGTTAAAGCACGAATAAAAGAACTCGATTTAGAGATTCTGAAATTAAAAGAGAAACTTACTAAGTTCAATGAAGAAACAGAATTTGATGATTCTGCTGCTCCAATGTGCTTAGCAGCTTAAAATATAATAAGGAAGCGATAGGGAGAGTACGTACGGGAAATCTTAAAACATTAACCTATTCAGCTTCCTTTAGTTTTTAACTATTAAAATCAATTGTTATGAATCAAGATACTAGAAATAAGAAAAATGCTAAATACCAGCAAAACTTACAGAAACGTTACGGATTAACTAAATCTTCAGATTATAAAGCTATGTGTAGTAAAGGAATATCTTTGTCAGAAAATATTAAACCTATGACAAAGGAATTTATAACTACTCGTCGTCACGATAAGATAGTAAGTAGAGAAGTATATACTTATAAATGGACCCCTGAAGCTACTAATGCACGAAAGGAGTATCATGAAACTAAAAAAGGCATAGCTAGTATTCCTAAGAAACCTACACAGGTATCTGATAAAAAGGATAAAAAACAGTTATTAGAAGAACGTCCTTATTCTGGTTACCATAAAGAATTGGTACAGAATCTATATGGTAGCAATAAAGCAGAACGTATTGCTAAACAACAAGCTTATAAAGCAGCTCATGAAGAGAAAATTAAGAAAGTAGCTAAACAACTTGAAGAGTTCAAGATGTCTAAGAAGCTACGATATTTAGAACAAAGACCGTATAAAGTAGTTATAGCTACTACAAACGATAAAGAGTTTAAAACAAGCTACTCTAATTTACCCATTGAACAACTTACCGAAGTAGTTACTAAACTAAATACAAAGTTATCTGATAAGTATAGTAATTATGAGTCTATTACAATAGTAGATAGAGCAACTTTAGAAAAGAAACGCTTTGCTAAACATTTGCCAGAGATAAAGCAAGCAGCGTAGAGCGACAGACTTTTAGCAGGATAGTCTATAAAGAATCCTGCCTCATGGGGTATTCAGCTAGTAGGCAAGCGCAGGGTACAGGGAGGAATATTAGAGAGACTCTAATACACTATTTATAGTGCTGCAACCAATCGGCATCATGGGTTCGATTCCCATATACTCCACTAAATTTATACGCTATGAAGATAAGAGGAAAAACAGTATACGTCTATGATATTGAAGTTTTCCCAAATGTATTTCATTGCACAGCAAAGAATACTGAATTAGGAAAGTTTCATAAGTTTGAGATATCAAGCAGAAAAAATCAATTATCAGAATTAGTTGATTTTTTTCGTGTACCAAATATTAATGCGCCATTAAAATTCGGAGATCTCTATACTACTGAAACTCAAATTAATTCAAATAAAATCTTTGCAGGATATAATAATTTACATTATGATAATCCTATTATTAATTATATAATAGATTATTATAATATACTTAAAAATAAACCATATCTAAGGATATGTGATAGTATTTTTAACTTAAGTAGAACTATAACTACATCTCAAGCAGATGACAACATAGAAGCATGGAAAAAATGGAAATATCAAGTATGGTATAATTCATTTGATATACTTACTATGTTATATTCACAGAAATTGCGTGTTGGATTGAAGGAAATGCAAGTAACTATGCAATATCCTAATGTTCTAGAATTTAATGGAGACTTTAATAAGTTTCTAGAAGAAGATAGAATAGAAGAGATGATTGAGTATAATGTGAATGACGTTAATTCTACTGAAAAATTATTAAATCTGTGTTCTGAAGATATAGAATTAAGAATAGCTATCGAAGATGAATATAAAGTAAGAGTATTAAGTAAAGATGGAGTAAACATTGGAATGAAAATTCTAACGCAGAAATATCTTGAAAAGACTGGTCTATCATGGTGGGATATTAAAGATTTAAGAAGCCCAGCAGATGTCATAGACCTAAACAAAGTAATATTGCCTTATATAGAATATAAAGATCCTATACTTCGTAATGTACTATCTGATATGAAAAAACAGATAGTATCACCAGGTAGAAAAGGATATGAAAATAAATTCGTATTCAGAGGATTAAAGTATTCTGTAGGAGTTGGTGGTATTCACTCTGAAAACAAACCTGAGATAATTATTCCTAAGGAAGATGAAATGTTAATAGATATTGATGTTGCATCTCTGTATCCTAGTATGATAATAGAGTATAAATTCTACCCAAAGCATTTGGGTCCTGAATTTCTAGAAGTTTATAATCAAGTTAAAGATGAACGAATAGAAGCAAAACATAATGGTATTAAGACTAAAGATAAAACGCTTAAATTAGCATTAAACGGTCTTAGTGGTAATCTACAGAATGAACATAATTTCTGTTATAGTCCTTTCGCAGTAATGCAGATTAGAATAAATGGACAATTACTATTACTTATGTTAGCAGAAAGATTATCTGATATTGGCTGTAGAATAGTACAGGCAAATACAGATGGTTTATTTGTTCTTCTTAAGAAGAATCTGTATGAAAAATTACAAAGTATATGTAAGGAATGGGAACAACAAACGAGATTAACCCTAGAGGAAGATCGTTTTGAAGCTATGTATCAGTATGCTATTAATGATTATATAGCTGTAAAAGAAGGTTATCAAGCAATGAAGAAATTGTTTGAAACTGAACCAGAAAAAGCTCTAAATAAAAAGAAGAAGCCTTATACTTCTTTAGATATGATTAAAGATGATTATATCAAAGAAAAAGGTATGTTCATTACTAAGGTATTACTCGGTAAGGGAATGTCTGCAAAAATTATTCCAGAAGCTATTAGAGATTATTTTGTTGATGGTATTCCTGTAAAAGATACTATCTACAATTGTAAAGATATTAAGAAGTTTCTTACTTACCAGAAAGTAGATAAGAAATTCTCTGTAGAATATAATGGAGAACTGACACAAAGAATCAATAGATTCTACGCATCTACTAATGGTCCTTATTTATATAAATGTAAAATAGTAAACAGAGATATTGAGATACCGCAATATCTTGTATGTCTCAAAACAGGAGAAAGTATAATAACTACAGATCCAAATCAGTTTTACTATAATTCTAATGTAGAACAGATATTACCTTATAGTTCAAAGATTATAACTAAAGGTACTAGAGTAGACTATACTAATTTACTTACTGCATCTGGTGTTACTATACTAAACAAATTTGATAATAAACCTATAGAAGAAAGAAAGATCAATTATCGCTACTATTTAAAGGAAGCGTTAAAGATCATTGAAGAATTAAAACCAAGACAACTAACGTTGTTCTAACAAATATTTCCAGATTGTATCAAAAGTTAGTTCATAAAGTACTATATTATGATACTAGAATTAGATACAACATTATTAGATATTTTTGGAGAAATATCAATTAATCAGTTAGTATTTTTAACTCTTGTGTTGAATGATAATCAAAGTAATAATCAAGACGTTCACAAGTTTCTCAGCCGAATAAGTGAAAACGACATACAAGAGTTAATCGACAATGACCTTATCTCCTTTACTACTTCAGGAGATAATAAAATTTATAGTCCTACAGAAAAACTATTATCAAGTGTAAAACAAGATAAGACATGGTTTGATGAGTTCTATGAAGTATTTCCAGTGTATGTTTTAAGACCAGATGGTACTAAAGGTTTTTTACGATCTAATATAAATAAGTGTCGTAAAGAATATAATCGTATCGTAGGTAAATCTAGAGCAATGCACGAACACCTTCTTCAATGTCTTCAATATGAAATTGAAAACAAAATGATAACTGGTAAAATAGGTTATATGAAGACGATGTGGAAATGGCTCACTCAACATGAGTGGGAGGTTATTGAAGAGCAAATGAGTTATGAATCTGAAACACCTGTAAATTATGGAGAATACGGAACAGAATGCCGTTAAAATACTACCTTTTGAGTCAATATCTCAGGTAGCAAATAAATCCATAAACTACATTAAAGCTAGAAAAAATCATAGTATAGTATCATTAAAAACTAGATGGGATAAATTCAATAAAGCTACTGGCGGAATTGAACCAAATATGATATTTACTATAGCTGGTATATCAGGTAGTGGTAAGAGCTCAGTTGCAAATATGTTAGTAATGGATTTAATTGATCTTAATCCTGATCAGGATATCGTAGTATTATACTTTAGTTTAGAGATGGTAGACTACAGAAACGTTGGTCGTGTAATAAGTAATAAAACTAAGAAAACTGTATCTGAATTGTATAGTTCAGTAGAAACACTTAGTGATGAAGACTTATTAAAAGCTGAATCGGCAGCTGAAACCATTAAGAAATACAATATATACTTTGTTGATAAAGTATGTAATGTAGAAGAAATAGGTAATACTATAGATTATTTTCATAATACTGTGGCTAACGGTCATTGGCTAATAGTAGTATTAGACCATGTTCTCTTAGTAAATGGAGAAGGTGGAGAAAGAAGTACAATAGTCGATTTACAGAAAATGTTTATACAGAAGAAAAAACTTTCTAATACTAGTATAATACAGCTTTCACAGATGAATCGTAATATTGAAAGTCCTGATAGAATTAATAATCCAAGTACTCACTTTCCAATGAGAAGTGATTTATCAGCATCTGATGCAATATTTCAAGCTAGTGATTTTGTTATTGCTGTTCACAGACCAGAGATACTTAATCTAGCTATATATGGAGTACGTCGTCTACCTGTAAAAAATAAGGTTTATATGCATTTCTTAAAAGTAAGAGATGGTGAACCGTGTATATTAGAATTTGAAAACGAACTTCAATATGGCAATCTAATTGAAACAAATACTGCAAGTGCTGAAGAACAAAAAGTAGTATTTAAACAAATTAAAAAAGGCTGATTATGAAAGGTTTTACAATTAAACTTCCGAAACAAAATATTGATCCTCAAGGTTCTTTGAAAAATCGTATATTAAACGAAGTTAAAAACCGCTTACCGTTTGCTAAATGGTATGGAATTCACACTCCGGAAGATCCGGAATACAGTATATCATATGCAGGTCCTGAAGACTTGCTATGTTTTGGATGCAACCGAAATGCACATTTCTCTGCATTCAATAAAAAATATTATCGACCGACATGTTCATATGATAATTCACTTACATGTCCGTTCGCAAATCGAGCATTTAAGTTGCGTCAATATGATGCTATTTCAGAATTTGATTTAGCATTAAAACGATTAGCAGAATATGCTAAGATCATGGAAGACTATGAAGAAGATCGTGGTTACGATTTTACTTACATGGGTCAACCTGTACGTATTTACCAGAAGTTTATTCAAATTGGTTATACAATCATTCCTATTGATAATCCTAGTCTGTTTTTGAATAACTATCGTAAAGCAGATAAAAATAATATAGTAAATGTTATTATTAATATTAGTAACAGTACTACTGTTAACAATATTCTCAACAATGAATAACGAATAACTTTACATTGTGTAAAATTTCAGTTTTTGTCAGATAATTTCAGAATCTCACAGGTAAAGCATTAACCTATTTTAATATGTTAATACTACCAAAAGAGAAAAACAAACCAAAGGTTAACAATCCAAGATTCTTAATCTTGTTTGGTCGACCTAAATCAGGTAAAACTACTTTATTATCAAAGCTTAATAACTGTCTTATTGTAGACTTAGAGGGAGGTTCAGAGTTTCTAGAAGCTCTCTCTATTCAAGCTCGTACTATTGAAGACTTAGGTAATATATCTAGAGCAATTGGTGAAGAAGCAGCTAAAACTGGTAACAAACCTTACAAATATATTGCTATAGATAATGCTACTAGATTAGAAGAAATGTGTCTAGGTTATGCTAAGGTATTATATCGTCAAACTCCAATGGGTAAATCCTATAATGGAGATGATATACGTACATTACCAAATGGTAGTGGATATATGTATCTTCGCATGGCAGTTAGAAAAGTAATAGATATGTTTCGTAATCTGTGTGATAATTTTATTCTTATTGGTCATACTAAAGAAAAAATGATTAATAAAGAAGGAGAAGAATTATCAGAAATGGCACTAGATTTAGTAGGAAAACTGGGTGATATAGTATGTGGAGAAGCAGATGCTGTTGGTTATGTCTATCGCAAAAAGAATGAAACTATTATATCTTTTGAAGGTGGAGATAACTCAGTAAGAGAAGCTAGAGCTCCTCACTTACGAGGTAAGAAGATAGTTATCGCAGAAAGCGATGAAAATAATAATATTAATGTTCACTGGGATAAGATTTATTTAGACGAGTGCGCAGCCTGATTTAAAAACTTAAAAATATTGAAATTATGACATATAGTAAAGAACGTGCAGCAAGTATTAGCAAAAGTGATATTAAGTATATTCCCGCTGGTATTATTGAAAATGTAGTATTGAAGAGTGTAAAAACAGAGGTTTCTCCTAATGGTAATCAATTCTTAGAAATTGTTTTTGAGAAAGATGGAGCAACATTAACTCATACAGAGTGGAAACCTACACTTGGTGGATTTGTAACTACAGAAGAACAACTCCAAACAAAAATGGATAAGCAGTATTCTCGTATGTTGCAGATACTTAACTGTTACTATAAAGACGAAGAACTTGACTTTAATGGTGAAAGTTTTGAACAGTTTGCTCAGTGGATTACTGATATGCTGAACAAAGTAGATAAGAGTAAAAAACTTAGAGCAAAAATAGTATATAACGATAAAGGATATACTACTTTGCCTAATTATGCTAAATATACTTTTATTGAACCTATGGAATTGCCAGAAGGTCAATCATCGTCTATTGCTATGCTAAATATTGACCAATTTACAAAGCCTGTTGTAGCTGATAAAGAAGTAAAAAACGATAATCCGTTTAGTGCAACTTCATCTACTACTAATACACAGGCTTTAAGCGAATCTAATAACGATTTGCCATTTTAAGAAAGTTATAATTAACTAATAACAAGTGGTAGTCTACTATTTTAAGACTACCACTATTTTTATAGCCTGATAGGAAATATTGTAGTTCGATTCTACACAGGCTAACAAACTAAAACAAATTGCATATGTATAGTAGAAAGCGAGCAAAACTCCCAGATAATATTACTTTAGATTGGATACTTTCTAAAGTAACAGAATATGATATATATGCAAAATATATAGGTCAATTTAAAGTAGGTATGATATATAATAGTCCATTTAGGAAGGATAAAAATCCATCCTTTGGTATTTACTATAGTAAACGTACTAAACAACTACTTTTTAAAGATCATGGAACAGGTGAATGTGGTAATGTAATTAAATTTGTGTCATTATTTACTGGTAAAACAGAATATAATGATATATTATCTGATATAGTAGATAAGTTAAATATTACTAACAACACTAAACTCGTTAGCTCTAAGCAATATATACCGCCAACTGAAACAGTAATTGGTGTAGTACGTCAGGAATTTACTGACGTAGATATCAATTACTGGAAACAGTTTAATATTTCTATAAATACTCTAAAGAAATTCAATGTAAATAGTATTAAATATTATTTATGTAACGGAATAGTAAAGGGTACTTATAAACGAGAAAATCCAATGTATGCATATAAGGTCTATAATAACTTTAAGATATATAGACCATTAGCAGATAAATATACTAAGTGGAGAAACAATCTTACAGACTATGATATCCAAGGCTATGAGCAGTTGCCTCAGAAAGGTGATATACTATTTATTACAAAGTCCATGAAAGATGTTATGTGTTTGCATGAAATGGGTTATCCAGCAGTTTCTCCATCTTCAGAGAGTACATTTCTACCTAAAGACATATTAGAGCAACTTAAGACGCGTTTTAAGCGTATTATAATACTATTTGATAGAGACGTAGCTGGAGTAAAAAGAAGTCGCAAATTAAGCCGAGAAACAGGCTTAGAAGCAATGTTTATTAACAAAAAATTCAAAGCTAAAGATATATCTGATGCTGTTAAAGCAAATAACTTTGAAGAAATAAAAAATTGGTTAAATGAAACTATTAAAAACTATAGGTAAAGTAATAGCATTACCTTTTGATTTAGCTCTAATACTTGGAAAGTTATTATTGATTCCAATCAAATTAGTAAGTGTATTGTTGCATGGAGAATTTATTGAATGGAATAAAAAACGTAAGTTTATAGGAAATTCAATTAAAGAAATGTTTAAAGCTTTCAAATATAATAAAGATTATTCTTTCTTATATTCAGTAGGATTTACAGATGAAAATGGTAATTTCTCTGAAAGAATTGAAACGTTTAAAGTAACTAGTGATAGTATGCAACATTATATTAATTATGCTAAAACAAGTCTTAAACAAGAAAGTGCGTAATGCTACTAAACAAGAAATAGACGGAATAGTATTTCGATCTAAGTTAGAAGCTTATACATATTAGAAACTAAAGGAAGCAGGTATATCAGCTGAATACGAACAGCATAGATATATTTTACTTCCTAAGTTTGTATATAATAACTCTACAGTTAGAGCTATTACTTATTTACCAGATTTTGTAGGAAATGGTTTTGTTATAGAATGCAAAGGATTTGCTACAGATTCTTGGGCAAACAGAGAAAAACTATTCAAGTATTATTTAAGCTTGAATGAACCAGATACTAAATTTTATTTAGTAAAGAATAAAAAACAAGTTGATGAGTTAATCAACAAATTAAAATCTTAAATTTTCAGATTATGACAAAGAATGAATTTATTAAAATAGGAGAACAGATAATTGCAAAACCTAAAGGTGCTGATTATGATTTAATACCCGGTAAAGTATATGAGCTAAGTTGGAATAGATGGGAAGATTCACCTATATTTAAGGAAAATGGTGAATTAAATCTACCAAAGAAAATCTATTCTACTAAAACTGATGACATATTTAAGAAGCGTATTATAACCTATTTTAATAAAGCAAATACAAATACTACTGGTATAATGCTAGCTGGTACTAAAGGTACAGGTAAGACTGTAATGGCAAAAATATTAGCTAAGGAATCAGGTTTACCTATTATTATAGTTAATCCTGATTATCCAGAAGGTAAACTTATTAAGTTTTTTAAGTCCTTTACTACTCCAGTGTGTGTTTTGTTTGATGAAGTTGAAAAGAACTTCAAAACTAAGTATATGCTAGATTTCTTAGATGGAGTTGAAAAGACTACACAGAAACTAGTAATTATGACTTGCAATGACTTAAGCCAAGTTAGTCAGTATATGCAAGATCGCTGTTCACGTATTCGTTATTTACGTCGATATTCTCCTGATGAAAATGCTGCATTCTTACCGATGTTGGCTGATGATTTTGGTATTAAGAACAAAGAAGAAGTAGTAAAATTCTGTAAAGAGAATATTAAACTACTTTCTATGGATAACATTGTTTCTTTCATAAGTGAAGTCAAAATGCTAGAAGATGAAGATATTAGTCTTCAGGAAATCATAAACATTATGAATATCTCTACTGAAAATATACCAACTAAAGTTAGTGATACTGTAGAATATAACGATGAGTATGATAATGAAGATGATGAATATAGTGATGATGATTACGAATGTTGTGATGCAGCATGAAAACAAATAAGGCTAGATATATTCTAGCCTTTTAACTTACATAAACATGAAAATATGCGGTATAAGTGATATACATGGTAATCTCGTTGAGAATATACCTGAGTGTGATGTACTATGTATATGCGGTGATGTAGTAACATTAAATGCTCAAAGAAATATTGAAGCATCTAAACATTGGTGGGAAACAAAATTCATAAAGTGGGTAGATAAATTACCTTGTAAGAAGGTAATTATCATACCAGGTAATCATGATTTTTACTTAGAATATAAGTATAAATTAAATGAATGGGGTTCTTTTAAAGATCATATGCAAATTTTATCTAAAGGTAAATTAGTATTTCTTATAGATGAAATGTATATATATGAAGGTGTTAAATTCTACGGATCTCCTTGGATTAAACCAATTGAATTTCAAGAGGACAGATGGGCATTTAGTAGATTTGATACTTACGAAGATATACCACAATGTGATATACTACTAACACATGATAATCCATTTTGTAATGAAGCTCTAGATGTTTTCTCCTTTAGAAAGAGTAAATATCATTTATATGGGCATTGGCATGATGGATCTAGTGATATAAATTCTGGAAGATACAATTGTTCTAGATTGAATAGTTGTTATAGTTTTAAAAAGAATTATGAATTTGTAGTGTTAGATATTATGACAGAAAAAGAAAAGAAACAAGTAGAACAAGCATTCTTAGATAAACTTATTAGTCAAGCATACAATAATAATGTAGCGGATTGGCTTAAGACGTTTAAAGAAGTTGAACTACAACAAGATAAAGAAGATGAATTAGTTTGGGATACTTCAGCAGAAGTTCCTGAGTCAGCTGTAATTAGCGACATGGAGGATTAAGTATGAACAAGATGGTAATTGATACTCCTTACTATGAGGATATGTCTCGTTACTCTAATAGTGATATTGGATATTTTCTTAAAAATGGACCAAAAGGTCTAAAAGATTACAAAGAAGGTAAAGTAGCAAAATTAGATTATAATTTCCTTGAAAAAGGAACTATGATTCATGAATATTTACTTCAACCAGAAGAATTCTGGAAAGATTATATTATTCTTGATTTTGCAACACCTAAAGTAAAACAGCAAAAGGATTTATTAGATGAGTATCATAGACTTATGCAAGTAAATCCATTAGAATCTCAAGATAAGCTTAAACTATCTGCTTATAAGAAAGCTTATAGTAATAAGAAATCTAATGAGAAATGTATTGAAGAAGCTGAAGGTCTTATTATGATTTATCAAGATTACTTAGAATATTTAAGTAAAGTAGATGAAAATAAAAAGATAATTAGCTTTGCTGATTTACAAATGCTTAAAAAGATTAAAGAAAATATTCAGAATCATAAAAAAGCAAACGAACTGTTGTTTAATTTACCATCTACTTTTGAAACTCATAATGAGTTCCATATTAATTGGGAAGTAGAAAAATTTCATAATATCAAATGCAAATCTCTATTAGACAGAGTATGCTTTGATCATGTTAACAAGAAGATAATTCTTATTGACTTAAAAACTACTGTAAATGTATATAATTTTAAACATTCAGTAGAAGAATACGATTATTATAGGCAAATTGCTTATTATGGATTAGCAATTCAATGGTATATGCAAGAGGTATTAAATCTTAATTCTGAAGAATATGATTTTGAAGCATATATTATTGCTATCGGTAAGGATGCTAATAATGAAATTAGAGTATTCAATATGAAAAATGATACTACTCTCAATGAAAAGATCGCTTCAATATCAGAAGCTCTCCGAAGAATCTCAGAACATATCAGTACAGATCAATGGGACCATACACTTGAGTATTACGAAGGTGATGGAACAGAAGAGCTGTAAATGTTATGAAAGACAAAAAATTGTGGTTAAATATAGCAACAAAACTATTCTTACTACCACTAATAGAAGAAGAAAACAGTTTAAAATGGCTAAATAAAACCACACTTGGAATATACGTAGCTGACACCAATAAACCAGAATGGGAAAATAAAATAATTATATGCTATGACAGAGGAGCTTTTCCAAATGAACTTAAAGTGAGATTTAAGAAAAACAAAAATTCATATGCTGAATATACAGAATTAATAAACGGAAACGCTTACAAAGTCATAGCATTTACTATACCCCCACAACTAAAAAAAGATTTTACACATTTACTAAACGGAGAGTACACCAAAGTAAGTATACAAACTCAAAATAAAATATTAGACCACTGGGGACCAATAAGTAGTAAAGCTAGAAAAATAGCAACACATTTTTTTAACGGATACAATTATTCATATTCTGTTAAACCAAAATTAAATGAAGCTATTCTAAATCTAAACAATATACCAATAAAAAAGGCGGATTTTAATCCGCCTTTATCTTTTTTATAGCCACAAAGAATTAGTACCAACCTAACCTCGAATTATATTACAAATCATCTCTAATGTAAGAAATTGTTTATTTCCTATGAAGCGTTACCTATACGACCTAATTGTTTAGCTCCTGGAGTAAGTCTAATTGCTTGATCCAGCAACTTATTAGATACTAAATGTTTACCAGTACTATATTCTTCAAAAGGATCAAACATCTGCATAAATAACTTAAGTATATCATTTATATAACTCATAACAGGAAAAGGATCTTGGAAAAGCTTAGTAAAAGAAGTAGGTAAGACATAGAAAGTCATATCTGTAAATAATCTATAAGCCTAATACTTTATTACCCACAATATTTCCTATCCAAAGTCATGATCATCATCATCTCCAGGATTAATTAAAGCAAATATAGCATAGCTCAAAGCTGCAACTGAAAATTCAATAGCTGACTTAATTACGTTTCTCTTCTCGTCATCGGTCATAGTACTCCACTTCATCACCTCTATCTAAAGTTGTTTAGCTTTAAATATATTAGTAGCAAAGAAATTTATCATACCCGCTGTATATTCATTTCTAAACAGCCAAGAAGCAAAATCTCTATGCATACCACCTATTTCAGTATCGAACACAGAATCGTAATATCTCTTTTGATAACGTCTCATTACAGTAGGTTCAATCCATCTACGTAAAGACAAACCAATCCAACCATACCATTGAGATTCAGCAGCTACAGATGCTCTATTGCTATAATTACCGTGCAGTGAAATTAGTACCTTCCTAACCTTGAGTGAAAATAAGTTTTGCTACATTTTATCAAAATTAGCAACTTTATCATCTACTACTAACTAATTATTCTCATCAAAAGTTACATAATCATACATACTACCTATTACTTTACCATTATCGTCTTTAGCTTTCATAGTCATCAAACAAGCAGTTAGGAATCTGATCTACATCTCATGCTCACCCATCTTATTCGGAGTATATAAGATATTGCTAACAGAATGTCTCATAAAACCTTCTAATGATAAATTCTTATTTGATTCAAATATACCAAACCATTCAGCCAACTAATTTAATTTATTCTGTGGTACAGCTTTATTGACATCTGCTAGTAAACCGTAAAAGTTCTTAGCAAATTCTTTAGTAGCTCTAGCATAGTCTTCTTTCGTAGTATGCTGTCCTGCAACAGCTTCTTCTAATTGATTTACTTCACCCACCAATATATTATTGAGTGCTGCTACCATATTACCAGACATTACTCTCTTATTAGACATACCAACTATCCATTTTATTAATTTAGCAGTATCTATTACTTTATCAGAGTACGATAATTTAATTTTACCCATATCTTGTACTCTATTTCCATAGAACACCTAATCCACCCAAGAATCAAACTAATTCTAAGTATTAACTTTATGACTGGATACTTTATTTTTATTACCTTTTAACAAAGAAATAACATTATCCTGAGTTTCTCTACTAGCTAACAATGCCTATGTTTGCAGTATTAAAGACTCCAAATCACGTTTAACTAAGTAAGTATCAGCAGCATAAGCCCATTTATAAAAGATAGTAGGTAAATCAAAAGATTGTTCATCTTCTGTTATAATCCCTTCTGCATAATAATACATAGGAATTTGCCGTATGCGTTTACCATTTTCGTCAACAAAAGTACCACGGATATCATCGTCTTGCATAGGTAGCATTTCTGTCTATAAGTAGTTCTTTATTGTTGACGTTACACCATCGCTATTTACTCTTTCAACACCTCTCTTAATAACGCTAGGTAACCTAAAGTTAAGACGTAATGAACGTGGCATTGAATAATCATATGTTTTTATAAGATCTAAAAATAATTTATATAACTACCATTTAGGGTCATTAGAGTCTTTGTATTTTAACATCTCCACATACTTAGCATTTTTATATATAGCAGGATTAGGTTTACGATACTTTTCATCTAAATCTCGTGTCAAATCATCTAATTCCTATCTTATATCAGCAGTAATAGTACCGTCTTTATACATAGAAAACCAAGATTTTCTTTTATCTGCACTAAGTTTAGCATTTTGTATAACTTTTTTTCTTTTTTCTTCATCCAATGGCTCTAATATAGATGCTAAATCTTCATCCATTTGTCTATTGTAACCTTCAATGTCAAATATAGGATTGTTTGTTCTAAGCCATTCTTCCCAAGCTGCTTGCTGTTCCTAAAAAGTTAAAGATCCATCAGAGAATATTCTGTTACGTTCTTTTTTAGATGCTTGCAAATACTCTCCACCAATTGGATTAACCAAGTAAATAACGCCATTGTCAGTTACTTCTACAAAATCATCAAACACCTTTCTCAGGTCACTAAAATTGGTAGTACCATACTTTGCTTTGTATTCTTTTAGTACTTTACTTATCTAAGCTCTTAATTTAATCATTCGCTGTTCTTTATCACTAATTGCAAAATCGAATCTTTGTACTATAGCTTGTACAAAAGGATCTTTAGATTCATAAACTGTACCAAAGTTAGCTAATATAGAATTGCATTCAAACCCAGATTCAGCTACATGTCTTTGAGCATCTAACCATTCTCTAGTTTGATACTCTATATCATTACTGTTATCTCTTAAATACTGTTCTATATGTTGTTGAACTCTCAAATTAAAATCTTTATCTGATTCGTTAGGACCTTTTGGGTTGTTTTCTATATACTTCTTTCTTTCTTCGTTTTTAATTCTATATCTAACTATACCTACGTATGGTAGAATTTCATTTAAATATAGTTTAGAACCAATTGTATCACAAGCATCTAATATGTTTCGTTGTGCCTACTATAATTTATTACAAGCAGTTTCTATAGCTCTCACATTATCGTCTCCAAATATATCAGAATACCTATTAGCCAATCCTGATATTCTATTTACTATATCATAAGACGATGCTATTTCTCTATAGCTCTATAATACATTTAAATCCCATTTAGCATCTTTCCCTTGTTTATATCTTTCCTATATCTGTTTATTGAGTCTACCTAAATGATCAGCTGCATAATTAGTGTACTAAAGTAAAGCGTCTAATTCTGTCATGTTTGATATCTTTTCTAACAGATTTGCAGCATCTTTAGCTTGGGTACGATAACTTCTGCGTAGCTTAAGAACCTGTTCTTGAATACTTAGTTTTTTCTATATAGTATTCATCAAATTAGTAAGCTCTTTGAGCATTTGATCCACTTTTTCAGTATCTTTTCCAAAAATAGTTTTATCACCAAATATATTATACTCAACATCAAATTTAGTTTGTTGTGATTGTGTTATCTGATAGAAGCCTTCTTTCTTCATTTGACTATTAGCTTCTTCATTAGTACCAAATACAGTACTTAATCCTGCTTTACTTATCTTACCTTTATCAACAGAATACACAATAGGTATAATACCTACTTTAGAGATAGGTATACCATTTTGCTATAGTATATACTTATATGCAGATAACTGAAAATCGTACCCGTCTTTTTCAGATTTTAGTCTAAATTTTTTACTAGTAGAAAACAAAAAACCTCTCAATCTTGATCCTTTTTCATTGACCAGATATCCTTTGTCGTTTTTCTTATTATTATAATTTATTAATTTAGTTTTAAAATCCATTAATACATACTCACCTGTTTTCTTATCTTTCAATATTAAGTCAGCAATACCAGCAACACCATGTTTAGGGTCAGCTAATACTGCTTCAGATGCAACAAAGTCATAATTTTGTTTAATGTGGTTAACTACATCAATTAAGCCTTTTATAGCTTCCCTAGACATACTATCTGTAAATCGTTGTATATCTAAATTGCCCTTTAATACTCCTTCTAAAACAGCATGTATATTAGTACCATTATTTCTAGCTTCCTAAGATATTTTAGCCTACGTTTGATCTTCTAGTGACGCATCATAATTGTCATAATTGGCTTTTTCTTTAAAACCTGTAACAGAAGTTAATATATTACCAGTTTTTTTATCTGTAAACCTATGTTCTACTTCATCAAAAGTGACAGTATTTGCTAAATTTTGTAGTATCTTTCTTACCTAATCCACAGATGGTATTTCTTGATGAAACACTCCAGATACTTTCTACGTATCTCCTAGCTGTTTACGAATCAAAAAACTATCTGTAATTTCGGCAAGCAAAGCTTGTTTAGCATATTTGTTATCAAACAGTTTTTTAACAAAATCTTTGAATTTCTACCACCAACTTCTAGCTTCGCCATTCATATTAGCCACCCTAATACCTACAGCTTGTACTAACTGTTCTTTACCACCAAATGTTTCAATACCTTCTTTAATTATTGGGGCATTGGAAAACATTTCTACATAGTAATGAGCATATTCGTGGGGAATGGTATCTTTTCCAGATTTAGTCATATCTATCAACGCTTGCATAGCATCTAAATCAATAGACCCAGCATATCCACCCTCTATGGCTTCTACAAATTTCAGTTCTATTTCTGGATACAGCTGTTGCATGATATATGCCATTCTTTGAGAACTACTAAACTGCTACGGGGTTTTAGCGTCAGGTCTAGAATATACTTGTTTGCGCAATTGCGCAAAAGCCTCCGAAGAAGCTTTTGCATAATCACCTTCATATTTATCCCACAAATAATATGCTTGGTTTTCTCCAACCATATCTTCAAGAGTTTCAAACTCTTTCTTTACTTGTTTATTACTAAAATTTGGACAAAACGGAGTCATATTAATTAATTTTTACATTTATCTTTAATAGCACTACCTTTCTAATCACTATCCTCAGATTCTTTATTGTTATTTAACTCATCACCTATCTAATTGTACAGCGCCTAAAATACAGAAGACCGTTCGCCGAAATAATTTACAAACGTATATATCTATTTATCAGAATTGTTTTTGTATATCTCTATAGCAGTATTTGCAGAATCACCAATGATTGCTATTTTCTAGCCATTTGCTGTGGGTATTTCAGTCTAATCTATAGATATTACATAAAATTCTTTATTTTTAAATCTAGCATAGTCTCTAACTGGCAAATGATAACTGAAAGAACTGTCCGCTATAAAATACACAGCATCTACAGTATCTACTAAAGCTCTTTGCTGTTCAGAATCATCATTGGCTTTTTGAGAATTGAAATATTTAGAATAATCTATACTTCCACTTAAAGCATCATCTATCTTATCTAGAGTAGTATTAGTATTATTCATATAAATAGACTATTCTTTCTCATTCAAACTATTGAATCCCAATTTATTAAAATCATTATCCTACCACAGTAAAGACCTTATAGTGCCGTCTTCACTAATGTAACCATCAGCTCTTAAAGCAAACGACTGTCTCTTATTACTCTTATATCCAAGTTTATTAACTTTATAATATACGGGATTAGAAAATGTTGTACCTGTTTTTTTAGAAATAGAAGACACTTTTTCTCCAAGACGATATAAGTCATATCCATTAGAAGTGGTTATTTTAATAAAAGGACTATAAGTATTAGCACTTCTATTAAATAACGAATTGGATCCTTTAGTAATAGTAATCACATCATTACCAACAACTCTTTTGATTACATATTTGTGATTTCTAGGAGATATAGTAGGAACATAATTGTCATCAGATACAGCCAATAAGCTAATTATTTGGTCTTTTTCAGTATTAGTCATACCTGTTGTTCTACCCATGACATTTTCAGCAATATACTAATTAAATGTCTTTCCACCAGCTCTTAAGTTAGCTAAGTACTGTGGTGGAATAATATCGTATACTGTAGTTCTAACAATACCACCAGCATTTGAATCAGTACCGCCAGATACATAGAACATATAAACTGCAAAATCTTCAGCCCATTGTTTTATTTCAGGATCAGTGCTATTGAATAATTCACTTAAAGCTAACTGGACATTATTTTTAACGTCAGAATCTTCTTTAAACTGTTGTGTAACCAACATGAATTGAGGAACTTTGACATCTCCAAGTTTGTTATACTTAACAGCGTTGAACAAGTCTATTCCTTCACCTCTACGTAACGCTTTACGTTTAATAGCTTCATATCTTCCAGGAACGCTATTTTCACCATATGTTAACTTTGCTAAAGCTTTTCCGCCAAATCTCTCAATTATATACTGATTAAAGAATGGCAAATAAAGTACAGTTTTTATTTTAGGTCCAACCACTCTTAGGAATTCTTTACTTTGTCTACCATATAAACCCCATTCTTTACTAAGTTCATTAGCTGCATCAATATATACTTTGGAAAATTCAGGTAATAGTTTACTAAATGTGTCAAATATACCCATAACTCCCTTAGTATACTTAGCTCCTAAGAACGTATTATCATACATATCTCTAGGATTACTAAATGCAATATTATATTCTGAGTTGAATTGGTTCACACCTTGAATAAAAGAAAGTAATTGGTTAATGTTAACACCGTACTTCTTAGTATCAATCTGAGCATTTGAAATAGCATTGTGGTACTCTTTTGCTAATTCATACAATTGTCTAAACATACTTGCGTATGTAAGCTAATCTTTAATCCATCTAGCGTCATGTTTAGGTTTAAGATTGCCCATTAATACATCGTGTTTGGTCAGTTCTGAATACTCTTTTTCTGGTGTATCTTCAGCACTTAAAGATTTTAATCTGTCATTGTAATCTTCTATTACAGAGTCCATAAAATATGTACCTCTTTTTTCCTAATCTGATACACCAATGAGTCCTTGTTTATAAGTCAACCAGTTATCAGAAATTTCCTTTATGATAGGTTGTGTTAAGAATGCAAACGTGTCATTACCAAACCCAGATGCAATTAGCATAGCTACTACATCAAAAGTATAAGCGTTAACATTAGCGTTGCCGATATAGTTATCTTTAGCAGCATCTACAAACGCGTTAATAAGACCTGAAGTTGAATCCAATATTTCTTCACCGTATCTATCAAAAGTTTCTCCTAATTTCTATAATCTCAATTGCTCAATAATTGGGAATTTACGCATATCTAATTTAGCAATCTGAACAAAGAACTAGAATACACTATTTAACGCCATAGGACCAATACCGGCATCAGACCCTGAATTAAGCTTTTTCTACCTTGTTTGGAATACTGGGTTAAGATAAAATCCGTCTAAATTATCAGGTAATCCGTCTGCTTTACCTCCAGAATATTCTTCTAGTTCTTTCTTGGCAAATGTACTAATAGGTCCTGTAGCAACGTCCAATGGAGTACTAGTAGCCAACGCATGATCTAAAGAAGTCAACACACCTTGATACATATCTAATAAGAAATTTTGTAATTTTTTGGAATCGGTGCTGTTTATATTATTCATCACTTCATTTATATCATACTTAACTTTTTGCATTTTACCATTAACAACTTCATAATTGTATCTAGCTAAGAACATTTTATCAATATCAAAGTCAGAACCAGTAAGTGCAGTAATACCAGAAGGGAATTGGATCATGCTACCATTAAGACTAGGTACTAAATCTACTATTTCAACAGGTATAGTTGAATTCTACCCCTGTGTAGGAACACGATATGATAATGCAAATAATTCCTTATTATCTAGTATGAACCTGCGCTGATCTTCAAAGTTATCAAAATCGTATCCTTTAATTTTATTACGTTTAGCTTCCTATATTACATCGTCAAAGAAATTTATAGACAATCTAACTTGCATTCTTTGATGAATATTGCCGTTAGAATCAATTTCCCCAGGCATATATAGATGTTTGTCAGCATGTTGCTTCAAATTCATGAAATTATCATAACCAACACTAGTTACCTGATACAAAGCTTTACCTGGAGTAACAGTATCTATTACAGTATCACCCATTTGAGCAAGAATACGAGACATTATCCAAGCAATATTTGGCATTGCTGCTGGGTGTATTTTAAATTCACCGTTTTCATCGACTTGGAAAGCAGCTACTGTTTCAGCTGGAAGATTCTCAGTTTGAGCCATGGTCTATAAAGACTTCATAAAAGCTTTTTTATCAACAACTCCGTTATCGTTTATACCCCATTTTTTGTTAAATTTAACAGACCCTCTTCTAGTAAGTTCATCTAGAATCGCTTTATAGAATGTCTGAAGCATTTGACCATCAACTGTAACACCATTAACTCTATATCGTCTGTCTTTATTTGTGTTCATCATTGCCACTTTCATAAATTGAGTCAATAGATTAGCGTCGTTTGTGTGATGTGAAGCTGTATTAAGCTGGTCTCCTAACAAAGAAAAGTATTGCGATTGAATTACTGAAGCATTTAGTGCAGCTCTATCCACCTTACCGTTTAAATCGAACAATTCAAAGTTAGGTAAACCTCCTGATTTAACGGCAGTTTCTTGTTTAACCACGTCTACATTACTATCTTGCATAAAATCGTATAACTGTTGTATTTCATGTCCTTCTACTTCAATTTTCCATAATACTTTATAAGAAGATTTATCATAAATTGGAGTAACAAGTCCATCCATTCTACCCTAATCGTATCCGTAGTAAATATACTTAAGAGATGGCGATTCAAATTTGAATTTATCAGCAATACCAAAAATCCACCCTTTATAATCGCGCACTTCTTTACTGTTCAAATTAGTTTTATTAGCATCGTATGCCTTAGCTTTTTTTACTAATTCGTCATAATTTATATTAAGCACTTTACATATATTATCCTAAATAAGTCTTATAGTTCTAGGAGTAAGCTTGTCAGATCCGAATTTGTCATAATAAGTAAGTAGATTATATATAGCTTCAGATACATCGTTCCACGCCCCTTTTCGCTATTGTAAAGCTCTAAACATTTGACTGGTAACCCAACTTTGAGCATCTGATGGGTCGTTTTTAAGATAACCTTCGTATCTGTTTTCAAAATCTTTTACTGCAACATCTAATAACTATGCATCAGACATTGGTTCTCCGTTGATCATTACTTTCAAACGTCGTTCTTCTCTAAATTGCAGTAACCGATTTATCAATTTAGCTTTACGATAATTATCTTTTATGTTACCATCAGCATCTAATACATCAGAAGTGTCAATATTTACCTTTATATTATTATCTTCTAAATATATTTTAACCATGTTCTCAGGTAACCCAAGAGCTCTGTATGCTTCTCCTTTATATTTAGCTTGATTTACAACCATTGTGGTGTTCAAAGTAACAGAATTATATGTGTTGCTATCGAATAGTCTATCTTCTTCGTCAAACGCATTTCTCATAGTACCTTTCTCTGAAGTAAGAGAAGTTGTAGAAACAATACCTGAATAACGTTTAGTTACACCGTCGATATTTTTATGATATGCAATATCTCCGTGACACAATTTCTCAAATTCTGATATATCTGACATACCTTGTATTACCGCAGAACCAATAGCTCTATAATAATCATTACCGCTTAGTTCATTTACATTAGCAGATTGTTTACCATAAATATATTTTTTAATTAAATCTGAAGGCAAGTAACGATTACTTGTTATATTACCAGCATCATCTACTATAATAGCTTTTAACTGTTGTAGTTTAACGATAGCGTATGCAATATTATCATTTAACATGCTTCTTATTTGTTTTCTGATACTTTCTCGGTTTATCATATTATAAACATAATCTATAGAACTTTGACGAGAATCTGTATCGAACATATTAGAAGATATTTTTTGCACCACGTTAGAAGAAAGATTTATAGATTTACCTATATCTTTAAAGTGCCTAAATTCGTATCCTCTAGGACCTTTTTTACCAGAACGTAAATCTATATGGAACGCTCTTCTGTAATATCTATCATTAACTTCATCGTATAACCATTGCTGCTCTCCTTCTACGTAATGATACGTTTTTACTAATAGTCTAAGTAACTTAGCAGCTTCTGGGTTATTTTTAAATATTTGTTCCTACTACAATGAGGACAATTTTGAGAACGAATCAATAGTGTAATTGCTATTAGTTGCCTAGTTCAACTTTTCAATGAAATAATCTCTAGTGTATCTAGCATCTGATATAGCCATAATTTCATCTGCCAAATAACCAACAAATACATCTATTACTTTAGGATTTATATCTAAATTATCATTGATTATGTTTTCAAACATTGGTATACCTTCAATATCAGCAGCAAATCTTTTATTAGCCAATGCTGGAGTAACGTGTTTACCTGACCATATGGATATAAACCTATTTGTCAAATCTTCTAGTTCTGTTACTTCTTTATCTGCTACAGAATCATTCCACTCATCATCTAACACTGTACTAAGTTTTGTGTGTACTTGTACCTGTTTAGCTCCACCTAAGTTTTTTAGTGTATCTAACCATACAGAATGAGAATTATAAGCGTTGTTTAACATCTTACTAATCCATTCTTTAGTGTTAGCAAGTATGGCAAAAGTTCTGGTTATGAAATTATACTATCCTATTGAATATATTTTAGTATTTCTAGGACCTTTTTGAGATTGTGTGGATGGTATAGATTTAATATAAGAACCAAACATTTGAGATAGCTAAGTAAGAATACCTTTTTCAGTAAACATCTCATCTAACTTCTTATATACTCCTTGCTAACGTTTATTGGAAGATTCTAGAAGTCTAAATTCAGAAACATTAGATGTATTTAACTTATTTAAAGGTTGTAAAAGCAAATTTTTACCAACCTTACCACTTTTAGATGCATTACGCATAGCTTTCTGCCAAGCTACAGCATCTTGCTATAAATCGCCAGTAATAGTTCCAAATTGATAAAGTTTATCTGCTTCTCTAAGTACGTCTTTTATAGACTCTAAGTTTTCTATGTTCAATTTGTTCATAGCCTATTTTAGCGGAGTTATCATATTTCTAAATAACTTGCCAGCTTCACTAGTAGTAGCTACACTGTTTAATTTATCAGAAATGATATCAAGCGCAACAATCATAGATCCTTTCCATTTATTGTCTAGTTTACTTTGGATTGCATCTAAACTTCCGTTCTTAGTAGTAGCTCCATATCTATATTCGCCATTTGAACCTATGTTTCTAGCAGTAGTAGTGTAAGAATGAGTTTCAAAATTATGAATATATTTAACAAAGTCAGTAAAGAATCTGTTCAATAAAGCACTATTAGTGTTTTCATTACTAAGTATATGATATACCTACATCATAGTAGAGCTATTTTCTTCTTCCATTTGTGTCTTAGCTGCTGAATACAGTTTGTTCAACATATCTTCTACACTATTAGAATTAGTTATAGCGTGTACTATTCTAGTATATAAATCTCTTACGTTTGCAAATTTGAGTATACCATCTGGTGTATATTTAGCAGTAGCTGCATCTGTAGGATCTAAATCAGTTATAGACCATAGTAACATTTTCATACTAGCGTCCATACTGTTATACATATCTCTCATATAACTATCTCGATAGTCTGAAAATCCTAATACATCTATACCGTACTCTTGTAATTCATCTTGTCCATCTTCTGTAATTTCAACATCTTCTTCAATATCAGCTTTTAATACTTTATTAGGATTATGAGAAGTATCTTGAACAAGATTGAATTGACGCTCTACAAAATTACGAATTATTCCAGCCCATTGATTCCAAGTATCGTCTTCTACGATATTTTTATAAACATTGATAAGTCTTACCATCTTAGCCTAAGCTATAGCAATATCATCATCATTAAATCGGCTTAAATTTTTATCAATTTTTTTATTACGTAATTGTTTGTCTAACTCAATGACGGCTTTAGTATATGTTGCTATATCATGTTGATAAGATGCTCTTAGCGCATTAGTGTTTATAGATAGTCTACCATCTGTATTTGTATATATGCCAGAGTTATAAATTAATTTACCTAGCATATCACGCATTATTTCATTATATTGAATGGCGTCTTCAGCTAAAGTAACTCCATTTACCTTGAAACCAGAATATGCAGGAGCTTTACTGTACATCTTTTCAAACTCTTCTATGTTGTTTTTAGTAGCTTTGGCATATGCAAATCTACCAGAATACATATCTTTAAACAATTTGTTAAGATTACTGTAATTAGGATTTATATTTTTACCAGAAAGCTTCCTTACTATATTTCTCACAGCATCTGCAATATGCTGAAATACTTTACTGAAGATATTACCTTCGTAGTATTTATCAGGGTGTTCCCGAGAACTTTCTATTACAAATTCAGCAAATCTGTCTGCTAAATACTCTTCTATCTACTAATTTGAAGCAAAAGCGAGATCTGTGTTTTTATTACGAGCATCATTATACATCTTATCTCTTTGTTCTTTAGAAAGAACAAATAGACTAATTCTGTGGAAAGCTTCATGATAGAACGAACCTCTAGCAATCTTATTAAGCTTAGCATCTCTATACAAACGTATACCAGATGCTGCACATTCTCCAAATACATAAATCTGAGCACCTCTAACTTTATCCCACACTCTTTTCCCTTCTGGTAAGAAAGAGAAATCAAAGTCTTTACCCAATATAGTTGTTACTCTATCTAAAGCAGAATCATAATCTTCTTTCTACACGTGTTGGTCTAAGAAGTCAAATATAGCACCAGTATTAACTCCATCTTGATATACTAGTTCTCTAGCAAACTAATCAGCTAATTTACCAATATTATCATCAAACAACGCTTCTGATCTAGAACTGTACAATTTGTTTTGTACACCCCATATTGCTAACGCTCCAGATATAATATCTTTAGCTGTATTTATATTTTCAGAGTTTCTAAGATTTTCTAATCGTTTTGCATTGTTCTTATCAGTAGAAGACCCCGTCTTTAAGAAATCTATCAGTTCCTATACAGATTGTAACTATGGTTTTTCCTGTATTGGAGTAGCAAACTGTGAAATTGGAGTAGGTCTCAAATTAAGACCTTTTAATTCTGTTTGAGTTTCAACACTAGTTTCAGGTTTTTGTTTGTATTCTTCTAGTGCAGAAATAAAAGAATCATAATCTTCATCTGTTATATCTTCTTGTGAAGATAAAGCTATTTCCAAATCACTGCTACTACTATCTTTTGGTATTTGAACAGTAATTCCATTGAAAGACATTTTTAAATCTTCTCCGATCTCTTGTATACTTACTTTAGTATCTTCGGATGGTTCATCTTCAAATTTTACAGTTGTTTCACTAACTGTTTTTGGTTGTACTGGAAGATTCTCAATAGGAGTATTAAAACTGTTATATCCTACTGGTAAATTAGTTTGAGGCTAATTATGAACTACCTGCTAAACTGGTTGTTGTGGAACAGTGTTAGAGTTGGATACCAACTGCTGCATAGCTTCAACTAATTGCTGTAACAAATTTCCTTGCTCAGATGATTGGGACGATGTTTGTTTAGTATCTATGTCAAAATCAGTATGTTCAAAACCTCTACCGAAGAATATAGCTTTACCATCTATTTGTACAAACTTACCTTCTTCGTCTGCAAGTACTAATTGAACTTGTTTTTTATTAATAAGAGCTTTGATTAATCTAGCTATAAACTGCGGTTGTTCACTTATAGCTATACTAAGTTGACCAGTATCAGTATCTGCTGATAAATCAGCATCGTACGTAGCGGTAATCCGTTTGCTACGCATTCCATACACAGCTACTTTGTATTTTCCAGGTTGCAATTTGCCATCTTTAGCAAAACTGTTTATACGATCTTTAAACCCTTTCAAGAAGTTCTCAATATATTTTTGTGCTTCCTTTATACCACCTTTACTTTCTTGATTGGTCATTTCGTCGTATAATTGATCAGAGTTTATTTCTTCTCCTAATCTTTGTTTAGCTTCAGCAGAAGTACCACTGTCTTGAGTCCTCTAAGCAGAACTAACAAATGTTACCTTTTTCTTATAATTTACATATACGCTGGGTTTAACTGTAATAGCACTTGATGTTCTATTTAAATCTGTTAATACAATACCGTCATCAATAAGTATTGTAGAATAAACTTCATCCGCTTTGTGGTCAAAAAGAATATTGCCATTCTAGTCCTGTACTTTTAAATTATTACCGAACACACTAGAACCTGCTAATTTTTCTCTGTCTATGCGATATGTTTTATTTTGAATTATAAAATTTATTAATTCTTCAAAATTATTTTCGTTAAGTAACTGCTATCCAAAATGGACCCCTTGTTTATCCACATACAACAATCTAGCATAATTGTTGTCCGATGGATTATTAGCTATAGCTTCTGTTCCAGTATATATAAAAGTATCTAATAATTGCTTAACAGACATATCTGTGTCTATAATAAATCCTTCTACATTTATATCTCTAGCATAACTACTTAAATTATATTTTCCGTCATTTATTCCTTTAAGTATAGAAGCTAAGAATTTGGCGGTGGTTCTATCAAATCTTTTAGGATTTAAGTGTACAATAGTGTGTCTTCTAGAAGAAGATAGGAAAGAAGGAGCTATGAGATAAATAGCACCAGGAGTACCATTAGCATCCTTTACCAGTACTTTTTCACCTTTATTATTAAAATACACAATGTTAGAACCTACTTCTGAATCATATGAACCATAACCAAAAATTACAGGAGATACTTTTTTACCTTCAAATTCATTTTTACTTATTTCTTCTTCAAGTTCTTTCTCTAATTGAGAATTTACTTGACTTATTCTATCGTCGTATACTTCATTAATTTTAGCAATGATCTGAGACTTAGTAGCTCCAGCATTATCATTTTTTAATACAAACTCCCCTTTTCTGTTAACGCGTACAAGTTGATCATACAACTCCTTACCAAGTAATCCTTCATTGTCACCAATAAATTTAATTAAATCTGTTTTTTTCTTAATTGATTTTACAGTTTTTTGTAAACTTTCTTGCTCAGTTTGAAGTTCCTGCTTTCTTGCTTCTGATTCTAACTGCTTACCTTCTACAGATTCTTCATCCTACGCATTACGTTTTAACCAATCTATTAATGAAAATACATATTGACCATCCGAGCCTTTGATTAAACCTAACGCTTGAATCTGATTCAATTTAGATTGTTCGTGTTTAGCTATACGATTGAAATTATTATAATCTACATTGTTTAGAGGTTCAGCAGTACCCATAGTAATGGCTTGCATTACATTAGTAGGTCTACTTAATCTTGAGAACCTTCTGTTGTCAAAATATTGAGATATTATACGATTACCTTCTTCAGAATTACCATTTTTCTTAAAATTGTAACCTAAAATATCTAACTTATCCATAAATTCTTGTGAATCGTGGCTATCTCTAATTAATTTTTCAATAGTATTGCCTATTTTAACTAGCAAATCTCTATTATCTGGAGTATCTAGTGTACTTATAATTTCACCATTCAGTTCAATACTTAGTGAATTTTTACTATTAAACCATCTATTGTTTAAAGCTTCCTATACAGTATCTTCTACCACAGGAGTAAGATTGTTATCGTCTTGATAATTCTTATAAGACAAAAACAATTCTGGCGAATATTTTTGAGCAAAAGATAATAATAATTTAGCCCTTTCAGTATTAGCACTCTATACTTTTGCTCCTCTTTTTTCAGCTTGACCCAAAGTAGGTATAACATACTTAGGTATAAAAGTACTATGCAAGTCAATTAACCCGTCTGCATACTTTGCTAAACCTTTAAGTAAGTGAGCTAATTTAGTAGTATTCTACTGTTCTTCACTAAGGGGTTGATTAAGAGATTCAATATCTACATTATTATAACCAATCTATTTAGCTAATTGTACAAGTTCATTTAGATGAGCAGATACTTTAGTTATTGCTTCTGGTAATTCACCTTCATATCTTTCATCTATTTCTTTAGATGTCATTGTTTGACCGGCTTCATTTTGATAAATATTTAGATTAGGATTTACCATTGTTGTAACTTGATAATTGTATCCACCATTAGTTACAATCATATCCCCAGGTTGAAATCCTATTTTGTTGGTATATTCTGGTTTGTAAGATTCAGTTTCTAATCCTTCCACATCTTCTTTTTTCTCTACCTTTTTATAATTATACCACAAATTATGTATTAATTCCGAACGCGAATCAAGTTCAGCTTTAGAAGGCTCAGTAGAATATGCATAACCTGCAAAATCTGCACCAACGACATATGACCATTTATTACCAACCCTTTTCTGATTAAAATAAATTCTTACAGGTAAGGCATATACCATATTATCGTAATCATCCTTGCTGAGTTTAGCCAATCCTATAGTTATGCTGTCTACTTCACCATTAGCTAATTTATTTATATTTTCTATTATATCATCTGTAGCTTTACCTTGTTCTCTAAGATACGCTATCTGCCTTCCTATTTTATTAAAATCATCAATGGCTTTATACCTGTTTAAAGTACGACCGAATTTCTTTAATATAGCAAAATCCTTACTTATTTCCTATTTAGCTTCATCAGAAGATTGATAAGGTATAGTAATAAAACCTCTCCAGAATTTACTAGCATAGTAAGGGTTGCTTAACATGGTAGATATTCTAGCCCCCATACTATTATTCAAAGGATACCCTTTAATCATTAAAGGTCGGTCTTTACTCTTTTCTATTAAATCTTGTTGATGTAGAGGACCGTGCTTTTTACCAGTTTCGTTATCAAGATTAAATTCAAAAGTATCTCCATCTACAGAATCTATATTTCTTTTTCTATTTCTAGACTTTTTATTAGCTTCTATATCTTGGTTTACTGAATTTACCAATCTCTTCAATTTATTACTAAATTGTTTAGTGTTACCCAAATTGTCTTTGGAAGTAAGTGTCTATAAGAAAGGATCGTCAGATTTTACGGTAAACTAATTAGAAAAGTCTATAGCTAATGCTGCTTCCTTTAATTGAGATATTGTTTTTCTCAACGAAGTAGCAGATTGTTTACTAGCTTCATCTTCCTAACTATCTAACATTTTTAATTCGCTTTCTAACGTATTTATCTGTTCGTTTATTCTGTCTTTTTCAGAATTTTGTGCTATTTTTCTACCACGTAGTAATAATCCTTCTTTTTCAGAGTATTCTGAATTTGTGAAATCAAAAGAATATCTATCTCCATTCTCATCAAACCACACAGTAGAGTCACTAGGAAAATTGGGATTGTGTCTCTATGTTCTAGCGTTATCTTCGTCTACCAAATCAGTTAATCTGGTTAATTGATCGCCTAAGTGTTTGGCAGCTTTTTGTAACTTATCTAAATTCTATTTATCTTGGTCGGATATACCTTCAGTATCTTTTTTATCAGTATATCTTTTAGACAATTTATTCATTAAGTTTTTGAGATATCTTGCGTAAGATAAAGCATCTGTACCCACAAGATCTCTGCCTTTATTTACTTCATCAACAATATTGTGCAATACACTTTCTTGTGGTATTGAACTCAACAAAGTTTCAAACTGCGATATAGTATTATTTATATCTTGCTATATTAACTGTTGTTGTTCTGTAACTTGAGCGTCTTGTAATGCTGTAAGTTCATCTTCTAATTGTTTAGGAGACTTTGTTTCATCAATTTCTTCAACGTCTTCGCTGTGTTTTCTAGAAGCTTCATTAACTGCGTCTGCTAATTTATTTTGTATGTGTTGAGCCTATCTATATTTAGTTATTTGCTAAGATATGTATTCTTTGTCAACACTTTGCAGTTTTTCAGATTTCTCCTGCAATAGCGGAGATATTATATTCAATATACCTCTATTTTTAGAATTATTTTGAATATTCTTAAACAGTTCTGTATCACTAATTAAATGTTCATCTAATTCATTAAGAACATCTTCTGTCACATCTAATTCTTTAGCTAGTCTACTGATATTATCTTTTATACGCTTCTTAGATTTTCTATTCTCTGACAATGTTTGATTCAAACTATTTGTAGCATCAAATAACCCAGTATATTTACTTATTCTACCTTGTGTCAATGCAGCTTTAATTTGTGTTTCCGCTATTGACTAATCTGTTAAACGATCATAATATTGCTGAACTTGTTTATCAATTAAAAGAGTAGCTATTTGTAACAGCTGTGCGTCTGTCAAATTATCTTTCTTCAAAAGCTGTTTAGCTTTGTTTTTAAAATCTTCATTTTCTAGCAAAGTAATAGCATTGTTTCCGGCAACTAAACCTTCTTTTGCTTTCAAAGCCATAGCTTTAGAAAGTTCAGTTTTAGCGTTCCATGAAAGAGCTAATAATAAATCTTCATCCTCTACGTCTAAATTCAATTCATTCAATTGTTTAGCCGATTGTTTTTTGTGAGAAATCAAATTATTATACTCTTCTCTCTACTCGTTTATAAACTCGTCAATATCAGTATCTTTAGGAATAGAACCATCTTTTGTTAAAACAGTAGTATCTAAATTGTATTGTGTAGTTTTTCCATCAGATCCTTTTTGTTTTAACATATTACCAATTCTGTCTAGCATATCAAGGTAAGTGCCATTACTCATCCCCTCTCTTACCTTTTTATAAAAATCAGAATTACGGTTAATTTCGTCTTGTTGCATCAACGCTGTAGCAACATAATCTCCAACTCTTTTGCTTTGAGTAATGTCGTTAAATGTTTTTCTAGCATTTAAAGCAGAACCAATTACACCTTGTGGACTAAAAAATGGCAATAGTGCACCACCCATCATCTCCTCAAATAGCTGTGCATCATTTTCATATTCATGATTAATATTAAAAGCTGCTCCTAAAGTTTTAGCCCTCAACCATAAATTGTCTATAGCATCTTCTACCAATTGACCATCTGTTAATGCGTCATAAAATGATGAATTTGCATAATCGTCCGCATACTCATCGTTCATATACTTCTTAATAATTACATTTTGTGCACCTTCTTCTGACGCTTCCACTGCGCTACGCCATACAGAACCTGTTGCAAAATTAAAAAGTTTGTCAGCTATTACTTTTTTTCTTAGATTAGAGCCAAGATTTGCAACCTGTAACCCTTGTGCCATTCTGTTAGCCATTGCTTGTTTAAATGGACTTCCTATGGTTTTATATGCAAATTTACCAACAGTTTTTGCAGTGCCTGTTAGATATTTACCCAACGGTATAAAATAAGATAAATCGGATAGTGCTTCTCCAAACCCAAGTGCATTATTCTACTCATATATTCTTCTAGTTCCAAGATATGCTTCTTTAGCTATCTGATCAAATTCTGAAGAACCCGATATGATATCGTCATCTGCTAATGCCGCTTGTATTATTTCATTATCATTTAAATAAGTAACGTCTACACCTTTTTTAGCTAATTGCTGCTTAGTATTATTTATCACAGGTTGTAGATCTACATTTCTTTTTTCAGCTAGTTGCTATACTTTTTCAGAATACCCATTAAATGCTTCCATGTGGGACTCATTCTCACGCGAGGTTATTCCGCCAAATAATTGAGCTGCGCCAATAGAAATTATACCACCTAATACAGCACCAGCTGCGGCTCCAACAGGTCCAGCAGCAGCTCCAATTACTGCTCCTAATTTAGATCCTGCTACGAATCCTCCCCAACCTGCTAACATACTAGTAGTCTAATACAGGGCGCTAGTATTGCTAGTGCCCATAGTAGATGGCATTTTATAAAAAAAATTACCCCATCCGGCGGTAGCGTCATTACTCTTTCTTGTATAGTACTGACTTATATCATAGTTCTTATAGGACTGATTTAGTTCTTCTAAATCGCCTAAATACTATTTATAATTTTCGTCATATTGTTTTTGGTTATCATTTATGACACCTTGTAATTGATCTCTATTAGGGTCTGCCTAATATGACCAACTACCATTCTTACGCATAGCATCCGTAACATTTCTTATTTCATTCTAAATAATAGCTACTTGGTCTTTAGAATCAACTTGATCTAATTGATCATATAACTCTAACAGTTTCTAAGAATCATTAATGTTCTATTTATTAACTGTCATTTTATCCTGAGAAGTCCACATCTAACCTTTTTGTAAACTTCTATAATAATCTCTAGTTGCATCCTAAGCCCAATCTATGAAATCATAATCTGCTGCCCAATCTGAGGTATTTTTGTTTTCATAGTAAGCCTTATCCAGAAATCCAATGCTGTTATTTCTGTATAATGTTGGATTTTTTGTAGCGTTCTATAAATTTATGTATGACATATTTGTTATTAATTAAAATCCCATTCCAGGAGTCCAGTTATTTATCTAATTCATTAACGCATCATCTTGCTGTATCTACATTTCTTTTGTATTTGTCGTACCAGTTTCTTTCTAATAGCTTCTGTTTGTCATAATTTTATCAACATCACTATCACTAGTACCCAAAACCATCCTTACTGTAACGTATCCTTGTGACCATCTGGAATCTTCCCCAGCTCCCTCTGGAGCCCCCGATACAGTAAACCCATAGTCTTTTAAAGTATTTTTAGGATTTTCTATTCTCCACCAAGAAGTATAAGCGTTTTCTATATCTTTATAAGGTACATTCACACTAACAAGTAAACCTTTAGTATTGCCTTGTTCTATGTAGCCTTCTACTTTGTCGATAGCTACTTTACCAAAATCACCTTTGGCTATTCTTTCTTCTATATCAAAATTATCTTGACCCCAAGTATCTCTATCAAGATGCATATTTTTAATATCATTAATTTTGTGTCCAGCTTGTTCTACAAGGCTTGTAACATAAGGATTATCTAATACAATGCTTCTGGGAGATATTAATTTATTAGGATCTATAATATAACCTACTTCTTCATTTACTTTTTTATTAGATCCAAATAAGCTATTTAACATATTTTGATTTAAATTCGGTCCAACTGGTTGTGTAATTATTCTTAACCCATCTTCCCACATATCGTGTACTTTCTTTTCGTCGTACATATACTCTCCACCATCAACGTACATTCTAAAGTTACTAAAAGGATTTGCATTAGGATCTAATTGTAATGTTTTATTAAAAGCTTTTTGCATGGCTCTACCCTCTGCTTCTTTTATCATATTTTGATGCTATTCTTCATACTACTATATGGCAGAATTTATTTTATTTCTATCTTTATTACTAACTACAGGAGATTGTAGTGCAGCTTGAAACGCGACTTGATCTAATTCTTCAGAATCTTGGTGTCCTTTAGCAATAAGAGTTTGTTTAATTAGTTCTACAGCTTGTGCAAATTTAGGATTGCTGTTCATAATTTGATTAGTAAGATTGTCTATATTAATCTAGGATTCTTCTGTAAGTTTTTGATATTTCTGAAGGAAACTAGGATCTGATAGTTCGTCTCTACTATCGTTAGATAAAGTTCTATTGAATATATTTTGACGATGCTTCAAGTACTATCCAGTTAGCATATCACTAAGTCCTAACACAGCACCAGAAGGCTTACCCTAACTACCTTTTCTAGCTTGTGCTAATCTTATAGCAGCTCTATTCTAATATTCAGCCATAGCATATGGATCTACTACAGGTTTCTTTCTAACATATTCTAATGCATCATTCATAGCTTGATTTCTAAAAGCATTCTCAGCCTACTCTAAGGTCATACCATTTTTCATCATAGCTTTTATATGAGCTTCTGCTATAGGGGTATTACGTATGGATGACCAATTGGTATCTACTTGTTTTATTACAGTATCTGCATCAACGCCAATCCAATTATATCCGCCTTTACTATACAAGAATGAATCTTGCAAGTTGTTTACATAAGGTTCTACTTGTTCTCTAATTGATTGATAACGAATAGGATTTAAATTATTCATTATTCCCTAATCTTTAGTATTCCAATTAGTTATGTCAACGTCGTCCATATTGATATCGTACCTACCTTCTGCTTGTAATTTAGCTATATTTTGCTCGCGAAGTCTAAGATTTTCAGCAGATTGTTGATATTGACTTAACAAGTTGTAATCTAAGTTGTTTATAGTATTTTGTAATCTAGCTCGATAATCTGCGTTTTTCATAACACTTGGGTTAACAGCAGCTTCTTGTATTAGAGGATCTAGAACTTTTATAGAAGCGTTATAATAATTCTATGTATCTACACTAGAAGGTGAAACAAATTCTCCAAATTTTTTAATATTTGTTTCTAATTCTTTTTCTGCTTGTTTTCTTTGGTCCGCATAATCTTTACCTAATGCGTATAATTTTTCAAACGGTATTGGTACATATTGACTAATATAACCATAAGAAGCAGGTTCATCGTATCTATTAACCATTTTTTACTCTATTTAATATTTTATTAACTCTATTAAGTACATTGTCTTCTGTACCATAATTAAGCATGGGTTGTAACATTTCCAAAGCTGCCATATCCATACTTGTTTGTTTTTTATCTCTCAATGACGCTCCCCAATTATTTAAAGCTGAAGCAAAATTTCTTCTATTTATATTTCTAGCATTTGCTTTATTTTGTGCATATTCAGTAGCAGCAATATGTCTAGCATCAGCATACTGTTGCCCCCATTGGTTAGCTATTTGGGCATTGTTAAACGCCATTTGATTTTCAGCATTATTTTTAGTAGCATAAGCATTAGCAATAGTTTTGTTCCTATTAACTGCTGACTGTAAACCAAATGCCATATTAGCTCCAGTGTTAGGATTAATATTAGCCATATTATACCTAGCAATTCTATCACTTAAAGTAGCTTCTCTAAGTATAGGATCTATGTTATAATTAGTAGGACCATATACTGGATTATAAGTGTAAGTATCTACTTTTTCTGCACGTTCTCTGTCAAATAGAGGAGCTAAAGTAGCTACAGTAGAATATAAAGAAGACATATCTAATCCATTACTTACTGCATCATCTGGAGAAGGATTGTACACAAACGGTCTACCAATATTCAATTTGGGTAAAACTTTACTTGGTTTAGAAGTTAATTCTGTTAAAGATGGACGATCATTACTAAAAGGTTGTATTGGTCCAGTAACTTGTTCCTAAACAGGCTGTTGTACGCTTGTTTGTACTGTGCTTCTTTTTGTACTTGGAGTGCTACGAACTGCTGTCTGTGGTATTGCGGTATCTTGAGTTATTGTGGGGATTGAATAACTATCAGAAGTATTAGTACCTATTACACCCAAAGCAGGTGTGTTAAATTCGGGATTAATAGAAGATAGTCGCTTGCCAACAGTAAGGTCACCCCAATTACCATTCATGTACATATTTCCAATAAAATAAGGATCATTTGCATTTGGTATACTGTTCGTAGTTTTATTCTACTAATAAGTAGAGTACCTCCCTGCTCCAGACGGACCTATAATTCTAGGCTCACCTTGAGTAAATACATCTCTATACAAGTTCCAATTAAATCCGTCATTAATTTCTTTAAGATCTGTAGCGTTTTTACTCACTGGCACAGCTTCGTTATTTCCGGTAACTTTATATTGTTTTCCTTTATACTCAAAGGTGTCGCCAATCTAGTATTTTTTACCAGCTACTTCATAAGCATGATCGTTAAATATTGTAGGTGTATTTTTCTTTATCTTTTTATTTGGTAACTTTAAAAAATCGCGTTTATTCACATTGTGTGTACTTTTAGAAACAGTGTCCTATTTTAGTGTGATTGGTTGTTCAATATCCTCAGAATCATTGTAATTCTAAATCCACATAGAATCCGGTAAAAGGTCGTTACGAACATCATTCATTTCAACAAATCCTCCAGTATTAGGATCAATATAACCAAAACCTCCTAGCATAGGATCATATATGTATTTTAATTTTACTTTCTTTCTACCGTATACGCCAGAAGTACCATTTTCGTAAGATGGTATCTATTGTTTCTTACTGTTTTTTTTATTCTTTAAAGATTCTTGCTATTCTAACAAGCTCTAATAAGTCGCCTGATTGTTTCTCTCATTTAGCATCTAACTGTTTTCAGCGTATATGTTGTTAACTTTCTTTTTGCTTTTCTTCATCAATTTCTTACCCATTTCTGCAAATGTTTTATTAGTTCCCGGAACTTTTAATTTATCACTCAATACTTGAGTTCCAACAGGTACATTTAATAAATTGGAATCCGTAGGTTTACCTTCTTCTGGTATAGATCCTATAGTTCCATCTGGCATTCTTAACATCTCACCATCATCTAAATAAGCCATGGTAGATGGTACTACACCACCTTTAGACAAGCTTAGTTCATTATATCCATTTTCTTGATAGTAATCAGCTGCTACCTATTCAGACATTTGTCTGGCTTGAATACCGTTTTTAATTCTACCAGCCTTATTACGTATATAACTCTTGCTATGACCAAATAGACCTGCAATACCAGATGGATCTTGATATTCTCCTGTCTATTCATTAACAGAACCACCAGATCCCATACCTGATGTAATACCGCCAATAGCTCCACCTATTACAGCTCCCCAAGGTCCTCCAATAGAAGCACCCATTGCAGCTCCAGATCCTATTCCACCTATTACACCAGCTGCTGTAGGTTTCTTTCCACTAGTAGCATTACCTATCATACTACCTACAGCACCAACTCCTTGTGTAACTACATTCGCTTTATCTACTCCACTCATATTACCCCAGTTTGAAATAGCATCAGCACCGAAAGCATATTGAGGAACTCTTTTTAATTTCTTAGTTTTCATATTATAACATTGAATATCTATAAGTTGTTTTAACATAAGGAAGCTTAAATTCTCTGTTATCGTTACAATCTAATGTATAATTACAGATTAAGTATTTTCCTCTCATCCTTCCAGCATAAGACATATTAGTCTATTGTTGCTACCCTGGATTATTTTGTTTCTCTCTACTTATTGGGAATCTAAATGTATCTTCTCTCTATTCTATCTATTTCCAATCAATAGGTTCTGTTTCCTAATTCTTAGTATTAAAGTGTATATCAGATATTAACGTAGGCTTAGTTTCATCTCCAATGTCTACAAATTCAGCAGAGAACCATTGATTATCGAATACTTTAGTATATGCTATATCTTTATTAACTACAAATCTAACATAAGATATTTTCTCTTCTTTAGTAGTACTATTAACATCATACATATTATGTAAGTAATAACAATTATTGTTTTTAATAGTAACTAATCTAGTAGAGAATGGGAAGAACCAGTTTGGATTATGAGTATAAAAAGAAGTAAATACATTTAGTTGTTCATTAAATATTAAACATCTATCATATATTCTAAACCATACTTCATTGTATTTCTTATCATAGAATGATACTGGATTCTTTCGAGCATTATCTGGCAATCTATTTAAATATGTCTATACTTGTTTTACTTTAGATAATTCATTAAAATCATTGCTAAGTGAGCATATAACATTTTTATCTAAGTCATACCAATACAAAGTAGTTTCAGAATTAGTAATACTCTTATCATTAATAATACTATCTCCATTTAAGGTAACTAAGTAATCGTATCTGGTAAGAATACCACCAGTACCTAATGTTAAAGCTCCAGCATTATTATCGGTAATCAAAGACCTATCATTAACAGAGGCTATACCTACAGCACTATCCTAGAAGAAATACAATTTGTTCTTAAATACTTTAAGATTAGTAACTGGTCCATATGTACTATCTGTATCTAAATAGTTAGCAAACTTAAATTTAGTCCAACTATCTGTCTGTTCATTATTTGTCTTTAACTCTGAACAAGTAATTCTATTCATGCTTTTAACATCATCTTCAGCATATATAGATTTTTGTATATAATTCTTACTAGTACTAGTATTAGAGTAAGCAGCATTATATACGTACATTGGAGTTTTCTAAGTATATAAAGTATTCATCTATCCTGGATCTGTTAGGAAGTAAACATTAGCTTCACCAGTTTGACCATCTCCAGATGATTCTACTATGTCTTGAGAATAATGTTCATCATTTCTATAGTATAAGTTTATACTAGATTCTAGTGGAATATAAGCTCCAACATATCTCTTAAAGCCATTTCTATCATCAGGATCATTTCTAGTAAATAACATAGTATGAGTATAGTCTAATACTCCTAAATATGTATCACCACCAAAGCACATTGCTTTGTCGTATCCTTCCCAAGATGTTTTAACATAAGTATTAGTACTGTTATATATAGAATAGCTTCTACTCATAAAAGTATTACCACCGTATTGTGTAGTATTTTTCTTTATATTAACGAATAATACAGCATTGTGTCTATATTTTCTCAATAAAGGAGTAGTGCGAATTCCTGTGTAATTACCAGCATATACATCTGGTGCACTAATAGCCAAACATACTCCGTGAGGACCAAGAGCTTCTCTAGAACCAATACTATAGTTTACAAAACCAAATCTATCTATGTAATCTACTATTTGTTTGGCATCAAATGCTTCTTGATATGGAGATATATTAGTTGGTTTAGTAACATCTTTTATAGAGAAAGACTGACGTAGATTAGAATTATCTTTATGAGCATAGTTTTTACCAAAGAATTGATAGTATTTGCATATACCTCCACTTACCATATCACCATCTTGTTCATAACCATCAAATACTCCCTAAGAAGCACTTGGTTTATTACCAGTATGTTCAGAATATTCTACAGGTCCGCCAAATGGATTTTGTATATTGTTTGTACTTTTACCTAACACTTTAGTAAATGGAATACCTAATCTATAATGCGTATTATTAGCGTCATTACAGTATGTAGCAGAATGAGCACAATATAATGGTACAATATTCATACCACTGGTAACAATAGAATCAGACTTTTCCTTATTGAAGCATATATCAGCAGTTACTAAATCAAATATACCGTATGTATCAAATGGATTCTAATCCTAAGCATCTTGTTGTACAAATAGATTCTTACTTGAATTATAGAACCCTTGTACAAATTCTGGGGCTACACCTTCTTTAAAAGTAGGCATAATAGTAGGTCTTCTATCTATGCTACCTAAAGAGTATTCTGCTCTATAATCTTCAGTATTATTATACCACCCGTTGAATCTGATAGTTTTATTTAGTAACCCCTAAGTAACTATTGTTCTATCTGCTAATGTTCTATCACATCTTACTATTTCATAAGCTACTACATCCGTAGGAAGATTATTCACATAGAACATTATACCAAGTGGATGAGATACTAATTCATAGTTACCAGATCCATCTACTGTTCCACCAAAAGTAAAAGGTTCATAACCTTCAACATCAGCAGAAGGGAATCTAATATCTCCAATCCAGTGTACAGGTGAAGGTATATTCTTATTATTATACAATATTATACCATACCTATATACTTCATCTCTTTGATGACTTAAGAAATTAGATACGTAATAAGGGTCACAATAGTTTCTTATTCTAGACTTACCATCACTATTAAATGTATGTACTAATTCTTTTGTTTCAGGACATATTAACTTAATAGTATTATAAGACTTTTTAGATGATGATAAGCTCATACTATATGGTACAAATTTATCACCTTCATCATCAACTACTGGAGTATTATCAGACTCTATCAAATCTGTTATAATAAATCTATAACTAATATTTAAACCTCTACCACCTCTAATAACTCCATTATCATCATATCCAAATGCATATTCATCTGTTGGATTATTAGGATATACCATTGAACTATTCATTGGGTTTATACAATCATGTTCTTCTGGTATAACTAAATCTGTTTCTGGACTAATTAGTTCTTGAAAAGTAGTAGTAATATCTTGATTACTTATACTAGAGTTTAATTTAATAATACCATTACTATTACATCTATATGCTCTAGCATCATAATCTACATCCCAAGTTAACTCCTACACATTAGAAGCAAACAATCTATTATCCATTTTTGCTATACTCTTAGCATTAAATTCAAATGGAACAAGATCATTAAATTCTTCTATACTTAATTCGTTAACGTAACTACTACCAACATCATTGTAATTAAATGTTATTACATTATCCTCAGATTTAGGTAAGTCCAATTCATTAATTACATATATCTTAGGAGTTTGAGTATTGCTAGTATATTGAATACTAATAATTCTTATCTTTTCAAATCTACCATCATTGAACAAAGTAGCTTGTAACATGCAACCTTTATCTGTACTCTCACCTTGTCTATCACCTTTAAATGTTTTAGATGAATTTGAATTACTAGATGATATAGGTATCATAGGACTTAATGAAGAAGTAGATGTTTCTCCGCCATGTACACTAAATAATTGATAACAATATTGTATCATACCGGCTGGTAAATTACCAGATGTCAATTCAATAAACTTAAATGGTGCAATAGTTGAACTTGGTAGTAGATCAAAGTAAGTATCATCTTCTATGTGATTAGTCTTATCTGTTTTATATTGAGCAGATATATTAATACACTTAATAGAAGAAGTACCATCAGATATATATATCTTGCTTACTTTATCTGACTCATAATTAGTAACTATAGCTACTTTATTAACTAAGTTCATAACAGCAGATACTACTAAAGTCCAAGTAGGTTTAATACTGTTGAAATCAGTTATAGCCCATACATTATTAATATAAGTACCTTCATACAATTCCATAGTAACTACTATACCACATTCTTCTACTATCTTCTTAGTAGAATTGTACCATCTAGTTACTGCTGTACCAAGTATATTTTCAGATGCTTCAATACCACCTTCGTACTATCTTACATCTTCTATGTTCTATAGAATACCTGTAGTACCAGCATTATCTGTGAGTAATCGAATATTCTCAGCCCATCTATACTAGTTGTCAGCTAACATAGTAATATCACTGTCAATATTCATACCACCAATAAATGTATTTACTTGGCTATTTATCTCCATAATCTGTTATAATTCTAATTCTAATTATAAATTTCTTGTCTATCACCAGTAGTACTAAAGAAAGTACGCTCTTCATCCATTTCTGGAACTAATGTATTCCATGTGTACTTGATATTAGTTAACTCATCTTGGTTAGGCATTAATGATTCAGCATAAGCTTGCTTTCTATAGAAGTTATAAGAGTTCTTAGCATCTAACCATAACTATCTGTGTACATCACCTTTTATATATTTAATATAAAGAATTTTCTATGCACAATACCAGAAACAAGCTTCAAAGTATGACTATACATCTGGCATCATTGGCATACCATCTTCATCAGTATAGATAGCGTGGTATGAGATTTTTGCATATCCTTCTGGAACATTTGAGATGAGATATCCTGGTTTGACATCATATTGTGGCGTATAACTGAAATTAGTACCATTAAAACTAGTGTGCTGTAATCTACCATTTTTGCTACAAACTGTATAATTATTAATCAATGCGCTAAGCGTCTATCTAGTATTAGCATCTTTATTAAGTATTTCTAATGCGTCTTTATCTTTAGTAATATTGTGAAGGTTCTTTACTAATGGTATTAATACATCATCATGTATAATCATATTACAACAATCACAGTTATCTTTTCTGTCATAAACACTGAATGTACCTGTACTCTTCTTCATAGGTATCCAACCACCACAATCACATGTAGAGTAAGCTACACTATTTAATCTTTCTAAATCACATGGTAACTTAGCCTAATAACCATTGATAGGTATTACTTCTACTTTATGATCTAGTTGATTAACTGAACCTATATTCATTAAAGCCTCTCCAATCCATTGACGTATATCTGTAATAGGTATTTCAGTTTCATTTAAACCTAAGTCCGCAATTACTTTAGCAATCACGGCTTTACTACTTGTCATTTTATATATCATGGCTGCTATTCGTAATCGTGAATATTATTATTTAATTTATCTTTATATCTCCATATATATCCAACAGCATGTTTAACAAAACCTTTTGCACACCTAGCAATATTACTTATAGCATATGGTTTGTTTAAATATCTAGAAGCGTCAGATATTGATTCAAATTCATTTATGATATTATAATTATCGTCTAATTGTAAAACTGGTCTTTTAAACTGTTGTATAGCATTAATAGAATTGTTTTCATAAGGATCTATATTGGAATGATCTCCATTGTCGTATCTCCACATAAATCCGTATGCAGATTTATTTTTATTTTTACAGCATCCTATTATTGTAACTCCTTTTAATTTTCCATTTAAACTACGTTCTGCTTCTCTAGAACTATGAAAAGTACGAATATAATTTCCATCTAAATCATAGCAATTTACTGGAATTCCGCGCTTAGCTTGTAATGCTCCATCGCTAATTCTCTGTTTTTGCTATTTAGTACGTTTTCGTCCTTTAAGTTTTTCAGCTCTTTTCTATTTTACTTCTTCTGTTTGTAATATATTTATAGGACAAGTAGCTGTATCACTAATATTATATTCAGGATTCAAATCTAAATACTTTTGCTCTAAAAATAAAATAGTGCTTCTAACATTTTCACACTTTTCTAAAATCTGTATATAAAACTTATCCTCGCCGTATTTGTTAAAAGCGTTCTGTAAATAAATACTATGGTGGTTATTTCTTCTAAGAGAAGATCTGTGTGTTAATATTCTGTGCTAGATATTTTTAGAGCTACCTATATATCTATGTCCGTTAAGTTCGTTGACTATTTGATATACTCCAGATATTTTTTCAATTTTATCAACTTCTTTAAAATTATATTTCTTCATAGTCTTTCTATTTAGATTTAATTAATTGACATAGATGTCTTTTATTTGCTCTAGTAAGTACAATCTAATACTTACTTTTGTTAGACACTAGCATGTCCTATTTATTCCAGTAAAGTCTATACTTGTAGAATCCTGAGTGTTCGTTAAGTAAATAAGTAAGTTTACCTAATTCTTTTGTAGCTTTATAATCTATTCTAAGACTTCTGCCGTCTAAATGCTTTGGCTATTTCTTTACTATTTGAATACTACCCATTCTATATGGTAGTTTAACTTCTTTGCTTTCTTCTAATAACTAATCTCTAAGATAGCAAAAGTATTCAGTTACTATTTTTCTATAAGTAGGATAGTCTATATCATATACTGTATCTGGTTCTATACTACTTAAGTAATGGTTATAGAATGAAGGTATAGTATAAGATACCGTTTTATTAGCTGATTTATTTAATTCATTCATCGTCTTATACTTCTGTTAACATTCTAATTCATTACATTCTAAGTATCATCCTTACTATCGTTAGTAGTATCAGATACTTGCTATCTCATAGTTAAGAAATCTTTAGTAAAGATTAACTACTTAACTGTTCCCCACATATAAGCTGGTAAAGGATATTCATCCTTATCAGGATTGTAACATAGTTTATCTTCAGTAGGATCTTCAGCAATTATTTCTACATCAATATATTCTAGTTGATTAGCATCACCTTCTACATATATCCTATTACCTTTAACATATGCAATATAATCTTTGCAAGTGTACTTTCTATATCTCTAGAATTTCATCTTAGTTTCAGAACCTAATTGAATAATGTTTCCATAGGCATCCTTTACTGTTATTACTGAAGTAGTAAGTTTAGTACCAAGTAAAGTAGGCAATTCTTTATCCCCTTGGTATTCTACATGACCTGGGTCTTCTTCTATTTTATCCAAATGCATGCGTATAGTCTAATAGAAAATCTAGTCTAATTGTTCTCCCCTATCTAACTTCTGTTTTAATAGGTAAGCTCGATATGTTTTAATCCACAATTCTATCTAGTATCTACTGAGCTTTTCACTCTCAGTAATCTAGTTGTTTCTAGCTTCTAATAGAATATCATCAATGAGCTCATTTAATGTCATATCTATATATTTAAATTATAATTATAATAGTCATAAAACGCATTTTAAGACTTACTGTAAATTTTTATAGTATCTTAGATACACTCCTTAACAGAAACTAATAGCCTTTCTTAAAAAGCTTTATAATAATTTTCCGAGCGAAGCGAAGGAACTCTGAGCGAAGCGAGGAAATATTATTAACATACATAAACAACAAAAGCTCGTCCACTATACAGTGAGCGAGCCTCGTAGAGGTGAGCGAACGTTGTGAGCGTTGCCGAGTATTATTTCATTGGAGCTGGTAAATTAGGCATAGGTGGCATTGGTGGTTTTGGGAATCCTCCCATAAACATCTTCTTAGCATCTTTGCGCAATTTATCACACATAATATAGCAATAGTAATACCACATCCTTCCTTCTTCTATGTCTTTATCATTCAACCAAGCTTTTGCTAGTTCTACAAAGTACTTAATGTGATCACTGCTTGTCATAGTAACAACTGCACGATAATAGTCTGAACGTATCATGTTGAGAGCAACGTACCAATCATACTTGTTGTATTTCTCACCTTTCAGATTGATTCCGTACTGGTTAGCGATTGAAGCAGTTTCTTCTAAACTCCAATGTTCTCCACGAGAGCCATCTTCGTTTTCCATCTTAGAGACTGCTTTTAGTGCACATTCTTCATTGAAGTGTGGACCATACATAGCCTCATGACGCTCTATTTTCAGTCTTTCTCTCATTGCATTAATTGATTTAATTATTCGACTTATAAAGTTCATTTTGATAAATCTATTATTCTAGTATTTTCTACATTGATTAACTTGTTACTGTTATCAATTTGGTACTTATAAATAGTTCGTTTTTTAAAATCAAAGTGAAGGAGTCGCTAGAACCAATTCTTATAATTACGCTTATATTCTTTTTTAGTATGAATAAATAGTGATTGTGTATTGCGAATGTCGATACTATGTGTTAGGAGCGTATCTCTTTTATTTATTACGATTGATGTCAAATTATTTGGTTTGATTTCCACTTTAAAGTCAGTTGATCTAACTACTACTGTAGTATCATGTACTACTTTCTACTCCTATATCTGTGCCTATTTCAACTCCTTCTCTTTGATTTTTAATTTCTTTACTGTAGCATGTACTTCTTGTATCAAGCTATCTTTGGTTTCTTCAAATTCATCCAGAGTAAGCTATAGAACTCTATTATCATTCTTCTACTATGTTGCTAGCTATTCATAGTAAAGATAGTTATTAGTTACTCTATCTATTTCTTTATTCTTCTTATCTAGCTAGTTATTCTAATAAAAACAAATGGCAGCGAGAATCGTAATGATAATCACTGCCATTGCTTTGTAATTTCTTTTAAACCAACCGATAATGTTACTTGTTAATCTTTTTGCTAGACTTATCAGTATTGGTATCATTTGTAATAGTATTTTGTTCTTCTAAGATGTCTGTTATATCTACATCTAAATATTTTTCTGCTTTCGACTTTATAATCTTTGTGAAGAGTCTTGTAACTAATGAATTAGGTTTTAATGCTTTCCTAGATTCTAATAATGATATTATTTCTGCAAAACATACTGCTCCTGCTGCAACTTTAGCTAACACCAGATCAGCATATGTCATAAATATAAACTTATCTAATAAAGTAAATCCAGCTATCATTATAGCTGCAAATCCTAGTTTTTCAATAGTGGACCAGAATTTACCAGATTCAAAATAATCATTGTGAGTTACTTTTCTGCATACCTTATATCCATAGATTAAGTCTAATATTATGAATAGAAATGATACACCTATTAATGGTGCAGCTGGTGCTAGTATAGTTGCCATACCTGTTAACCAACCTACTATAGATTGATATCCATTAGCAAATATACGTCTTGCAAGATTCATTATATATAAACTTCTACTCAACACAACTTAAAATAATTTTATCTGAAATAAAAATGCTAGTCAATATTTATTACTGCTAGCATATGTTAAAGTCTCTGCAATTATATAACTATAACGCACTCATTATTCATACGTTCTATTTCCCTTACGTATATCCAGGTAATCTAATAGCTCTTTATGTTTAATAGTTTTAGTAAGTAAAGAATAACAGTTAGCGTGTTTAAACTATCCTATGTAGCTAGCCATTTTTCTTCTATAATATTTGTAGTTAGTACTTCTTTTATTCAGTTTAGCATTCTTCTTACAATATCTTTTCTTTAATGCCTTTCTAACTAAAGTAAAGTTATGATATATTTTATATCCAACAAAATCTATACTTCTACTTTCTACTGGGAATACCTAATAGTTATTCTTTAACTATAGTTTTAAGTTATCTTTTAAATACTACTTTATATCTCTAAGTAATGTCTACAAAGACTCTTTATCTTTATAAAGTATTACTATATCATCTGCATATCTATAATAATACTTTATGTTTTTATCTTCTTTAACCCAGTGATCAAAGTAAGATAGATATAGATTAGCAAAGAACTAAGATAAGTAATTACTAATAGGTACTCCTTCTGAAGAATCTATTATTTCATCTAGTAACTATAACAGTTCTCTATCTGCAACTTTTATTCTAATTATTTGTTTTAATATATCATGATCTACTGAAGGATAAAACTTTCTAACATCTATTTTAAGACAGTATTTAGTATTATCTCTATCTTTTAGATCATGCTATATCTATTTAAGAACTTTGTGAATACCTCTTTCCTTAATACAACTATAAGTCTAAGGTATCATCTAATTAATCCACAAAGGTTCCATTATGTTCATAATAGCGTGATGTACTATACGATCTGGAAAGTAAGGCAATTTAAATATTATTCTTTCTTTAGGTTCATATAACTTAAAAGTAAAATATTCGGAAGTTTTATAAGTATGATTAACCAACATATCCTGTATCTACTTACAAAATCCTTCTATGTCTGCATCTACTTTCTTTACATCGTTTCTATGAGTTTTATTCTTTCTAGCATTATGATGAGCTAGCTTTATATTATCTAAATCTGTTATCTTCTAATATAAATTCTTAAATTTCTTCATAGTCTGAAATTACAAAGAGCTTTCGATATTTCACTACTAACCCTTAATAAATTATTTATATTTTTTACCAAGTGGTAAGGTCCTTCTCAGTAGTTGGCTATTATATGATAAACTGAAAATATTATGATACGCAATTTCATTGAACTGATATTAGCATTGGAATTACTAACCTCATTATTGGAATTAAGATTGAATAGACCTGCTTTGCTGCTATTGTCAGAGTTACTACTTTTTTACTTAAAACTAATAATGCATACTCGTTCTAATTCTAGAGAAGCAACCTGTGGGTATTACTTAACCATACCGTATTGCATAATTAAGTCATTACTCCGCCCACGGGAGATATGTTAATCGAGAACCGATATCAGCATAGGAATAACCAACCCCATCATCGGAATTAAGATCGAACAGACCCGCCTGGCCGCCACTGCCAGAGTTACCACCGATTAACAAATAATGTTCTGAAGTATCTGTATTGTCCCAGTTATAATCACACCAGTATGTAGATTCTGATCCATTAGTACAAGCATGTGCAAAAAAATCACATGTAGGAGTAATTACGATTTCTGTTTTATAACCAGTAACAACAGGTTCAATACATATAGGAGTATATTTAGTAGTTAAATTAGTACTAAAGTTTATCGGATTTTCACATATGTTCCAAGATCTATATCCTTTACCACTAACTATACTATATTTACTAATGATATCATCTGTGTGTTTCCATATATGACCAAATGGATTTTCAATTCCTCTATATCTGTTACACTTACGTGTAATAGTAGAAGTATTTGATCCAGACTGATCAGTCTATTGTATAGTTACAGTAACTTCACCAGAACCACTGCCTAAGCTATCAGAACTTCCTGTTGGTATAAACGACCAAGTTTGAACTCCGTTGATAGTTGTTGTTTCTGTAGTACATCCAGAACCCAATCCACCTTGTCTAAATCCTTCAGGAGTTAGCTCAGTATTAACAGCCTTTTGTGAATTTCTGGTAGCATATTCTACTAAGAACAAATGGCATATAGCTCTATGTTCATTATATGTATATATGTTCCATTTGTATTCATTTGCATTACCATTATTTCTAGCAGCCGTTCTTAATTTTTCTCTTGTAACATTAACTGATGGAACTACTCCCTTTCTAGAATAGAACGAATCATTAGTAAGAATTCCTTCATATGCACCAACAAACGCTTCTTTATGATGATTCCATCCTGGTTTAGCATGAGGACATATTTTTAAATTATGGGTTTTTGAAGATGGAGAGTAGTCATCTATCCACCAAAATTCTGGTATAAGAACCATAATATTAGTATCAGCACCATTAAAATTATTATCATGTGTATCACCATAATACCCTCCAATAGTTTTACTCCAATCATCTTCTAATTTTCGTAACATGTAAGGTAGGTTTCCCTATTTTGTTGTAACTTTGTATCCTTTCATCATACTCTATATAGGCAGTGTTCTATGCATTTCCATATTACCAATACGAGTACAATCTGGATTAGAAGATGTTTCTGACCATTGTATGCCATACCAGTCTACTACTTCACCACTTCCAATATTCATAGATGCTCCAAAGTTATTAGATACGCTCGCATATCCATATATTTGAGCATTTGTATATTTCATAGTATCTTCTTGCAGTGAATCTACTAATGTAATTTTATTATCAGAAGTAGTAATATTTACAGATATTAAATTGTTTCCGTTATTTTGATCTATAGTACCTTGTTGGAATGTACATTGTAGCCATTTTTGGTTATCTCTATTTACTACCCGTAATGTAGGATATACCTAATTAAATTGATAATTACTTACAATTATACTATTTAATATATTAATAGATACACCCTGATATCCTACAACTACAGAACATAAAATAGCTGACCGTAAAGCTGATATCTAAACTAATATTGAATAGTTCTGGTATCCCTAAGCTATTCTACATAAGTCGCACCATACTACTTTTGAATTAGAAGTATTAGTAGTAAACTTAAGAGTCTTATAAAGACTAGGTTGGAAATCACTAGCATTCTTACCATCTACCATATCTGCATTCAGATTAGTACATAGAGTAGTAGAATTAGTTTTAATAGGGGCTAGATTAGCACTAGTTGTTAATGATAACTATCCATCTCCAAATGAAGCTTTAGTAACAGTATTATAACCAAGGTTGAGAGTCTAATTAGTTCCAACACCAAGATACCATTTATTATCTGTCTAATTGTTAGGATAGAATCTCATATACGCACCACCGTCAGATGCAGTACTGAATAATTCTAATTGAGCTCCTTCTGAATTCTTAATATTTAGTATACCAGTCATAGTATCACCAGCTTTCTTTACATAAGTAGTAGTAGGATCTACACCTAATGCACTAGTTACATTAGCCTTAGTTATACTAATAGTACCACCATTTGCTAATGTTATATTACTACCTATCTTAACACCACCTAATGCACTAGCTGTAGCAGCAGGTAATACATACTTATTAGCTTCAGCTTCAATAGCAGCTAGTTTATTCTTTTCAGGAGTAGTATAATCATTAGTACTAAGATCTTTACCTTCAACTTTATCTACTTTTTGAGTCTACAGTTGAGTAATATTACTATTCAATGTCTCTTCTATACCAGTAGCTCTTTCTACTTCATTTGCTATAGCTGTAGCATTAGCTGATTCAGCATCTTTAGCTCTAGTTACTTCACTAGCTAAATCACTAGTTAGTTTCTATTCTGCTTTCTCTGCTCTAGTCTATTCAGCTGTTACAGTAGTATCTGTATATGATTTAGCCTGTTTAATAGCATTAGCTATAGAACCAGTAGTAGATTCATTACCATTAATAATAGTAAGTTTATCTTCATTTACTTTTACTCTATTAGTAAGTGAAGATACATTGTTATTAATAGTAGTATCAGCTTGAGTTCTATCAAGTATCTCTTGAGCTAAATCATCAGCTACTTCTTGAATACTACTTTCAATAGCAGTAGTATCAAATGAACCTGATAAAGCATCCCAACCTTCTTCAGTCCATACTACATTAGTACCAGCATCATAATGCTTACCACCTAAATTAAACGCATTAGTAATATTATATACATCACCAACTACATTGTTGTCTTTAGGTAGAGCTTCAAATGTACTAGATCCTTTTACTTTATAAGCACCAGATAGTTTAGCATCTACTTGTGCTTTAGTATAAGTATCAGACTTGTCTGCTTTTAATGCTAATGCTGCATTAGTTGCAGCAGTATGATCTGTAATCTTATTATCAAGTTCTTCTTCTTTAGCCTTAGCTCTATTAGTTTCTACTAAGATAGCTGCATTTCTATCACTAACTTCTGTAGCAATAGCTTCTTTTCTATCTTGTATCTCTTTGTTTATAGCATTAGTATGTTGAGTATCTATCTAAGTAGATCTATCTATTTCATTCTATAAATTAGTACCAATAGTCTATTCAGCAGATTGAGCTCTATTCTTCTCAGTAGCTATATCATTTCCTAATTTAGTTTCAGCAGCACGAGCAGTAGCAGCTTCTTTATCTATATTACTTTGTAAAGTAGTTAAAGACTGTTCTAATGAATCTGAATCAATAGCAATACTAATTACATTATCTTCACTAATACTAACATCTTTACCTGGTTTTAACTTATTAATTAAGTCATTATAATCACCAGATGTAGCTACTGGTTTAAAATCTGGTTTATCAGTAATATTACCCCATTGTACAGCTAGATCACTAGATGCACTAATCACATTAGTTTCTTGATCAATTTCAATGTTTAAACCAGCAATGAGTTTCTTCTAATACTTTGCACGTATATCAGCAAAGGTGTCAATCATCTCAGTATGAAGTTCCTATAACTGATGCTGCTTAACAAAGTCTAAGAAGTCTTTAGATGTGACAATACCAGCTGATCCAGTAGATGCTATAGGTAAAGATATAGAATCATTACTTCCATCATACTTAAACATTACCATAGTAATGCCATTAGGATTTGAAGTATTAAATTGTATATCCTTTATTACATCTTTTACTTCTTTATCATCTACTTTACTATCTACATCACTAATGTTTGCTTTATCATTAAGCAATTTGTTTACCTATGTTTTAGTATAGTAGTTGCTAAGATCAGGCATACCACCAGAGGCAGCTAGCCTTACCCATTCGGTTCCATTGAAATATTTAATGCTACCACCATAAGGATTATCAGATAAGTCAACCCAATAGTCTATTTCTTCCGGATTAGGTTGAACAGATGTTGCAAAAAATATTATTCTATTTTGTACCATATGTATACTTATTTATTAAGCTGCTGGTGCTTCTAATGCAGCAACTCTTGCAGTTAAAGCGTCAATTAAATCTTTTAAAGCTTTGCCTTGAGCAGCAGCTAAAGCTTCTGTAGTACTAGTACTTGTTAAAGTGTTATTTATAGTCACTTTAGTATCTGCTGTAGGAGGTGTATATCCTAATGCACTAGTCACATTAGCTTTACTAAGACTAATTGTACCGTTACTATAAGAAATATTTGCTCCTACCTTTACTCCACCAATAATTTCAGCTGTAGCTGTTGGTAAAACATATTTATTTGCTTGTGCAGCAATACCATCTAGTTTAGTTTTATATGCATCAGTAAAGTCATTACTGGATAGTTCTTTTCCTTCTACCTTATCTACTTTACCTGATTCAAGTGCAGCAATCTTAGCACTCTGATCATTATCTGTATCATCATTTATTGGTAGCCATTTGCTACTACCTGCATAATACTTAATTACATTACCTTTTGGATCTGCTGCTAAGTCAACCCAGTAATCAAACTCTTTAGGATTTGGAGCTATATAGCTTCTTGTTATTCTTGTCATATACGTATATTTTAATTATTAATTCTAATGTATTACAAACTGTAATAACTTATGAGTTCCAGTAGGATCACTTATATTTAAAGATACTCTAGCCTATCTAGTAGCATTAGTATCATTAGGATCTAATGTAATATCTATTCTATCCTACTTTACATCTATGTGCACATAATCTGATGAACTAAATCCTTTTATAATATACATAGTACGATTAATATCAATAGATACAGTTTCACCAGATTTAATAAATCTATGTGGAGTAAGATTCCAAGCATTAACTACTTCAGGAATAATTGTTCTTGCTTTATTATCCACATATAATATATTATATAAAATAGTTTCTTTTTCCATAACGCATTTTAAGGCGTTTTAAGCCACTTTCTTTATTAAATGAACAACTCATCCATTGAATTCTAAAAGCTTCTTAGAAGAGTCTTTTGGCTGGTATACGTCGATGTGTGACCATCCATTGGTATTAGCTTCTAATCTAATAGGGTATTCAAATAATTCAGCATTCTATCTTACTATATTATTTACTGTATTACTATCTAAATCCTTTACATTAAAATCTATTGCTTTACCTAAACAGTGTGCAGATAAGTAAACATTATTTTTACTCTTTATTAACTAACACATATTACAACGTAATCCTCTCTATGAGAACTATCCACCAGATTTCCAAGTATTAATAGTAATAGGTTTATTGAATATCTTAGTACGTAATACATACAAAGTACTAAGTAATTCAGTACTTATAAACTACCAAGAAGTTTCACCAAATTTAGAGTAGCAATGAGGACACACTAATTCCTATATTTTAAAATAAGGTTTTAATTTATCTATTAATTCATTTCTGTCCATACTTCGCTGTTTAAAATTTCATTTAACTCATTGCTGTCGTAAAGATAGGAAGAAATCTCTTCATCTCCCAATACGGGTGCGACAAAATCCTCGTGTAACAGGATCATTGTTCCGTTAACACTTCTTCTTGCGTGGATGGGCGGAACAATTCCATGTTCCATACACCATTCTATTGTTACTATAATGTATCTCATTTTGTTATCAAATTTTCAAGTACATAATCAATCAAATCCTGCTCGGTGAATCCGTCATTCTGTTTGGTGGGAACGGAATCGAACCCGATGGAGTTGTAGAAAGCTGAACTAATCCATCCGCTATCATGGTCAGTATTGCTAAAGAATACAGGAGTTTTAGTTTTATCACCTGTCACATCATTGTTTACTATGGTGATTATTTGCTTTTTGTTTAACAAAGCGGAAACTATTGTAGATTCATTCAGTGTTCCATCAATATAGGTCTTGCCGTTTGAGTTCCTACTATTATAAGCAATACTACCTTTGTCATTGAATACGGCAAACAGCCAAGGTTCAGTAGTATTCAGTCTTTGGTCATAGATAAACTTTCCATCAATGAACGGATTGATAGTTATAAACAACACCTTAACGCCCTGCTGCAAGTTCCCCACAACACCGTAATCATCCACTCCGTCTGTCACTAGGGCGTTGGGATAGGATGGGATTTGCTCAATTGTGATATTACAGGTATGAGGATAGGAAGCTGCTTTAACTTGCCATTTCATATTATATGTAGCGGAATATGTGGAAGCAGGTAATTCGTACTCTCCATCCTTTTTCATATCAAATATAATCGTTGCCAATTCACCTAATGATGTATCTCCATATACTACATATCTCAATGTTTCATTAGATGTGATACCTGTTACTCTTACTTTGTATTTTTTGGACGGAGAATTAACTCTAGTTTCTATTACTCCATTACTTACTTTTACATTATTTATAGTAATAGTATTGTCTGTTATAGTTCCATCACCTCTTACGCCATTTAAATAGGTAATAAATAATGCACTGTCAAGATAGTTATATTCATACCCACCCACACCGCTCATTGCAGCGAACAGGAAATTGTTAAGTTTCAGCGGTCTGTTGTTTCCACTGAAATCCTGCAAGTATGGATTGGCTTTTAGTATCTCGTTTGTGGGAACGGATTGTCCTGACGGGAGCTGGGTAATGGTAAGACCTATGTAATCAGTTACTCCACTTACTCCCATAAAAGCAACAGTTGTAGCAAAACTATGAGGAAGTACATTTTCTCCGTCTTTTAACTTAATATTTGTGATTTGAGCACTATTTTCATCCAACTTCACTCTATATACTAAGTTTTTATCACCAAGACCTTCTATAAATACGGAAAAAGATTCTGTTTCTTTTCCTATGGATGCTATTCTAAAATTGTCTATCAAACCATTAACCACAATCTTATTGTTGGTTATACTAACAGAATTAGGGTTATAGTTTTGCCAATCATTAAAGTTTTCCGCATAAACATCCACAGGCTTTGACATATCATACCAAAACACCATGTGTTCTTTCACCCATTCTTCTATCACCTTGCTTATATCGGTTTTTCCTGTACCTGCCGATTTTACAAGACCAAGTTTTCCTATGTTAAAAAACCTATTTTTCTCATTTTTCGTCCATTTTAACCCACTCATCAGATAAAAGCAGCTTCTCAAACTCTCTTGTGCCTGTGTCGTATGTATCGTAAGGGAAAGGGTGTTCCGTTCCGTCCTCAGGTAACGTCATAGGCATCACTTCCATAACCTTCTCGGTATGGATCATATAATACAGACCGTCTGTCGATCGTCTGAAAACGGACAGATCATCTTCCGAAAACATAATCTCGGCATCTATTTTTGGTACTATGGAAAACTGCATATTATGAATTTTATCTATTATCGCAAAGATAATTAAAAAAAAGTTAAACGTATTGGTTGCATACGGTTTTATGTCGTATATTTGCTGAAAATTTAAAAAAAATATAACGATGAATGTATTAAGCCTTTTCGATGGAATGTCGTGCGGACGGATAACACTTTCCGAACTTGGCATTCCTGTAGAAAAATATTATGCGTCCGAAGTGGACAAGTTTGCCATAAAGGCAACTATGCAGAACTTCCCTGACACCATACAACTTGGTGATGTAAGAGAGTTGGATGTTAGCTTGCTAGATAAGATAGATTTGATAATCGGAGGATCTCCATGTACGAACCTGTCCATGTCCGGCAAGAGAAAAGGGCTTTCAACGAAAGAAGGCATGGAGGTTTTAGACTTGAAAACGTATCTTGAATTGAAGGAGAACGGTTTCGAGTTTGAAGGGCAATCCTATCTGTTTTGGGAATACATACGTATATACCACGAACTTATTGAGCGTGGTGACAATCCCAAGTTCTTCCTTGAAAATGTGGAAATGGGAAAGAAATGGGAATCTGTGTTCAATGAAACAATAGGGAGGAAAGGGATACATATCAACTCCGCACTTGTATCGGCACAAAACAGAAGGCGCATATACTGGACGGATATTTATGACGATATTCCACAGCCGGAAGATAGGGGTATATTGTTAAGGGATATTCTTGAAGAAGAGGTTGATGAAAAATATTTCTTGTCTGACAAGATGATTGAATGCTTGAAGGGCAGGGTAAAGACGGAAAAATTCAGTCCTGTCCAGTTTAGCCCTATCAAGTTTCCGTATGAACAAAAGGCTCGCACTATAAATACAAGATTGTTCAAGATGGGTGACAATGACAATTACATACAGGTGGATAATGATCCGATATGTGTTGCGATGCGAGGGCGTGAATCAGCCTGCCTTACTCCAAAAAGAACCGAATATGGAAAAAAGATAAGAAAGGAATATGAAGCCGGGATTGTAAAGGAACAGAGAAAGAACATCCAACAGCTTGAACCTAGGGAAGATGGAAAAACCAATTGCCTTACAACAGTACAAAAGGATAATCTGATAGTTGTTTCGGGAACGATATGTGGATTTGGAGGGAGGCATTTCCGTGAAATAAAATCTGGTAAATCATGTACACTGCTGGCAAGGGCTAGAAATGATGGAAGCACACAACCATGCGTTATAATTGCTACTCCTAATATTGCCGATATTACAATTCCAAACAAATATATAAAGAAAAATATACGCAGTATAGACGATAAGGCTCATACATTACTTGCTACATCACACAAGGGAGCAATGGCAAACGGTATGACGCTAGTTGATAACGGTAATTTTCGCATTCGTAGGCTTACCCCAACCGAGTGTGCACGGCTTCAAACTATTCCCGAATGGTAGATATGGGATGGAATATCCGATACTCAGCGTTACAAGATGCTTGGGAACGGATGGAATATAGAAACAATCAAACATATATTTAAATATTTAAGACGATGAATGTACTAAGTTTATGTGACGGGATAGCTTGTGGACGTACTGCACTAGAGAGAGCAGACATAAAGGTAGACAAGTATTACGCAAGCGAAATAAACGAACCGTCTATCAAGGTTGCACTGGATAATTATCCCGATATAATTGAATTAGGGGATATTAGAAACTGGGACAAATGGGATATACAGTGGAAAGATATTGATTTATTGATTGGCGGAACACCATGCCAGGATTTCTCACAGTTAGGAAAAGAGAAACTGAACTTCGATGGCGAACGTTCGGGATTGTTCTTTGAATACGTCAATATACTTAACCACATCAGACAGTTTAACCCTAACATAAAGTTCATGCTTGAAAATGTGAAGATGAAATCCGATTGGGCTGATTTGATTTCGTCACATCTTGGAGTAGACTATGTGTATATCAACAGTTCCGATTTCTCCGCGCAAATGAGAGCAAGATACTACTGGTGTAATTGGGAAATACCTGCATGGAAGGACAAGGGAATATTGTTCAAGGACATCATCACGGACGGGTATGTGGAGAAAGACAAGTCATGGTGTATGCTTGAATCATGGAACAGGTTTGCCAAGAACCCCGAATCACTGTTGAGAAGATATAAAAAATCACTTACACCGCTTATATTCAAATCACCCGACTGTAATCCAGAAAAAGGATTCAGAATGCCAAATATTACGGAAGCGGAAAGATTACAGACCGTACCCGAAGGATACACCAAGTCGGTACAGCCACATATAGGCATGGGTCTGTTAGGAAACGGATGGACAATAGATGTTATTAGTCATATTTTAAAAAGATTGAAAAATGAGCCCAATAGTTAGTCATATTTTTGCATTTCTTTGTGGATGCTCGTTTGTCATACTTGGTGCAATTTATTTTGGAACGAAAGGAGATTGAATGGAATAATAGACGGGGTGCTGCATGAAATGGTTGAATCATTCAATATAATCGTGGGAAAGTAACGGATATTAACTCCCCATTGCTGGTAAACGGCAAGGGGGATGATTGTGCTTATAACCCCGGACCCATAGAAAGAAGCAATGTACTTTCCTTATATGCAGCACTGTTAAGGCTTACCCATACCCTTGCAGTTCCTGCATTAATCAGTTCCGATGATATGAATATTTTCACCTTCTTGTCAATGCTGGAATTGGCGGATACTTGGAAATATTCTATTGTTTCTCTTGATTCACCTATAACCATAGGATCTTCAAATTTCTTACTTGCAAACCTAGACATACAACTATTATTACGGAAAGAAATAAGGCTACTCGAACCGTTTCTTACTCTTACGGTAACTTCAATATATCCACTAACGGATGGCATCACTCCACCAATTATTGTTATGCTTACGTAAGAACCAACTATCTCTATATCTCTTTTACTTACCATTGGAACAGTGTATGCTATATGAGCAATATCGGAGTCATCCTGCTTCAATATAGCTGTACTAAGGAAAGGATAAACTTCCCAATCACCAGCAGTCATACCCCACGAGTTTACAGTAACCGTAGCGTATCCTGTTCCTATCTTCTTGTCGGCAGTAACACGCCTAGACATCTGACTGGTCTTGTGCTTAACATAGACACCGAAATAGCAATCAGCTATCTCGGCAAAGTCACCCATGTTAAGAAAATCAGTATCATGCCCCTCCGATGGCATCATTATAGCCGCAGAACAGACAAAATTACTACTTGTAAACTGATTGGTAGCAGTATCCGGGCAGGAGAATCTACTTATCGGTGGACTGGCAAGATGGTTGTATCCGTTAAAGTCGGTAAGACGACATGGGAACCTACCACCTGTCGGTGCTGTATATTCCCATCCGTTCATGCTTCCATCTGCGTGTTTTGGCGCATCCCAGTATCCTGCCATTTGAAAAGGTTTGACACCACAGTTCCCATCCCATCCTTGCCACCATTTTTCATTTGGTCCAGGTGCAAGGCTTTCGTAACGTACAGGTTTGTACCGTGCCCACGGGTTTATTTTCCCGTGGGTGTTTGCACAAGCATACCCTAAATCATAACCGTTACTAGTAGGACCGATGCCTAAGGTAGGATATACATCACCAGCAAGGTTTATCGGGGCTGTAATCTTTCCATTAGAATGACTCATAATATTTTTTTATTTATTAATTGTTAATTCCTAATCTATTTTCCAATTCTCTTACTCTTTTCTTTAATCTTGTAACTTCATCGTCAACTTCCTGCAATCCCTTCCATACAACAGGAATAAGTCTTTCATAATCTATGGTGTAATAGTCCTTGAATATATCACTGACCCACTGACTGTAACCGCCGGAAAGTAAATCCTGGGCGATAAGACCATAATTCCATTTTTTATGATTGAATATCTCGGAATTTCTCTTGGCAAGATTGTTCCAGTGATATTTCACGCTCCGGAATTTGCGGATAATACCCATAGCGTCATAATCCTGAATATCGGTTTTCAACCTTATATCGGAAGAGGACGCTTTGGCGGTTATTGCTCCGGTTGCGATGATATTAGCACTACTTGTAATATTCTTTCCTGCATATATTCCTCCATTGGTTGATATTGCAGTAGCTGTACTAAAATCAGTATTATCTCCATTTTCAACATAAAATCTCTTTCCCCCGAACACTCTCACCCATGAACTGTCTTGCATATATATTCCACCACCATAATTCTGATGATACCACCCTGAATCTCCTGTGCTTCTGAACCAATCGCTGCATAGGATGGTACTTGGGAGTTTTAAATATACATTACTACCACCATTTACATTAACGCCAGCACCTGTATAGGAGGAATCATGGTCTTGTATATAGAATGTTCTGGCAGTAGTCCACACATCCGCACTAGAAGCCCTACTGTCAGCCAGCGTGGAAGCACCTCTAGCCGATACAGCCACAGACGTGTTGGAGGTGGATTGCAGATTTTCCCATGCGGAAACGTTACACCCATAAGACCAATATTGATATTCAATGTTTGCATTGTGGTATGAACCAATTTGGCGCACCTGCAATTCAAAATTGTTTGTTCCTACACGTACAAGGCGAATGTTATCCATTCCTTTTGCAAATGTGGGGAGATAAAGGTGTGCTGAATTTTCAACATTTCCCACACTGCTATCAGAAGAACTAGGGCCACTTCTCATATAAAATATGGCACAGAAGTGATAATTCCATACTTCTGACTGTGCATAATTTCCATAGGCATACCATATCCTTCCCCAAACCGTTACTGACCTATATGGCGTGGCTCCCGATTCAGAACAAGCGAATATCTTTTTCCAATCATTATCTTCACCACCTAGAGCAAATTTTACTGCATAGCATCTACCTATATTGTAATTTCTAGGTAAGAAATTAAGATGCCAATTGTCCAGCATATCCGCGTTCAAGTTGGTATTCAATGTAGTGGAATTGCATTGGTAAGGTGCTTTGCCTGTGCCTGCGGTGGACACGAACCTGCTCGATTCAGCATAATTACCTATTACAACCTTGTTATCTTGCAGTAAGATATTGCATAATACATTATTGCTTGAATTTCTTGAATCAATCCAAGCATAGGAACCTCCACCGCCCAATACCAACCGTCTAGCCGAATCCCAGTTTGCAGCTAGATAACCATTATGGGAAGTAATGTTGCTGTGTACATCTAATACCCCTGTTCTTACATTCAGCCACATGGCATTGTTTCCTTGTCTTACACCGCTGGTAGAATCTATCGTAGGATACCAACCAATTCCATACCATGATGCAAAACGTAAGTTCGCATCGGTTGAAGAAGCTGTATCACCACCACCGTGAATCCAAACACCCGAAGTCTTAGCCACTCTAGTTGACCATCCGATATTGAATCCTTTGGTATCGTTCATCGTCAAATCCCCTGTCATGGTGTCACCTGCTTTCTTTACGTAGCGTCCGTCAGCAATAGACGCATAGTTTTCAGTATGTAATAATCTATGCCATGCAGACGTTATCTTATTAGTACCATCATGTTTTCCTCTAAAAAACAAGTCTGTACTAGTTCCTCCTATCTGTAATGCAGCAAATTTATTGGAATCCCATAAGTTAACTAATAATCCATATCCAGCAAAAGGGGCATTATTTGTAGTTTGTTCTGTTGTTCTTATTTCCTTAATTGCTCTTTCAGAATAAGTATTTAAGTCAAAAGTATCATTACTTCTACCTACACTTAATAAGAAACTTTCAGCGTGCAACCCGTCAAGAAGGTCTGCATTAAGATTACCCACAACAGTGTTACTTGCCACAATAAATGGAGCAGTGCCACTTGCTACGGTAGATTGTAACGGAATATAGCTTACAACCCTGCCCGGTGCTATGCTGAACAAGTTCCTCAAAGCAGAGCTTGTACAAATACTCTCTACCGTACCTGATATTGCACTTGCATAAGTCTGGAATAAATGGGCGGCAGCAATATGTCTTATTCTGTCAGGTCCAGCACCACCTACGGTTGCGGCATCTGTATTACTGGAGCTTAAATCGTTTCCTTTAAACAGGACCAGCTCACCACTTTCCGTACCTCCCCAAAATCTTTCAGCAATGAACGTATGGCTATAACTGCCCGGTCCATCTCCTGTCGTTCCGTAGAAATATATGGTGTTGGGAGAAGTACCGTTCCCTATCTTCAAATCACCGCTCATCGTTATTCTACCTACACCCGTCATATCTCCGCTTACGTTGGCTGTACCATCAAATGACTGCCCCCATAAAGTCCTTGGGGTTTGCAATTTTTTGGCAGCCTCAGAAGAATTCTGCAAGTTTACAAAACCCGGATTAACATAAGTGCTCCACGATGGTGCTTTTGTATCCGCCCTGTATAGTGTTATATTCGTATTAGCCCCTCCGTTTCGGTCATGGCTGTATAACAGATTGGCTTGTATTATGGAATAGTTACTTCCACCATAACAATACAGTTCTATATTTTTCTTTTCCGCATCATGATAGATACGTATGTTTAGCCTATTGATATTGTATGACGCTATCAATAGACCTTCCACTACAGCCGTACCCTTAGTTTTAACAACCAACAGACCAAACAAATCACTAAAGGATGAGTGCAGCACAAAGCAAACGTCTGTCATTGTTTCCGTATTACGTATGGAGTATGTAGCTATTCTACACCATGCAGGTTCAGTGCCTCCTACCGTATATCCGTATTTTATAAGGGCGTTTGATGTGCCGAACGCATGGTATCCGTCCAACAAATCCGCACTTAGATTATCTACGGTTGTATTGCTTGAAACTATCAAAGGTGATAACCCTGTGGCAACAGTTGACATGAATCTAGGTGCTCTTACATCATTTGGAGTGACACGTAAAACCAGCTTGTTGTTATGGTCTACGACACCAAATCCTGCACTATCCGTACTACTTCCTCTAAGGTTTCCTATATACCAGTAGGTGTCATACCAGTTGAACCTTAATCCGTTTCTTATAGAAGTAAACCCACCATTATCGTTCTTGATAACTCCGTTATCTTTATAGATATTGGTAATATCACAATTTTCCACTCCCTTGAATACGATTGCGCCGGAAGTGGAAGCGGATGTAAGGGTTCCAGTCATAGTATCGCCAGCCTTTTTCACCCATCTACCGTCCAATACGGAAGTAGGGATATGACTTGCATCTATGACTTTACTTGAATCAGCCTTTTTCAATTCAGCCCACATAGCGCCAGCGTCAAGTCCTCTCTGCCCAGCCATGTCGTACAGTTTCTTTATCGTGTACGCATTAAACGTATTGTCAAGGTCTGAATCGGAGAAGGTTGTGCCGTCAGTAAGGTTTGCGAAGCTGTAAACGGTATTTACAACACCGCTGCCACCACCGCTACCACCGCTACCACCTGTTTTCACGCCAAGAGCAGATACCCAACCGTCCGAGTAGAATCCTACCGTGTTTCCGTCTGTTCTATGCTTCACTCTCAGAGCCTTGTTTGCAGAATCGTAAACAAGTTGGGCATCTCCTATCTGTATATATTCGTTTGCTGTAAGTCGTGCTGCGGAAACGCCACCTGTAAATCCTGCTGAAACGCCATTGAGGTGTCCTTGTTTGTTTATTTGTATTACTCCTACATCTGACGTATCTCCATTAGGACGGAAATAAATCATACCCTCATTTCCATAGCTTGATATGACGGTTTTGCCTGTCGTGTTACGGAAAACAGTATTTCCGCCATAAGACAGACCGATACCACTATTCATCAGAATATTCTTGGTAAATGTCTTTTGTCCCGAAATAGTCTGAGCAGTAGTCAAGGTAACGGCATCAGTAATCCCGTACCCTGCCAAAGTGGTAGGATTATCACCAACTGTAACACGCCCGTAGGTGTCTACTGTAACTTTCGTATATGTACCAGCATTCACCCCCGTGGTAGCCAGTGACAATGTGCGGTTTGCGGACAGGTTTCCACCTCCCGTAAGACCAGTTCCTGCACTTATCGTTATGGTCTTGTCCGCTTTCAGTGCAAGAAGTTTGGCTAGGTTGTCGCTTTCCGTAAGACCGTCAAGAAACGCTTCAAGCTCTTTCCATTTGTTGATGATGTTATCGGCATCGCTTCCTTCTAGGAAGTTGTTCAGCTTATTGCTTAACTGTGTTACGGTATTGTTAAGCGTGCCTAAGTCCTGTTGTTTAGCATTTGTTCCGCTTCCCGTACCACTTCCACCTAATGTTACATTTGTCGTATTCTGTGTTGAAGCGGCCTGATTCTCCTGTGCCAGCCGTTCATAGAAAGACAGTATCTTTCTTCTTGCAATGGTGCATGAATATGACGGGAACATATTCTCCTTGGAGTATTTAATCTCCAAAGACTGTATCTGTAACTGCATATCCACTATCTGACCGTTATCAGAGAAATCGAATACGCCTATTCCATCATCCCTTACCTTTAGCATATTTCCTTCTATGAAGTCAATGAAAAGATTAGGATGCTCTGCGACAAATCCGCTAGATATGTCAAGTGAAACGGTTCGGTTCTCATGGTCATATCTTGACAGGTAGTCAATAGCCGCCTTTTCAAGCGTATTCTCAGCCATTGTCACATACGATTCGGGCATGACAATATTCAGAATGACAAATTCAGTTCCTGCTGCAATTGAAGGAGATTTACCATCCGTATAAAGGGGAAGTTTGGCATTGTCGCTATCTGTTCTGTAACATGATATTTTATATCGTGCCCCCTTGTTGAACATGGCAACATCCTCTTCCGTTTCCCCCGTATCACCGTTCACCTCACCGTAAAGAGGAATAATACCGTTTTTGTTTATCTTAAATTCCGTTCCCGTATAAGTTCCTGTACGCATACTGAACACCGCGTCCGTTACAGAAGCATATTTATAATAGAACCTGTCCTGTGAACCGTCCTGATTACCGAAATGTATGTTGCAGGTCATTTCCTCACTAAAGCCTATCTTACAGCTTTCGGCAGGAACATCGGAATCAAACGTGAACTCAACACGTATGGTGACTGTCGTATTCTGACCTTTTTCTATATATCCTACAAGAGCGGTCTTGTCGTAAGGTATTTCAAGCATACCAGTAGCACCTTCCTCTCCGATAACAACCTCTTTCAATGGAGAAGCCTGCCCCAATACATGGTTTAAAACCATACGTAGGTTAATCTTCACCTTTTTCCCTACAGCATCACTTCCTATAGGTAATATACTGAAAAGCATCTTCCCGGAGAATGTGGCAGTAACCTTTACAGGCTGGTCATAATATGCCCTTGTACCATATATATCAAAACTCTCGAAATCCCTGTACTTGTCAAACATAGCATGGGGTTTGTACTGGGGCTGCACATTGTCGTTTATCTTGTCGGATGAATCACCGTCCTCATATACTTTGTACCCTAGGTTGAATCCGGGAGAGGTCATATAAATGAAGAAACTGTCACTATCATCACTCTTTATAGGAGTAGAACCGATAATCTTATCTATTCGTGTAGATGCGCTAGCACCCTCACCTGCCACCTTTCCCGATTGAGGGTCTGGTTCTCCATCCGCCTTGTATGTATCCCATTCTGGAAGTCCTGACGGGTACAGATCGCCAAGTTTTTTCCCTCTGATGGAAGGGTATATCCCACTGAACGTGTTTGATATGGTTTTTCCTCTCACACCATAGTTCTTCAATCCGTATTCGCTGTCAATATAATATCTTATATTCCCGTCAGAATCATTCGGAAGAAGGATGTACGGGCAATAGCGTGATTCATCGGCAGGCTTAGCGTCTTTCTTGTATTCGGGAGGAACGTTCCTGCTTCCACCTTGTGGTATGATTCGGGTTATGACAGGTGTGCTTGTATCTACGGAAGAGGAAACTTTTACAGCACCCCCACCGTCACCCTGCTTGAATGTCCAGTTTACGGACGGTCTTGTCTTGTCCGTAATGGTTATTATCCCACCGTTCGCTGTCGTTGAGAAGTAATAATTGAGATAAAACTTGTCATAGAAGTTCTTCAATGCTTCAAACAGGTTGGTCCCATCGGTTATATCAATCATATCCTCCGTCAGTTCGCCTTCCGCATCCACGTTGAGCGTCCATGTGCCAATGCCTGTATATCCTGCACCCAATGACGCATTGTAAGATTCTATATTTGCTTCTATACGTGCGGCAAGCTGTTTTGCATCACCCCAGAACTGGAACAGACCGCCATGAGTGTATCTTATCTTATTTATTTCCCCACCTGTTCCGCTTACTATGTCAAGAAATGCCACATTCTGCAAAAGCACCTCCTTACCGTAAAACAGAAGGGAGTATTTGTATTTTCCTGCTTCGTTAAGATTATCTCCCGATGGGGCTTGGTACAGGGTGAATGTATTACCGTTATATACGACTGTATCGTATTCCGATTCACTCTTTGAGTTGTATGCCTTGAACTCTATCGGAACAACGGAAACGACTTCACAAGTCAATTTTCTCACTTCCTGCAAAGACGGGCTGTATGAAAAATCAGCACTCTCCGCAATAACCCTATTTCCTCTTTTAATCTGTAAAATCATTGGTCTTTAAAGCGTTGGTTGGTCAATACTGAAATTTAACGAAAATGTATAGGCGGACACAAGTCGGTCCGGGTTCTGCAAGTCCTGAACGTCCTGATAACTCATCTTTGCGCCTGTTTCAAAACCCGTGCATCTTATCACCTGCTTTGCCGATTCTCCCCATACATCATTCCATATAGAGAAAGAGGATGAACCGTATGGCGTACCAGGAGTGGCAGGTATCACATTGGTTATATATGAATAGAACGAACGGATATTCGTCTTTACCGTTTCCACATCTCCCAAAGCGGCAAATGTTATGCTTCCTTCCGTTGGCTGGTAAACAGGCGTGACAGGTTCGTACACCTTCTGACCGTTCTTGTCATACCATTTTTCGGCATAGGCTTCCTTTCTTGTCGGCAAATCCCATAATCCCTTGCTTTCAAGTATATACAGCCTGTATGTGGCATACAAATCCTTTGCCGTATCGCTTCCTTTCTTTATAAAATATTTAGATATAGCCATTCGTGTACATTGTTTGTTAGTGCAAAAATAACAAAAATAGTCTTAGAAACCATCTAGTTTTAAAAAATAATTTTCTATATTTGCATCACAATCAGTGCTTTGGATGAGTGGTTTAGTCAACGGTCTGCAAAACCGACAACAGCGGTTCGATTCCGCTAAGCACCTCAAGTGATTGGATTTTTTTTTGTTCATAATCAAACTGGAACGCCCTGCCAACTGTGAAGCTAGCAGGGCGTTTGTTTTAGTCAATTATAACTTTTATCGCATTTCCGCCTGACCTTGGGGCAATGGAAACGACACTCAGAAGTGCTGTCTTTATCGCCATAGTTGCGGCAAGCTGCTGGGTGAGAACCTCCAACTGTGACTGCTGTATGGCTGTCATGTTCGTTCCTCCCGTTCCTGCCGAACCACCATTTAACGATACCAACTGACGGAGAAGATCGCTTTGTACAACCATTTCGTATCTCATCCCGTTAAGATACCCCAACGCTTGATTAAATGCATTCTCGTCAACTCCTGCAATGGCATTGGACAGACCTTCCGCATTTTCCTCCGTTTCAGTAAGCATACCACCAAGGGCGTTGTTTATCTCATTGACTACACCTCCGGCTTCCGCAAAGGCTGATTCCAATGAACCCATTACATTTCCTAGTATTATAAGTTCATCCTTATCTATCTTGTTATCCGCAAACATACCACCTTTGCCGTCTGCTCCGAACAATGTGGTCTGTACCTGTTGCATTGCCTTTTCTATGTATTGTTGCTGTACCCAACTCTTAACAACATCTCTCATAACGTCTGCCACAGTGTCCTTATAAGCCTTTGCAGCATCCTCGCCTTTCAGCCATGCTTCAACAAGAGCATCACCTATCTGACTAGCCCAGTCTTTCAAGTCAATACTATACAACTCACTGGCAAGTGTTTCTGTATAATATCTTATCTCGTACTCTAATTCTTTTATGGTCTGTTTGTATCCTTCTACCTTTTCCCTGTCGGACTTTTTCTTATCTTCTTCGGCAGCAAGAATATCCTTTTGAATCTGCAACTGTTCTTTTAAGTTGGAAACCTGTTGGGATGTCACCTCATCAAGTCTTGCCGGGTCTATAATGTGCTCAAATTCCTTTTCAAGCATATTATATATATTGGTCAACTTCTTTGATTCAAATTCAAGATCTTCTATATGCTTTTGGAGCCTTTTGTCATGCTGTCTGTTAAATGTAGCGATAACATCAAGAGGCATGGATATTGCCGAGCCTATCGCACCTGCAAAATCACCGCTTTTGAATGAATCCCATGATTTCTTCACGCCTTCATTCATAACTCCCATAACTTCCGAGAACTGGTTCATTTCTCGCATAAATCCGCTCTCGGTATCCTTACCCATAGAATCCATGAGGTTGGACACGGATGCTATTATCTGCTGCATGGCTTTTATGGCATTGTATATGTTGGTTATGATAAAGTCGATAAGATTTACCGTCTGCAAAGCGTTCTGTGCGGCAGCCATCATTCCTTTACCAGTATTGACAGCTTCCTGTCCGCTCTTATATCTTGATTCGGCTTCCGACTTGGCACTCAAAGCGGCATTGGCGGCTTCTTCATCACCATTCTTCATTGCGTCCTCATATGCCTTGGAAGCATTTTTGATGTCAGCCATAGCCTGTTGCATATCATTCATACCTGCCATCATCTTTGACTTTTCAGCATCATATCTCTTGTTGTACAGACCTTCAATACCATCTTTCATGTATGTTTGCAAGTCAGACTGATTGTTCTTCATCGCCTTCTCTATCTGCTTGTCCACGCGTTCAAGTTCTTTCATGTACTCTCTTGCACTGATAGCACCCGATCTGAATGCACTATTAAGCATTTCCCTTGTCTTGTCAGCTACAGTATTTGCAGCTTCCATAGACATTGCTTCCACCGCACCGAAGAAGTTTTGATAGTCGGTAGTCAACTTAAACAAGTCCATCTCTTCGCTTTTCTGCAATGCGGAAATCAAGGATGTATTACCCATTCCTCCTGCGGTTGCGATCTTTTTACGGTACTTTTCTCTGATAATATCCACCTGGGTATAATAATCTCCATATTCAGCCAAATCATTAGCATATTGTCTAGCCATCTCACCGAAATAGCCTTTCCATGTGTCAATCATACCTTGGATAACTTGTTTCTGTTCATCACCTATATTCTCATTCCCCTTAATAGCCTCCTGTACCTGATTGATATACTGGTTCATTGAGGTGAATGAAGATGTGTCGGGCACGACAGAAACGCCAAGGTCAAGATTCATTCCTGCCAATGCGGATTGCAAATTGTTATATATACCTGCTGCAAAACTTTCAGCCATGGTAGATGTGTCACCGCTGAATTGAACGGCAAGGTCTAAGGCAAGGTCTGAATCACCCGTTATCCCAAGTATGTCACTGTAAAAGTCATACTTGTTCTTGTATCTGTCAAACTCATCCGTAATCCTCTTCATCACCTTCTTGGCTGCATCAACATAAATTTCAGAGGACAATTCGGCTGATTTCCTTGCATTTTTAACAGCATCCTGTGGAACACGTGTTTCCAATTCCTTTGCAGCCTTGTTGTAATTGTCAACAATAGCCTGTTTGTCATATACAAGGTCTACGCCAAGTTTTAACGCCTGTGAACCGTAGATGGATTCAATCTGCTTTTTGGCTTCTTCCTTACCTATGTTAATGCTCAAATCCTTGAACTTGGAATAGGCGGATTCAAGCAATGACAACCTGTTTTTCCAAAGGTCAGCAAGAGGATCTCTTTTTTGTGCTTCCTTTTTCTGCTTTTCCAGTTCAAGGTTGAATTGTTTTGCTGTTCCCGTAGCCTTTGACATCGCTTCGTTGGCAGCGTTAAACTCGCTTATTATTTGCCTTAATGTTTCAAGTTCTTCAGGGTCTACCAATCCTGTCAGTTCGTATTTATCCCCTACTTTTTTCAGTTTACCCTCTTTGGAAAATTTGTCAATAGTTCTCTGATAGTTTTCTATTGTACTTTTTGAATCCTTATATTCCTTTTTTACGGCATTAAAGAAATCTTCTACAGTCTTTATATCTGACGTTTTGATTGTTATAGTCCACGCTTTTCCTGTAATCTCGTCAAGAGATTTCTTCCATCCTGTCAATCCTGCTTGGGCTTCCCTATCATCAAGTTCAAATTGAATACGCCATCTTTCTTTTGCTAGTTCGTTTAATTTCTTTCTAGCATTTTCCCCTAATTCATTAGCTACTGCAAATTCATCAAGATGTATCTTTAATTGTTTCTGTTGCTCATCAGTAAGGTTTTTTACATCTATATTACCAAATACATCTTTAAGTTTTTTCTCAGTATATTTTGCAAATAAATTAAATGATGATTCAAGTTTTTTTACTTCATCCGTAATGCCCATCCTCAATTTCTCATACTCCTTCAACAATTCCTCACTGTCAAAATGGGTTTTGTTCTTGAATATTTCAAATGTCCGTGCATCTCCTGACGTTTCAGCCAAAGAACGTATCTTCTCTACAATAGTAGCCGCCGAAGCCCCTTTGTTTATCAGTTCGGTAAGTTCGTTTCTCCATTCCTTAGTACCCTTACCCATATTTATAATCTCCTTGGATGCCTGTACTATCTGCCCACGAAACTCTTCTATATCCTTACTTGCCGAAGTGAGTTTTACAGACGATTTCTCGTAATCTTTAAGCATATCAGAGAATGAATCGCCAAATACGCCCGTAGATGTTGCCTTATCCGCCTTGAACATTATATCCGCATTTTCAGCAGCACGTTTATAAACCTGCTCTAGTTCCGATGCTGACTTTTGCAGATATTCCACACGAGATCTCTGATCATCTATTTTCTTGCTATTTTGTACTATATACTGCCCCATATTGCCATATTTAGACAATACTCCAGTAAGCGTTTCCTCATACGACTGCAACTGTTTCGTGTCAAGCTGTTCAAGGTTTTCCGGGGTGAGTTTGTCGAAGTTTATCTTGTCAAGGTCTTTTTGCAAATCACTGTATGATTCACGGAAAGACTTTGCACTGTCCTTTATCTTCTGATTGAACTCTTCCGAACGTGCAGACATAATATGAAACGCTTCCGCTACAAGCCCTGCAACGGTAAGTATTGTCATAAGAGGATTAGCCTTTATCGTAAGCCACAATGTTTTCAATGAATTTGTCAAACCGAATGTTGCCAGTTTGAATCTGTTCATCAACATTGTCGTTTTTGTCATAGACAACATTCTTGCAGCTTCCGCACCCGTCAGTTTAAGTTCGGTGACAAGAAGATGCCGTTCAGCCTGTGTCAGCATATTCGTGGCAAGAATACGTTTTGCCATCTCTGCTGACATCTTTCCCGAATTAACGGCAGCAACTATCTCTACGGCAGACAGTTTTGACGCTGTCGCTATCTTCCACCTCTCGGCAGTAGTGAGCGTTCTGTACATTGCAGCCTGTTTAAGCAACTGGGCTTCCCGTAATTTCTCAGCCTTAATAGCATTAGTTGTTGCGACAACTTCTTTTCCTAGCATGGCTGTTCTAGCCAACTGCAATCCTTTCAATGCGGCATATCCTACAGCAACACCCTCTATTGCTTTGGAGAAATATCTCCAGTTGTTCATCGCATCGGTTATGCTTCCAACAATTCCTTTCAGAACGGAATCATTCGCCTCGCCTATGTCATTCATCATAATCTTGTATGAATCGGCAAGGTTACTTACCATACCTTTCAAAGATGCAGCTTGTATTTCCTGCATTTTGTAGAACATACCACCATCTTCCGTCATTGTGGTAAACATCTCCCGAATATACTCAAAAGGAATCTGACGTGTTGATATGGCGTTGAACACATCATCAGTAGTTTGAGCCACGCCTCTTACTTCTTCCAGTTTTTTTCTTAATGCGTCCAATGCAGGAATACCAGCTTCTGTCAACTGACGTAATTCCTGTCCCCTTAACACACCTGCGCTTCTTATCTGTCCATAAGCTAGAATAATACGCCCCATATCAACACCAAGACCTGCGGAAACGTCCGCAAGGCTTTTCATTGTACCGTACAATTCATTGACAGGTATCTGGAATGCTGCAAGCTGTTTGGTATATCCAACCAAATCACTGAACTGGAAAGGAGATATTACAGCAAGCCCCTTAATCTGACTGAATATCTGGTCAGCCCGTCTTGCATCCTGTATAATGGCACGTAAAGATACCTGTTGCAGCTCGAACTCCCCACGAATGGAAACAAGTTCCTGAAACATATCTCTGAAAAAGTAGAATCCGGCATAAGTCTTTATCGTATTGACAAACTCACGCATCATTCTGCTCTGCTTTGTCAGTTCCTCGGTAAATTCCTTTGAACTTGCGGCATTTTTCTGATTGGTCTGCTGCATCTTTGTTCCATAGGATGTAGCTTCGTTTACAAACTTGTTGTGTTCCTGTATCTTCCTGTTGAGAAGAGTAAGGGTACGGTTATAGTTTGCGTCAGTCGTATTAAGCGCATTACGCCTGTTCGTTAATTCAGAAATAAGATTGTTAGCCTGATTGATAGACGTAGGATTGATGCTCAACAATTCATTCGTTGATGTTTTTCTTAAAGATGATTGCAACTTCTCCAATCTGCCTTGCAATTTCTGAATAAGAGCGTCAGCCTTTGTTATCTGATTGCTGTTTAAAGGAACTTCAACCTTAAATTTATTCAATAGTTCAAGGCGTTTCTGTATAGCGGCAATCTTCCTGTTCAAGTCCTCAGCACTTCCCTCTGGCATACCAAGGGCAAGTCCAGACTGACCAGAAAGGTATTGTAGATACTTCTGATTGGTCTGCTGCATCTTCTTACTCGCCTGTTCCTGCTTTGATGCTTGTCTATCCATCTCCTTTGTCCGTGCAATCTCCATCTCGTATTGCTGGCGTAGAAGGTTAAGTTCTCTTTCATCGGAAATGGACAATTTAGGCGCACTGTTAGCAGTAAGGGAATATGCGGTTTTCAATCTGTTCAATTCAGTCACAAGATCATCTATCACTTTCTTCTGACTTTCAAGATTGGCTTTTCTTGTAGCCATCCCCTTATCTCCGCCTGCATTGCCTAGGTTACGGTAAGTCTTTTCCAGCTTGTCATACTCTCTTGTCGCTTCGACAATCTTGTTTGACAACCCTTCCATCTGAACAAGTATATCCATTTTCTTGTTCGACTTTCCTTTCCCTACCTTGGACGCGTTTTCATTCGCTTTATTTATCTTATCTACAACCTCGCTAAGTTCTGCATTCATTTTGCCTATATCGGTCAACATAGGCTTGAAGGACATCTCCTGGTTAAAGGTGTCCTGCAACTTCTTCTGTATATCCTTTATCTGTTTGTCAAGACCGGAATCATCTAGCCCAATCTTAAACTTTAATGCTCCTAAATCAACATCAGCCATAGTTATTGTTTTTTTAATTATTGCAAAAATAGCAAAAATAAACACAATAGCATGATTTACAACAAACAAAAACCCATTAGTATTTTTTAACATATTAAAAATTGTGGATAAAAACGATTATGTTATCTTTGCAATAAAATAATTTTTTAACTATGGCTATAGAAGAAAACAAAGTAACACTCGTTGGCGTAAATTCAGCTAGCGTAACATTCAGCAATGAAGCTAATGTGGAAAAACAATACAAGGTGAATGCGAATGTAAACGTATCAAACGGAAAAAACATTGATTCATTTGATGGCGGAGAGGTGAAGTCATTGGAATCAGAGAACCAACTCGCCACATTCTATTTCAATCAGAACGGTGGTATCGCAATCAACTACAACGATCATCCCGATTTGGAAGCACAAATTGCTATCATTACCATCATCAACTCTTTCGTAACCGATGTGAAAAAATACATTAACACGAAAGGAATCTCATCAGTTTCAATCTAAAAAAGGCAAGAAAAATGACGAACCAAGAAATGTTTTTAAAGAGATTAACTCTCTTGAATATCCCCTTATCACTAGAAGGGAAGGAACTTCCATCAGAACTGAAAGCAAAAATCATGCTTATGCGTGTCGCTTACGACAAAGCTGCAAAAGCATTCGATGATGATATGCAACAGGTTCTTAAAGAAATAAAGAAGGAAGGATATGACGAGCGCGCACAGAAAATCAATCACATGAAAGAGATTGACGGAAAGGAAGATGCGACAAAAGAGGAAAAGAAAGAAGCGGATGAAATCAGAAAAACAGAAGAAGATTTCAACAAGGAAACAGAAGAACTGAACAAAGCATACTCCGAAGCATACCAAGAGAAAATGAAAGAGGAATGTGATATGAAGCCTAGAAAATTCGCTTTTGAAGGATTCGCTAAAATCATTGAACTTATTGGTACTGACGGTGCAATTAAAGTGAAATGGAACTCTCCCGAAGCATTGGAAATACCGAAGGAGGAATTTATCTCGCTTATCGCAACAAATCTAGTAGATGAATAAGCCATTTTCTATATTGCTATTTTTTTTGTTACTGTCGTGTTCTTGTTCACGCAAGCTACTTCCATCTTCGACAAATACAACTATAGTAGACCACAACACGACAGTAACGGAAAGAGTAGTATGGCAATCAAAAATAATAACTCTTCCAACAGAACACATACAACATACAACATTTGAAGACAGTTCACACTTGGAAACATCATTAGCCATATCAGACGCTAAAATAATGTCGGATGGCAGGCTTTTTCATAGTTTGAAAAACAAGAAAGACTTTTTACAAGACAGTATTCCATCCTTGGACAAAGAAACGGTAGTGACGAAAGATTCGATAATAACCGTAGAGAAAATTGTAGAAGTAAAGGTAGAAAAGGAATTGTCTAAATGGCAAAAAATACTAATCAATCTTGGATACATAGGTATCGGTTTCATATTGTTTTCAGGTTACAAAATAGCCCGAAAGTTCGTGTAACTTTCGGGCTTATTTTATTTATCTACTGAACTAGGTGCTGGACCACTATCCTTTTTCATCCGAAGAATCACAGGATCGGTAATGTTATGGTAATACCCGTCTGTAGCTTATACACGATAGATAATTATATACAATTAATTATACAATTATATAAATACCTAACAATTTCTGTTTCTACATATCGCCAGATTTTATAAATATAGCTCTCATGCTTAAATTTGTCCATTGATTTTGCCCAGATTGTTGTGCTTGTAGGTTAATGCGCACCATTTTGGATGTACTTGTAGCAAAACCTTCAAAGGCAGATCCAACGGTTACATAAACAGTCTTAGTTTCTTTACCAGAAAGTATTATGTCTGATGCCATAGGATTCATGTCTATTCCTGTAACAAACTCAGCATTATAATATCTAGATACAGAACCGCTTCCACCTGAATTAAGAGTACCGTTAACTTCTATACGAAATCTATATTGTTTGGTTATGTTAGTATTCCCCTCTCTTTTATTAGTAACCGTAAACTTAAATAAAATATTTGAATATTTAGTATAGATATCAAACGGGTTACTAGGATTTATGCCAGCAGTAAGATCATGCCAATTCATTTGACCATAATATGCAATACCGTTAAGAAGAGCAGATATTAAAGGTTCATTTACTATTCTAAATATCATAACAGGATAATTATCATTATCCCAAGGAATAGGAACGCTCATAGGATATGATTCATCTCGTAGGTAAAAAAGTGCATAAATATTTCTCCCAATATCAGATTCAGAAAATCTAAATTCTATTTGAGCACCCATTCCTCCGTTTTCAATAGGCGTACTAGCCAAAATAGTTCTTATAACAGCAGGAACAGGCACAGTAGTAAGCGGATTTTGATAATACAAATCAACAGCTAATTTAAGTTTAGAAACTGTATGGCTTAACGCATAATCCAAATCACTAAGGACTATACTATTGTCTGAAACTTTCGTATAACGTACTTGATATAAATATACCGTCTGAGCTTGATAATTTACTGTAACAACATTATCTTTAATTACGCACGTCCTTAAAAACGTTTCCGCATTATGATAATACCCATCAAAATCCAATATCCTAAATGGTTCGCTATTTCCACCTCTTGGAGGCTCATATTCATAAGATGTATTATTTTTGTAACTAGACAATACATCCCCATTGACATTTACGTTCAACCCGCAATTAGCATTATTATCACTTTTCCACCAAGTATCTAATTTTGAGTTTATAGCCACATCAGCATATCTTACAGGCTTTTTCTTACTCCATTTATTTATTTTCCCGTGGGTGTTTGCACAAGCATACCCTAAATCATAACCATCACTAGTAGGATCGATACCTAGAGTAGGATATACATCACTATCCAATCCGACAGGTGCAGTAATTTTACCGTTAGAGTGACCCATAGACTACACCTCCACAAATTTATTGCAGACGATATTGCCGCCTAAAGCCAAACTACCCGTCACACGTACATCACCATCAATAATGATAGCTTGTGACAAATCAAACTCTTCTGGTATATCACTACCATCTAAGGCTATTATCTCATAAAGCCCCTCTGTCGGGCTAAAGCCCCCCTGTCGGGCTAAAGCCCCTCTGTGCTCCCTCGCTCCGCTTCGGTCGCACACCAAATTTCCGTTTACAAACAAATTAATTTTCATGTTTATTTTTTTTTTAAATATTTCGCAACACTATCCATTACACACTCAACACACCAACCTAAAAGGTATGCAAAGTGCTCATCCTGCCCATTTTCATATCCCATAGAAATATCACAATACCCAAATACATTACAAGCATAATGGATAGATTCATGAGCAACAGTTCTCACCCCTATACCATCGTTGGATAACCAAATAAGTACACCTAAATGGTTTGTACTTTTTTCCCTTACAAAAATAGTCATGCCATTACATCTCTTAATTTCATCTTTGGATGTATCTATCGGGTCATGATTAAGTTTGGTGAATTTTCTATATATTTTTCCCCATTGATCATCCCCCCCACTGCAACATACAGTTTAAGGGGATATATTTTAGGATCGTATTTTGTTATCATCGCAAAATGTCTTTTAGTAATATATCGGGATGCTCTTCTTTAGGTTTAGATTCTTTGAATCTATATATAAAGCCACTTGCATCCTTGTTAGCTTCCTCATATAAATCTTCTGTAAGAGAAGCCTTGTACAACTTAACTTTCTCTTCAAAATGATAATCAAGTTTAGGCTGGTCCATTATTACTGCCTGTATATAACTCCATGAATATTTCCATAGCAAAGCCCAGTCCTTGATTACCATCAATCCTCCGAATAGCCTTAAATCTCCTCTGAATTGGGGGAAATCTTTTTGGATAGATCCTCGTGAGCCGATTTTGCATCGAGAGATAATTTCATGGCATCCTTCTTGCTTAATGTCGCTGTCGTATCTATCAAGAACGCTAAACGGATTGTATTTGTAAAAAAATCACTTACATTAGCCCCCTCCACGATGGCTTCTATCAACGGAGTTAGTTCCTTATGGTCATAGTGCCTGCTTAACCACCAAGCGTATATACGTCTTGCAAAAGGAATTATCTCAAAAAACCAATAGTTATTCAATACTCCTGCCGCTGCAACTTTGTACGGAATAGATGCGTCATTTTTCATAATTGCAATCATTTCCTTTTTCGCTGTATCGGGATTGATAATGTCACGTATCAACAGCTTGTCTACAATATAATCGTATGCACCCAGTCTAAGACCACGCACCTTGAATTTCTTATTGCCAACCATAACCTCTTTGTATTTATGAGTGGCAAACTTCTGCATCTTTATCTGATCATCTAAGTCAGGTTGTTTCCAGTTGAATATTCCCATTTTTAAACTAACTTGAACGGTTTAATCATTAATTTTCCTTTCACATCTACCTTTGATATGTTCTTTGGAGTATTTGTATAAACGAATACCCTTGTATATTTAGACGATACAATATCAAGTTTGGCATCGTCAATCAAAGAAACATGAACTATGCTGTTATCAAGCGCAACAAGGCTTACACAGCTGTTATCCTTGACATACATTTCTCCTATACCGAAATCGTTGAATGTGACAACACAATCACACGAACCATTAAAAATAGACCATTTAGGATTGCTTATGAAAAGATTGGTATCATCAACAAAGATATTAAACTTCTCCCTAACACCAGCAAACTCCTTCTTGATTATTTCATTTGACGGGAACCTGTTTAACAGGCAGAAGTCAATGCCTCTGATATATTTCTCGCATAATTCATGTTTGTCCGGGTTTCCCCATCCATTTGTCCATTCCTTACACAGTCCAAGGCTTATAGCTTTTAGCTTTAATTTATCAGACAATTCTTTATCTGTCATGGTGTTATTTTTTACAGCAAAAATACAACAAAGGTTAACAAAAATCAAACACAATCAGTTAAAAAACAATAAAAGCCGGACGAAAACGCCCGGCTAATAATTCATCACCCGTCTACATCAAGCACTCACTCCCGAATTGTCAAGTTCGAGAACCATCATGGTTTTCAAATACTGAGTGTTAACTTCCAATGCTGTCACAGTAACGGAGAATCCAAGATATCCAGCGTTACTTGGAGCACCTGTGAAGCTGACAGCCCATGATGCCTTCGGGAAGAAGATCATACGGTCACCAGTACCGTTGATAATACCGATAGGACGTACAAACTGCTTGAATGAGCTTGCACCAAACGCTTTCAGTTTCTGAGAAGTTCCCTTACCGAAAGCTTCAACAGTATCAGTTAAACTATTTAATTCCAACTCAGCCTCTGCTTCATTTCCTTGCGTAAAGAAAGCGAAAGCGGCTTTTGAAGTGGACATACCTGTAAAGGTAAATGCCATAGTACCCGGTGTGATATTCTGGAATACGGTAGCACCCTGCTCGTTCTTTGTTTCAGAAGTGTCAGCGTCAGTACCAGCGGATTCCGTAGTACCAGATTCAATATTGGGAAGAATCTTCGGTTTCTTAAAACTTGAATATTGAGTTTCATCGGTAATCTCAATCGCATCAAATGTCAAAGCAGCCGACTGCCCGTTCAAGTAAGCAGGGCTGGTGTCTAAATTTACTCGTGCCATTCTATTTTCTGTATTTAAAAAGTTATTGTTAATTGTTGAGAGCGTATCTACCGATGCGCCTCCACTGTTTTTTCTCACGTTTTTCATGCAGCTAATCCTTTGAAATATCAACATTCAACAGGACGGACATATAATAGAACCCAACCCCGTCAAACATTGGTGGTAAAACATTAAATATCTCGAAATGAAGCTGCACAGTCTTTTGCGGGAACAGTTCTACCATTTTCTCACTCAACGCATCCATGACAGACGGATATACGTTCCCGGGCAATGCCCTTACAAACAGAGTAACCGTAGCCATTGTTTCGCCTTTCCCGAAGTGACCGTAGGGGCCGCTCTCGGTATTGCTGACAATTCTTGTATTGTTGTTTACGACAATAAAACTAGTTACCTTATCATCAACACTTGCAGGACGCTGCACCTTATATACATCGTCAGCAATCTTCTTGTCCAATACAATATTGTACAAGGTGGTATTTATTGTTGAAGGATTAAAGTAGCCCATAACTTCACTTAAAATATTTGTTTAACATATTAGCTGCAATTTTCTTAAAAACCACAGTATATTTACCCCCTTTTAAATCTGTCTTTGTCTTAATCCAAGAATCTGAAAGAACGTTCAACAGGTGATAGTTCTCAACATACTTGGCATAATACATGACAGCAGCGACAACCAGTTCATATTTTTCAGAACCATCGGATTTATAACTGTTGAAGAAATCTTCGGCAAGTTCACGCCCCCAATACTCGACATTGTTACGTTTCCTAGGCTCATTTGCAACTTTCGTTGCATTTGCCCACACAATCTTCTTTAGGACCCCATCTTTGTAAATGCCACATCCATAACTATCTTCAAGATTGAAAGTTTGGTTGGTAAAGCCCTCCAAGTCTTTTATATCATCCATGATATTCGTGGCGATATCTTCCATGAACTGCATGATAGAAGCATCCAAGGCAAGCTGGACATTACTACCAAACTCTTTCAATACTTTATCGTTGTTATTTGCCTGCATTTTTTGTACTTGTTTTTCTTGTTACTGGTTTACTCAGTTTCTCAATCTGCTTTTTTAGCAAATCTCGATCATCTTTAGCGCATTTCAGTTCTGTTTTAATATCATTCAGTTCATTGTAAAGCTCCTGTATCTTCTGATAAGCACCGTGGAGAGATTGCTGATAACTCAAAATTTCCTCTTGCGCCTTCTTCAACTGAGCACCCTGAATAGCAAACCCCTTTTCAAGATTGTCCAAGGTAGAAGAATCAATTTCAGTTTCCATCTTTTCCTTCTTCTGCTTAAACATTAACATTGAAGTTAGAAGGGTTATGCCATTTGTACCCAACAAAGCAAGTATTATTTCCGTCCAATTGATTGTCATAGTATTCTAGTTTTCTATTTGGTTAAAGTATATCACCGTACCAAATTCCATATTGTTAAATGGAGGTTTCTTTATCTCACGCCAACTATTGCTGTTGTCCGAAAACGGATGGTTGAAATTCTGCCAATCCAACAGACACCCGGAAGGTATGGTTACATCGTTATCTTCTAGGTAGGCGGCATATTCTGATTTGTCAACATCATTCGTTTCCGAACCTGTATCCTTTTCCTGTATATTTGCCCTTCCTTCGTATATCATCTCCCAATATGGGGTAGTCTGATATTTATCCGAACTGTTCTTGTTCTGATAAATTCTCACCATATCAGGAAACATATCCTCACCTAAAATACTCTTTCCCATACTACCATCTTAATCTAGTTATTTCAACATCTGTTCCAACATCCAAATTCAAACCCCATTTGGCGTATAAATCCTTTGCGCGTTGCTCCAATCTTTTCTTGTCATTGATAGAAATAGTCTTGCTTGTGTCGGTAATTGACCAGTTTCCGGCTTTCTTTGTCTTTCCCTGTATCGTTGAAGGGGCAGTACAAACAATGAGCAACAAATCAGCATAAGCCAGATCCTTCTTCATCTCAGACGTTTCACGGCTATCATCAGACAAACGGAATCCCCATTTCTGGGCAACACTGATATACGATGTGTTTTTCAACTCATAGTCAATCTGTGCTTTCAGATATTCACGCATAGACATATAAAAATATGCTTCCACCTTCATGTTACCCTTTGCTGTTATCTGAGGTGTAACCTGAATAGTGTACGGATTATCTGAAACTTTCAGCCTATCTTCCGGCTTCAATGTTTCATTGTCAGCAATAAGCCAATATCCGAACTCCACACTTTCTTCGGGAATAGCTTGGAGCGTGAGAGTATCTCCAATGAAATACTCCCCTGCGCCTTTTGCTGTGCCTTCGCCATTTATATCAATAATGACCTTCATGGTTCAACTTTTTACAATCCTGTATTTGACAGTTCGTCAACCTTCATAATGATAAGGTTGTTAGGATTCTTCATCACAGGACACGCCCACAATTCACCTGAACTCTTTTCTGCATACGGTTCAGAAGAATACTGATGCAAGAATGCGATACGTCCGCCTTCCAAAGAGGAAATACGTACAGCCGGGTTGGTATCCTGCAAATACATTGACGGTGAGTTCTTGATACGGAAGAACTGACCGCTCTGAACAAGAACAACGGTGTTCTTTTCAAAAGACGGTTTGGCTTCCTCAATCACGCCAAGTTTGTTCCATTTTGATTTTTCCTCAATAGGGATAATCACAGGAATAGAGAACACCTTCATCAGCACATCAACAATTTCCTGATTGTTCATAGGATAGATTGTAGTAGATGCTGCGGCAGGAACAAGACGTGCCTGTACTGCTGCTGTCACTTTCGGGTGCATCAAGAAATTATCATACAAATCCTTTGACATTTCAAAATGATCGTATGGTATACCGTCATTATCGGCAATCTTGCACATTCTTTGAAGGTCTTTAATAGGATCTGCATTTTCGTTCGGTGTCCAGTCTGTATTGCTAAACCATTTCTGTTTTAACGCTTTCAACTTATGTTTTGCAGGAACACGATAGTCGATCTGAACAGGAATTGAGTTAGTGCCACTGGCTGTATAGTCAAGCATACCTGTAGAAAGAGCCTGATAAGTCATACAGTTCAACTCGGTATGGAAGCCTTGGATACACGCTTCCATCTTTGTGAACCACTTCTCACGGATCTTGTCAAGCAATGCACCTTGCGGAATGTCAAGTTCATAGAACTCCTGAATATCGGTTTCCATAAACTGAATGGCGTGACCCATCTTCGGAATACGGCCCGAATACCATTCAAATCCCGTAGTGTCCATAATAGGCTTTTCAGCCAAAGGAGCCAGCATTACAGGACGGGTAGCCTGTGTGTATTCGTCAACCATGACATTCCATGATTTACTCATCTGAGGAACATCCCAATCTCCGTAGCTTCTCCAGTTTTCGTTATCAAATTTCTGATTGGCATAATCCATAAGTTCCTGCATCTCCCCAGAGAAATGCCAATCATAGAAACTAAATGTCGATCTTTGCATAAAACGAAAAAATTTAATTAGTTATACAATGTGTAACGGAAAACGCAAGGATATGATTCATCATCCTTCATCGCCTTTTTGATTGCCGAAGCTACGGGCGGAATGCGTTTTTCCAAAATCTCACTTGTCACCATCCATGCACCGTTGAAAGGATAGAGAGTGGCACCGGGAATGGTGTCAACATCATAAGGCAGGATAGCATTAGGAATAACCTTGAATTTTGCGTCAATACCAGCCTTTGTAACTTCAACCAAAATATCGGTCAATTCCAATTTATCTGCATTCCCAGACAATGTAAGGATGTCATATTCGTCATGAGACGAATCAATAGCGTTAATGGTATAACCAGTTGTAGTACCTGCGGCAGTAGTAGGTGCTTTACCGACAACCATGCCAACCTTGGCAACTGTATTACCCATGATTTTTTCAACTTTTACCGTAGCACCAGAATCCGATTTCTCGTACATTCTGAATGAATAGTGAATGTCACCGCCATTCTGATTTGAGGAATCACATTTAATCATGGTACCAGCCGGAAGTTTGTTCCCAACTGTAGGCATACGTTCTACTGGAACGTTACATCCTACCAACAGTACGTGCAAAGACGTATCATTAGAAAAGATATGTCTTGCGCCACCAATCTTACTATAACTTGTTGCAAGAACTCCTGCTTTCATAATTAAAAAAACTATTTGTTAATTTTACTGTAATATCGGCTGACAATGTTGTTTTCCTTGTTAGCCTTATCTTCTTCTCTCTTTCTATCTATGAATGACTTTACATCGCTAGAACCACCCTTGTCAGAGATAAAAGGATTAATGCCATCCTTTGTGTATTTAGTACACGTTTCATTGTACTTTCCCTGTATTTTCAGAAGAATGCTTGTATCTTCCTCTTCGGGCGAAATCTGAATGTTCTCAAAAATGATGTTGCGCAACAACTCGTTAGGCATACCCGCTTCCGGGCGTTTAATCAAATCAGACAGCTTCTTGCGCTTTTCAGTTACAATCTGCTTCTGCTTTTCCTCCTGCTCTTTAGCTTCAAAATCTTTCTTGAACTTTTCAAACTCTTCAAGTTTAGCCTTGACATCATCGGGCAACTCAAACGGTTTCGGTTCGGGTGCTGGTGTCGGTGTAGGTTGTGGTTGCGGTTGCGGTGCTGGTGTAGGTTGTGGTGCAGAATGTGATTTTTCCCATTCCTTTTTCAAGTTGGATATCTCCTGTTCCTTGATTGTATCCCACTCTTTGCGCTTATCAGACGCAAACGCTCTTACCTGACCTGCCACAGTGTTCTTTAAATGATTCACAACACTTTCATTCCAGAACTTTTCCGCATTTTCCTGCGGTGCGAACGCTGAGAACTCATTAATTGTCTGTTCGATTGTACGATCTGTAATAACGGAGCTACTTTCTCCCAACGCATTCTTGATACCTTCAAAAATGACTTTTACATTTTCATCCATATACTATTTATTTTTTTTATGTGATTCATGCACAAGACCTTTGCGCACAGTAAGTACCTCTTACCGATGCAAATGTAGTTAAAAAATGTGTATAAGCAAAAAAATATTTAAAAAAACATTATATTTGCAAAATACATACAGAAAGATGGAAGAAATTGACTTAAAATACCGAGGATTAAAGACTAAGGATGTTGTCAAATCGCTGAAACGATATGGCAAAAGGGGAATCATACCATATAAAAGCCTTGATTTCGTCCAAAGATATATAGAGGACAGAAGAAGCAAGGGATACAAGGTAAATATGCTTGCCCCACAGAAAGGTTCACAGGAGGCATTTCTAAGGAACAGGGCAGGGATAAAGATACTTCACGGGAATCGTGGGGGAGGAAAATCCGTATGCCTTGGAATGGATATACTGAGTTCATGCAACCATCCGTCATTTTCCGCACTTGTTTTCCGTAAGGACAAGACATCCGCAGAAAAAGCGGACGGTATTCTTAAAGTGGTTTCAAAGATGGTTGAACCTTATGGTGAGTATATTGATTCAAAACGCCTTTCAAGACTTGACGCAGGAGGTGAAATACGGTACGATTATTTCGGTGATGCCTGCCTGTCGGGAGAAAAAGGCATAAATGAATTTAAGGACAGACAACAGGGTGGTAACGTTGTGAAGGTGGCGATAGACGAGTGCTCACAGGCAACGGAACCTATCATAAACTACCTTCAAACGGTATTGCGTTCATCATCAGGACTAAGAACAGGTCTTACAGGTGCGTGCAATCCAAACCCGTACAGCGATTTCTGGAGAGCACTGGTATCATGGTGGGTGGACGATGACGGAATAGCAATTCCAGAAAGATCGGGAAAGGTAAGATATTTCTTTCAATATGGAGATACTATACATGAAACAGCATGGGGTGACAGCCCACAAGAAGTATTTGCTCAGGCAAAAGATTATATCATCGCAAGATTCGGTAAAAATACCAAAATTGACGAAACAAACTGTAAAAGATACATCAAGAGCATAACCTTTATAGCTTCTGGGCTGGAAGATAACAAGATACTTATGGCTTCCAATCCCGACTATCAGAAAAACCTTGGAGGAACAGCACAGGAAGTATCCATAAACGCATTAGGTTCATGGAAGCTGATAAAAGGGGGAAACGAGTGGATAACCCGTGACGAAATGGAGGAAATGTTCTCATCTCAGCCTGTGTTTGACGATTATTTTGAATGTGCTACACTGGATATAGCATACGGTCTTGGTGACGTTTGTGTAATGGGGCACTTCATAGGACACCACTTACAAGACCTAGAATGGTCAAACACATTAAAGCCTAGGGATTTGAACCTATGGGTAAGAAACAATCTACGGAAATGGGGAATCGGTGAAAACAGACTGGCATTTGACGGTCTTGGAGCACCGACATTCCGTGACGCATTTCCCGAAAGCCTGGCAATACTTAGAGGTGTTCCGAAAAGACTAGACAAAAGCAAGGATGATCAACCTGTAAGATTCTATTTCGATCTAAGGGCACAGCTTGCAGATGAAATGGTAACACGTATAAAAGGAACAAACTTAGGATATTGCGGATTCAGCATAAACCCGGAACTTCTCGACAAACCGTATGTAAACAAAACAATACGGGAAGCGTTGATGGACCAGAGAAGAGCAATAAGACGTGACGTGGAAAGGGAAAACGGGAAACTAAGACTTCTGAAAAAGCAGGAAGCAAAAAAGATTGTAGGATGCTCACCCGACTTGATAGAAGGAACATTTTTATACAGGACATATTTTGATATATGCGATGTAATGATTGACATACCTAACGATATAATGGATGAATTAAAATATTTATAATTACCTATGGAAATTTTAAAATTAGACGTTTTATTACGAAAAGAACCGTTCAAAGTGGCACTTCCGTCAAGATGTGACGATGGAAGAGGTGGAGGAACAAAGAAAAAACCAAGACGCTCCACTTTGATATACAAATATATGTCACAAGATGATTTCCTAGCGCAATGGGATACATCAGGGCATTATATACACAACAGACCCGACTGGAAAGACAGTATCCCGTCAGACGAGGATGCCACATCATCGGATGATGAAAGCGCGAATGTAGGTGCTCAGAAAAGAAAAAAGAAATCGACATCAACTCCCTACGTACTGCAAAGACGAGCATTTCCTCTTCAAAGGATGATACACAAGAAAAGGGTATCACACCTGTGTACCAATCCTCTTAAATTTCAGATAAAGAAAAGCGCGTCAAACCAGCAGAACAGGGATAAGCTGACAACATACAAGGAATACTGGACTGATTCTCTCATGGAAACAGCCAAGTTTGAACTTATAAGCGAAGCCGGAAAGGTAGGAGATGCTGCCATATATATATATAAGGATAAGGACGAGATAAAACACAGGTCTTTCAGCTACTCAAAAGGAGATATACTGTATGAACATAAAAACAGAAGAGGGGAAAGAATAGCTTTCGCAAGGGAATATACAACCACATATATCTCAGCTGATGGAGAAGAGCATACAGACACACTTGTCGATGTATGGACTAAAGATGAGTTTTACACGCTTGATTCCAACGGAGATATAGCAACGGATATTGACGAAAACGGAAATATCATACAACTGCATCAATTCCATAACCTGGGATTTATACCTGTAGTATATCTACGGCTTGAACTTCCATTTTGGGGGGCAGTACAGGACTTGATAGACGATTTCGAGTTCTTAATGTCCATGATAGGAGAATACAACACACGACAGGCATTCCAAATGCTACTTATCAAGACAAACGGAAGAATAAACATTCAAAGAAACGGATTGGGAGGAACTTCCATTTTACGTGTAGGAGCAGAAGATGATGCACAATTCATGGGTAAAATGGACGCTTCAAACTCACTTTTCACCGAAATAGATAACATATACAACGGGATACTTGACGGAAGCGGTGTTGTTCCGCCAATGCAATCATCATCAGGTGACAGACCTACTGGAACAACGGCAATGTATTACGAGCCGGAAATGGAATGGGCGAGAAGTGATGCACAAATGATGAATACAGCCATAAATGACATGGCCAATATATTCAAATACTATGTAGGAGTAATGGAAGGTGACGCAACAGGTTATAACGCTCTAAGAATAAACGCTACCATAGAGCCATACTCGTACATAGATTTCTCTGAATGGAACAACACAATCGTTCAGCTTGTAAACGCCCGAATAATATCATTGCAGACAGCAAGAGAGGAATGCGATTTCGCTGCAAATAATGAAGATGATAGAATGGACAAACAAGACAGAAGATTAAACGATATGGAAGCTAGGGTAGTAATAGAAGAAAACAATGAAAACAACGAAAACAACGATAACAGCTAAACTATGGGAAAATTTACGAACTTACTAAGAAAAATAAGAAGGGCATTAGACTATATATGCCTTAACAATTTGAGAGTTGACGGAATGGAGCACCTCATTGCAGGAATACTTGTAGTAAGCATGGCGCAATGGTTTTTCTCCATATGGACAGCAATAGCACTAACCTTGTTCATTCTTGTGGGAAAAGAAATCGTCTACGATAAGTGGCTTAGACAAGGAGTGCCCGAATGGAGAGATGTATTCTGGGGAGCAGTAGGAATGGCGCTTGGATTAATGTGAAAAACAAGGGTGTTACGGAAGTAATACCCTTGCCTAATACCTACCTATTTTTAATTATGGCGATTTCGCCATAATTAAAAAGATATTAAGGAGCAAATGGACACCATTACAAATCGTTATGGTATTAATTGTGTCAAAACATATAGCATTTAATTTGGGAAAAAAACTATGGAATACCACCAAAAATACAAAGGATTATCTATTGCAGATTATTTCGTAAAAAAGTGCATAGAGCAAAACATACCTGTGACAAATATGTCTATTCTGAACATGATTTACTTTGCTCATGGATTTTCTTATGCGATAAGGCATGAACCATTGATTAAAGATCCATTTTTGGCATGGCAATGGGGTCCAGTAGAAAGAAACACGTATGATTGTTTCAAAAAGTATGGAGCAGGTTCCATAACATCCATTTCGGGAGAAACTAATGACGAACTTGTAAACCTAGAAAGAGATAAAGAACTATGTGACTTCTTAGACAAATTTATCCCATTAGCGAAAGTGAACCCGTTTGTATTAAACAAAAGAACACATATTGAAAATGGGCCGTGGGATGTAACCACAGTTTATCAATACATAGACGAAAAAGTAATACAGGTGTATTTTTGCGCTAAGTATGGAAATGAAACGAAATAATTGTACAACATTAAAAGTCTAAGTAAAATAGCCAAATAGGTTGCTCATAACAATGAGAGCATCAACCGCTTTATCTATATTAAAATCCCTATGTTCCATTATACAATCCCCTGATTCTTTCATGGCAACATACGAGAAGTCTTTGTTTCCGACACTCATTGTCGCAATCTTTCGTTCTTTGAACTCAAAGGAAATAGTGCCGTTAGGTGATGGAAACACATTCCACAACCGAAGGATTGAATCAGGAGTATTTATTACTATTTTACGGGCATTTAAGTATGAATCTCGTTCTATGGGAAAAGTATTGCAACCATCCCAACCCTCTTTGTTCAATTTACAGAAGAAATTAGAAAGTTTCCCTAGCATATTTTCTTTTTCAGAAGGAATTAACAACGGGAAAAAACAATCATGATAATACTCAACTACTCTTGTAATCATTCTAAGCGTATCTTTATCTTTCAAAAAACGTTCTTTTTCTGATACAGTTAGTTCTTCTATAACTCTATATGAATATCTTTTATAAGATCTAGGGAAAACATGACCAAAAAGACATTCTTTAGGAACATCATCATTAAACAATGGGGAATTATGACTAACTAAATATTGTTCATAGCATATGAATAAAATATTTTGCATCTGGATTTTATTCAAAATGACATTATACTTATGATATATAAGCCACGCTATCAATTTACAGTAATCTAAACTGGTTAATTCTTTCATATCTCCATTTTATAAAAGCAAGGAGCGACAAAAACATCGCTCCCGTAACTCCTTCAACACATGGTTGATGAGACGACACACTACTTTATCGTAACCCAAACCTGTTCGCCACGCTTTATCGCATCGTCAATCAACTTGTTCAATTTGTCAGAAGTATAGCGTGATTCGGTAAGTCTGCCTTTTGATGTATTGTTACCAACAAGGATACACCCGGCAGAATCCTTTGCTGTATTCCCAGAGTGAAAAAGAATACCCTCAAAATGAGGAACATTCAACAGTCTTGGCATATTACGTCCGAATTTTGGGGACCAGTTGTATATAACCTGGTATCTTCCATAAGGAATAGCAGATTCAGCATAAACCTTCTTCTCGTTTCCATCAAACACTCCGTTCTTATTCACGTCAACGATCCGATCTTCAAGCGTATTACTGAAAAACTCACCATCAATATACAAACGCCCTATAGTATAATCAGGCTTACACCATTTTCTTTCTACCAATAGTTCCATAGTTAAAATGTATTTAGTTTTACAAAGTTACAAAATAAACACGTACATTTGCACACATAATAAAACATTTTATAAAGCATATACAAAAATGTATAAATCAAGACAAATAGCAGATTGGATAATACATCAAACACATGGCAATATAACACATTCAAAATTACAAAAATTGCTATATTATTGCCAAGCGTGGCATTATACAATTTTCAATGAGGTTTTATTTGATGAAAGAATTGAAGCATGGGCGCACGGCCCTGTTGTACCATCCCAATTCAACAGATTTAATAACATAGATTTTTTCCAAAACATAAAAGTAAAAGATTGTGAGAACATTAAACTGAAAAGTAAAACAGAACAATTACTGAACGAAGTTGTTGGAATATACAATAAATGTACTGATAGACACCTTGAATTATTGGTAAAAAGAGAAGATCCTTGGAGAGAAACAAGAGGGAATATACCAGAGTTTAAGAAATGCCAAAAAGAAATAAAATTGGACCTAATGAAACAATATTATATAAATCTAAATTAAAGTTGAAAACCCAATTTTTGTCGCATAAAACAGTTGGAAATATAAAACATTATATTTACCTTTGTCTTATCATAATACATCCGTTAATAGATATGGCTTAAATAATTAAAATTCATATAAAAAAACTAAATTAATAAGCAAGAAATAGATTGGACCCTTTTTCTTGCTTTTTTTTATGTGCAAACGCAAACTAATATGTTAACATTAATTAAAAATTCAGTTTGGTTATATATATGTAAAATATATTTCTGTTACTTTGCACTATGTAAATGAACCATTACGATGTTTTTACTTTGGCAGCAGGCAGATGTGAATCTTTACTGTTGCCTTTTTTATTACATTACATATAAATATACAATAACACCCAATGAAATAAAACAATTTGTATGGTAAATTGAAGTCTAATACATACCTTTGCACTATGGACAATGAAAGAGAAATATTATCGAAACTTGACGCTATCATACAGAACCAAAAGGTTTTGTATGAGAATCAAATTGTCATCTTTCAAACTCTAGCATCAATCGGACAAAAGGTTTACAGCCAAAGTGATTTCAAGAGTTTTATGATAAATATGGTAGCAAACGGAATAACAGAAAGAGTAGAAGCCAATGATCAACAAAGAAGAAATATCTAAGATTGCAGACTATTACTTCCAAGCAAAAAGACTTGCAAACGGTATAAAATCGTCAACCAGAGAGCGTGCGGAGAAGTTCTCTAAAGACCTTCTAGCCGTATTCCTTTTGGCAGGAGCTAAATCGTTCAAGTCAATATCAAAACTCCCGGATAGCCAAAAAGAAAAAGTGCTAGAACTGACCAAAAAGTTCCGTGAGGATATATATAACGACATATACCAATATGTACTGGAAAGCAATAAACTGTCACTAGAACTAAACGATGATCTTGGATGGGAGTATATTTCAATGACGGACAACGGCATTAAGGAATATATGGAAAGGACATACGGTGGAGAAACGACAAAGCAGAGAATAAACACAAATACAAACAGATTCCGCGCTGTTGTTGAAGTATATCTTGCCAATACATTACTGTCCACAAAAACGAACAATATAGAGAAAATAACAGACGAGGTTCAAAAGAAGATATGGAACAACATATCATCACCATATAACGTATCATTTATTCCACCAAGCAAACAGAAACACTACGGTAGAGGATATGCTACAAACGGTATAAGCCAGTTGTATGTTATAGAACAGCAGATGATTCTAGGTATTTTTAATGAAGCAAATTACAACTCATGGAAAAACATTCCAAATTTCAAGGGATGGAGGACAGCAGTAACATCTAAGAACCCATGCCAGTTCTGCATTGACGAGCAATATAGAATACACACAGACAGACCTAAGCTGCCGTTCCATGCCCATTGTTTGTGTATATTATATCCGGTGTTTAATGCATAATAACTTGATAATCAACATACCATTGAGTAACATTACCATAAGATGGTGGATTTCCAGCATCAACCACATCATTACGTGTAAATGATTTAGGAATATTTGTGCACGAAGGCATCAATATATTACCTGACCATTGACCTGTATAAGATCCATCTTTCGCTCTCCATCTATATCTAGCGTATGGTCTGCCGGATGAAGCAACGTAATCACTAGAAGTGTTATTTGTAATGTTCAATCTGCAGGTAGAAGAAGTAGATCCATTTGTCAACTGTCCGTAAACAGAGAATCCAGAAGCGTTTGCTGTTGTATCTCCAAGTGTAATAGAAAGACTTTGTGTAACCACTATCGGCTTACGAATAAATCCGTCAGATGTAGTAGGAATTAAGCATAATACATTTCCACTGTAATCACAAAAATAACCCTTAAGATAAATATAGGTATCCCCATAGATATGAGATTATTGCGATTAATGGTAATTGAAATTTTTCCTGTACTATCAATACTACTTACAACGAAAACTCCAGAATCCACCAACTTCTTTAATTGATTATATACTTCCACCTTTATCTTCATATTAGACCAAGTAAATCCCCCAAGTATTTTACCCCAATTATACCTAGAATCAGCCCAATATGGTGAAATTGTAAGTACAAACGTTGTTTTTGTAGCATCTACAGGATTAGTTAGAATATCTTTATCTATTGTAAGAGGTTTAGCCCCATGATCGTATCCATTGAAATCAGTAAGTCTAAACCAAGTCTTAGGTTTATCATATACCAATCTTTTATTTACAGAATCGTAAACTATACCAGGTAAACTAGCGTTATCAAATGAAGGGCTAGACGCTTCTTTGGGTTTTATATAACTCCACATATTAATTTTTTCGCTAAGACAAGCATACCCTAAATCATAACCGTTACTAGTAGGACCGATACCTAAGGTAGGATATACATCACTATCCAATCCGACAGGAGCGGTGATTTTACCGTTAGAGTGACCCATAATCACCCCCTTCCTCTATAACGGTATAAGAACCTTTACAAACAACAATGCCATTACAACTGATACTACGACAATGAATATCGCCATCAATTATAACAGCATCAGAAATGTCATAATCGCTAGGGAGTTCCTCACCACATAGCGTTATAACTTCTACTGCCCCTGTGCTCCCTCGCTTCGCTTCGGTCGCACACCAAATTTCCGTTTACAAACAAATTAATCTTCATCTAACTCACGTATTAAGTCATTAACATATTTTACACATGAATCCAACTCGTCATACCCATCCAAAATCATAGCACCGACAGTAATGTGAAGTTTGTCTATCACTTCTTTTTTTAACAGCACAGCATTTGCCTTGCTTGTATCAGACTTTTCTATAACCGTTATTGCGGAATCAATCATCCTAGTTACTTCGGATGGTGGCATCATAGGGATATCAGCACCTTTCCGCCAATACTGATATTCTCTCATTTTTTTAATAAGTTCTTTTTTTCTCATACGTTAGTAAATAAGGGGTGGTTATAGCATAAATGAAAAGGACTATACCACCCCTACCCCTTTTAAATTATGAAAAGAATTAAGATCCAGGCAACAGTCCATAAGACAAATATTGTTTTAAGGATCTTTTATGGTACAAATATAATAATTATTGTGAATTAAGCCTTAAATAAAATTAGGTATTAATCAACAATTTCCCAATCATCGGCAAACACATCACTGATAGACGGAACCCATGAATCAGCGCGTCCAGTATTCTCATTGTAGATAAGACACTGGCTTGTATAGTCAATAAATCCCTTACCTTTCAGAATAAGGTCTTTTGCCGATTGGGGAAGAGATTGCATCTTAGGGATAATGTCGCTTTCGATATGAGCTGGCACTTGTTTGAATACCATCAAACCTTTACCGTCCCAACCACTTCTACGAATTGGATAACCTGCTTTGAGAGCCATAATAGCCATACCAAAATTCATCTTTATTACTTTTGCACCATCAGAACCTTGCATACGCTGTATGCGAGTATCAAGAAGCCGTATATAGTCGAACATTGTACAACACTGCATTTCCAGTAAACACTTGTTGTATATATCATTAACTACTTCATCCATTTTTCCTGAATCTATGAAAGCGGCTAACTTTACATATCTTCCATTGAGTTCTTCGGCTTCTATCTGCATACGGTCAACTGGTGTTTCTGCAATCTTATATGCCTTTTCAAACACATCTTTCGGGCTCCAACTTTCGTACTCATCTTCATAACGGACATGATAGCCCTCATCATCGAAATTTTCCGTTGACGGTTTTTCTCTAAGAAGATGTTTCCCCCACGCATCACCTCTTGTCATAGGTTCTGCTTCAATCTGTTTTGTTCCAATGTACTTTTTCATATATCTAGTGTTTAATTGGTTATAAATGCCAAAATAAAATCGGATGGAGGAAACCTCAAATATGGCAAAAAAGATAAACCTCCATCCGCAAACAAAAACAAGAATTTGATCAATACAAGCAAAAACCACACATTTCGGATAGCATTGCAATACTAAAAGGGCAAATCATCTCGTATTTCAGGCTGAACAGGTGCAGGTGATGGTGCTTGTGCTGGTTGCGGCATATCTATCTTAAAGCACCCAACTTCATTGTAATATTTACCTTGGTATTCTCTTGCTCTGATTTCAAGATGGGCAGTAATAGTATCACCCTCTTTCAATTGAAGATCACACAGGTTGCCCATTACATAAAAATACACCTCTTTGGTATATGTAGAACCAATTTCCTCAACGAGAAGATTTCTCTTTTGCCAAGGATTACCTGCCTTACTTGTACCAGTCTGTAACTGACCTACTTTCTTTACTTTACAATTTAATACTAAATCCATTTTTTATTTTTTATATTTTTCTTCTTTAATCCGATCCAATTCTCTCATTGCAGACAGCCTTCTTTTGTGAGCGTCCACCCTTATCCAGAAAACCTTCCAGCTAACTTCCTTACCGTTAGTGGTGTTCTCTTTAAGTATCTTGTCACATTTAAAAATCTCGTTGACAAGATAATCATACCGTTCTTTATCATAGCAATATCTCATGCGACAAAAGTAATATTAAAAAATAAACTAATACAGAAAACAATACTAAAAATAGTTAACTAAATGGTTAATTCTTCCTCTTCCTCTTTCGACAATGCCTCTACATCACCATCTTCACCTTTAGGGAAATACAGTTCGTCAAGATAATTGCTTGCTTCACTCTTGTCAGTGAAACTCTTTATAACACTCCCCCGTTTGCTAACGACACGGTAACTAATATTATCCTCTGCTACAACTTTGTAACAATTTAAATCATCCACATCTACAACATCGGGAGCATTATCATCAATACGCATCATGCTCAATATATGAGAATACTCGTTCACCTTCACCGTACAGGAAAAAACATTAGGAACTGGTTCTATTATCAATCCGGCATTTATCAATGAATCAAAAACAGAACGCCTAGGCTTATATTTCAGTTGCCTCCTTATAAACTTCAACGTTATTATATTATCTCCCCTCTGTGCGGATAATACACACAAACGTAATACCCGTAACGCATCAATACTACATAGAGGCGAAAGGTACTTGTACAACTGGACAGGAGTAAATTTATGGTAATAATCAAATTCCCCCTCTTCCTCTATTTCCCTTACACGCCTTTCCCTTTCTTTATTCCTTACCGTCAAATTAGTGGTTTTCCTTACAGACATAGACTATCCTTTCCATGTATCGTTTTCCTTTATCCATTTACGTTCATCATCACTAAGATCGCCTGTTGATTCACGATGATATACACACTTGTTGCATAACCCTGCCTTGGCACGGACACACTTGTCGCAATCGTATGGAAAAAACGCTATGGTGGTCTTGTCGTAGAAATCTTCACCAGCATCATCATCAGAAAGCCAACCTTTGAACTTTGCAAGCATATCAAGTGCACCTTTCACATCCTTAAAATCAGCAGTATCTATATCAGAACGCTTTAGGAAACTTTCTATAAGACTTATCGCATCTTCAAATTCAAGGTTATCCTTGTTTATCAAAGTCTTTGTCTTTTCCTTATTCTCCCCTTCCAATACACGCCTCATGGATGGTGTCACATAATCGGAAGCAAGCATGGAAGATTTGGCATAATTGACAATCTGTGTTATCCTTGGAGAGTTCACCCATTGCTTGGCTTTCATAAGCAAAGAACGCTCTGACATACCCTCGTCAACAACGTGTGTAGCCTTGTAAAACAAGACAGGATTGGTATCTATGACATAAGCGGACGCAGCCCATAACTCCATCTCATTCGCATCATCAATATGCTTTGCTATATCAATCTTCTTCTGTTTTTCATCGTCAACAAGAAGATTGTTACTAAGGGGAAGTTTACCCCATCCTTTATTCAAACCCATTACCTTTCCTCCTTTATCTTTGATTTTATCTCCCTTACTCTCTCGTCAAGTTCAGAAGAATATTTAAAAAGATTGTATATGCTACTCCTGTCAATACATAGGAAATCAGAAATTTCAGATATACTTAAACCCATGTCACGCATGACACAGCACACAAGAGCACGGTTCATCACAATATCATGCTTCCTGCTTTTCCTGTTAACATCAGTATCGGAGAGTCCGCTTGCCGCTAGAACTCTCCTAAAAACCAAAGCGTTATCAGCCTTTTTCCCCATTTTTCACATTCTCCTTATCTACGATTAATTGCATTATATCAGCGTAGCCAGCCAAGTCAACCATATTGTCACGCTTTTTATGGAATCCCTGTCTGCATAGCTTTACAGCTATCTGTACAGCAACACAGTCATAAGGAGATAATTCCTTTCCAGTAATCAAAGAAGCCATCTTGGAAATATTTTCAAAATTGGCTACAGCATCACCATAGTCAGACTGCCTGCTGTTGCTACGGATATCCTTTGCTTCATCAAGGATGCTTCTCTCCTTAACATGATCAACATAAGCAATACAATCCGAGAAAAGAATATACTCTTTACCTTGGTCATCCGTACAAAGAAACTTTTCACCATTCTCAAAACAGTATTTAACAGTGACAAATTTTCCGAACACATTTGACTTGCTTACAGAATCTTCACCGTGAAGTGAAATGTATTTATCACGGTTTATAATTTTCACCCTGCTGTTCAACGTAACTCCAATCATAACAAATCACCTACCTTTATGTTATCCGCATCCTTCTTATCAGAAAAGAAGATACGGTCATACTTAGTTTCACCAAACTCAACAAACATGGCTAAGATAAAATACTTGTTCAGTACACTGTCATAACCCTTGTCGTAAATCTTGTTTATCTTTTTTGTTTTCATCGTTTTTCACATTTAATATCCATACTGTCACCTCCCATCATCATCTTCAACGTACATGTATTGGACATCAGTTCAACAATCTCGTATCTTACATACTCATATCCCTCAACATAACATGTAATGGTTTTACCAGAAATATCATAAGTACCGTAACCATTTCCAAAATAGCCCCTTCCTACATAAGTACCATCCTGATTAAACTTAGCGTAAGTAGGTCTTATCATAGGATACCATCTACCATCCACTTTTACCTGAACAAGTTCCCATGTACCGATAATAGCATCCTTATATTCATCATCCTTATCATCAGAACAGCTACACAACCCCAATAATACTATTGAAAAAATAGCTAAAAATAATAAAAATTTCTTTCTCATTTGCCTAAATTATTTGTGGAACCAAAACCTCCATCACCCCTATCCGTTGAATCAAGGCTTTCAACCTCAACAAATTCAACCTCAATATAATTACTGAAAAGAAGCTGAGCAATTCGCTCCTTGGCAGCAATATAGAAAGGCTCTTTCTCAAAACTCTTCACTATAACACCGATACAACCAGTATAATCACAATCAATAACACCATCCAACACATCTGCGTCATGATACTTCCCGTCAACGCCAATAATACCTTTCAGAGAAAATCCACTTCGAGGCTTGATAATAGCCTTCATATTTGATGGCATCTGAATGGCTATACCAAGTTTAATCAGATTACGACCTTTTCTTATCAACGTGTTGTCAGGAACATACAAATCATACCCGGCAGCACCATCAGTTTTTTTTTCGGGAAGAACTGCATCCCGTCTTAATTTTACGAATTTTACTTGATTCATTTTTTTTATTTTTCTCTTTAAATCATACATAGCGCATTCCCTGCTTCTATAAATCTTGCTTGCAGGATAAATCACATCATTTACAATAACAAAGCCGACAACAGGATCTGTAATTGGAACAACTTCACCATCAACAATGGTGAAATGATTTTCGGACAAAAGCCTTCTCATGGCAGCAATCTGTTCGAGAGTAGCCTTTGATATATCATAGTTGTTAGAAAAGTTAAACTCTGAATTACAGATAAGAGTATTCTTGTCCTCATACAAGAAATTAGCTTTCAAACCACCATTGTTGATAAATACATAATCCTTGACATGTCCTGTCCTGCTCTTAGCAAACAGGAAATCTCCTTTCTTGAAATCGTCAATCTTTACCAACTCGTAAGTACAATCATCAATCTTCTTCAATGAATACCCCTCAGGTAGTTTTATTACACTTGCATCTGTCTTACCCATTTCTTTCATCCGTATTCAATCTGAATGCAGCCTCCCTAGCCTGATCCTTCGTTCTATACAACTCTATTTTTTCAAACATACGACCATCATCACAGTCATACGTACACAAGGTGACAGCCCACATATTACCACGTGGAGAATAGAAATACCTGCCGTAATCCTTTCCCATCACCTTACCGTCAATCCTTATCTCTCCTTTATTAGCCATAACACGCCTTATTTCCTCACCCCAAACTTTTTCCTAAACTCATCAATAGAGCACGCTATGCGCTGACCAAGATGGTCTACATACAAAACAGCATCTTTAATCATTCGGTCATTCTCACTAAGCATGTGGATAATGCTGTCAACAACACACTCTTTGCCGCTACCTAATTCAACATACTTATTACCCATGACAATGCAGTCTTTTTCCTTCAAAGGAACAATACGTTCAATCTTGCCTTCGCGATATTTTTTCAGTTTTTCAAAGAACTCACGGTGCATTACACGCTCGTTCTCATCCATCACATGATAAAATTCACAGCAAATACCGTGAACATTATCCACTGTATTAATCTCATCAAGGTTGTCAATCACATTCTGCAATGCGTCAAAGAAATTCACATCATGCTCATCCAATACTTCTTCCATCATTCTATCAATGGAAGCAATAGCTGCGTTCTTGAAATCAATATCATCACAACTAAATCCCAAAGAGATATAATTACGCAAGGAAAGAAGATTTTCCTTAAAATCAATTCCTACTTCAATATCCATTCTCTAAATTGTTTAACGTTAATACTATTCAAATTATTAATGACAGCATCTCCGATATCATCGTTATGCTTCAATCCAAAAGACAGGCTAGGGTATTCCCACCATCTCGCCACACGTCCTTTGTCACCCCACAAAGATATAGCTTTATTATCAAAGTCGGGGAACAAAATAACATTTTTTGGCAATTTATTTCCAAGCTGGTTCATTCCGCCACAAGCTATCCATACAAAACCGTTACCGAAAGCCATAGAAGCTATTATGGAGGTTTTCTCCGATTCAACCATACAAGTTATCGCATCGCTGCAATAATCCCCTAAAAACGGCTTAAAATAACCACGATGGGTAAACCCCTCGCCCGTAGTAAACTTCCTGAAAGCATGGGTTTCCTTCTTCCTGTGACCGTTCACCCCATATCTTATCCTGTTGTCATGGCACACATTACCATCCTTGTCGGAATACCAGAACACAGCGGATTCCCTTCCAAGACATCCTACCTTATACCTTGAAAACACATCATTCACGGAATCAACACCGAAAACACCTGAAAGGTACTCGTACAGGTTATTACCCTTCCAATGCCCGGCATCGCTAATCCTGTCAACATACTTCACATCAACAAACCTTGATTCCTGTCTACCCGAATCATACTCCCTCTCGTAAAAATCCTTCAAACTCATCCTGCAACCTTCCGGGCTTGACAGAATCCTAAAAGCATCAGAAGCACTACTGCAACCGGGAAGATAAGACACGAGAAAGTCAAACAGGTTGACAGAATCACCGCCCTGCTCGGTAACGGTAATACTGCCCGACTTGTTCATATAGAAAACCAGCTTGTCTTTCCTGCTATGGCTCTCCAGATTTATCCGGGCAGGCAACGTCCACCGCTTACCCCTACGCCTTAAAGGAAGCCCAAGCACAGTATCAAGATTGGCAAATATATACTCATAATCAATAGAACCCATACTACTTAAAATTATGCCATCCCTGTTTCATATCCCTAAAGAAATCGCTCAACGTATAACGATAACCGTTAGGATATCCTAGAAAATCAGAAAGGCATGAAACATATCCTACAGGCTTACGACCACTCGTCCACCTGTACACCATTTCGGCAGGAACCATAAACACAAGAAGAACAAATAAAATGTCAACGTATATGAGAAACATGACAAAACGAATAAAACATTTCATAATCATTCCTCCACATCCCCTAAAAGAAGTTTCTTCGCATAACGCAACGCAAACTCCCAATTGTAATAAAACGTACCTAGCAAATCAAAGAACAGGCTATACACGGCATCCTTGTCACCATCGGGAACGGAATACATGATATCATCCATCATACGGATATCATCACTGAACCTGGCATTCTTTGTCGTATAACGCCACAAACCGCCTATGGCAAGTATCTTGGCGTGTTCATAAACATGACCGTCAATGGAATATACATCACAAACGTAATCATTAAACCAATCCTCATTGTCAAGCACACCACTAACAGGACTTGCCGACAAAATCATATTAACAAACACACCAAAATGACAATACTGCTCTATCTTACCCGAATCATTGTTAAACTCAACCTTAAAAGCATCCTTGCCGCTCTCATTAATACTGGAAACCATGTCACTTACGTGAAGCGTCTTTAACCGCTGGCTGAAATTATACCTTTTCAAACCAACCCTGTTACGGGCTTCATTTATCGCACACTGGGCATCAGACACACATACATACCAATCAGAAGTAACACGAATACTTCTATCAAATAAAACAATCTCTTTATTATCCATACACAATAAAATTTTTCAGCAAAAATACATATTAAAGTAATATGGTAAAAACAATAACAGTTAAACAATATTAAACAGATAACCTAATCTCCTTCCATTTTTTAGCTTTTAACAAACCAACACGGACAGCTTCATTGTTATTCCATTTAAAAATGTCACACATAAGAGATATATATTCATGGATCTTATCTCTATACAACAACTGTTCTTCTGTTGCGTGTTGCCAATCTGTCGTTATACCACATTCTTCTTTTATCATAGTGCACAATAATGACATAGCTTTTGAGAACTGGCTTTTATTGGAACAATTATTATACAGCGCACCAGTCATTTCTTTAAATGAATCACCGCTATCATTACGATATTCAAGAAGTTTGTCAAATAACCATTCATACACTTCAACTTTCAACTTTGGATTTATCGCCAACGCCAAATCCAAGAATAAAAAAGGATGAACCCATGTATGATGCCCTCTACCCCTTCCGCTGATAATAGCAGTGCCATATTTTTTTTCTAACTCTACAATAAACTCCCTTGTATTATTGCTTTGCCGCCACTGGTAAAAATTAAATTCAGGAAACCCATTGCTAACCCTCCAAGCATTACCAGCTTTAACCAAATCGGTAGCAGACAATAATTCACTTTTGCTTTTTTGGGAAATCTCATGCCCAAAAAGAATCCTTTTCATTTCAACTTCTGTTTTCATAATAAAAGTGTTTTAAAATACAATGCATATATATATACTATTTATTATAAAAGCAAATATAAAACACTTTTATTTAAAAGACATTTATTTATTATAAAAAAAACATCACTTTAAAACGGCAAATCCTCCTTCATTATATCATCAGCCTGTTGCAGAAGGTATTCGTCAGGATTATACTTCCGTCTTAGGACAATCTGGAACATTCTGTTCCTATTTTCATCCCACGCGGAAGTGACGGAATAGCCTTCCTGGCGTATCATGTCAACCATCTTTCTCTTGCTGTAAGGTCTTACACCACAGTCAATACAATATGCACTGTATTTCACATACAGGTCACGGTCACGGATAGCCTCAAGTTCAATTCCCCCATCAGCATCATACCCCGAATCGTAAAGATACGACAGGACACTGTTGGAATCACGTCTTGCGTTCTCCGTAACGGATTCTATCGTATAACTTCTCGTAAACTCACCCTTGTTCTTAACAAACCGTCTTGCACCCTCTATTATCCAGTTGATAATGGCTGCCGATTCCTTTGACAGCTTCAACGGAAGCGACCTGTCTTGCTCCGATTCCTTGAACACACGATAGAACGGAATGACAAGGGAGCGTCTGAAATGACCGTAAGTCTGGTCCGAAACGGAAGGCATCTTGTTAAGATTGGCCATGAAAGGCGGCATCATGTCGGCAAGGAAAGGCTCACCGAACGGAAGGCGTGCCATAGTAGGCTCACCGGATATGAACTTCTTATACTTGCCACCGCTCACATCCTTCCCACCCATCTCGGAAGCGTAGTTGAGTAGCTTGCCGTTTATCATAGCTATATTGTACTCGCACGTAGACTTGTCACCCGACAGGTCAGCCATCTCCATATAAGAAACATTATCTTTCCCTAGCGCGTTGACAACAGCGTCAAAGAACACCGACTTACCGTTACTACCACAACCGAGAAGATAACACATCTTCTCCATCTTGATCTTCTTCCTGTCAACAAAGGCACACCCCACAAACTCCTGCAAGGCATCCTGTGTGTCCTTCACCGGGATCACATCGTCCAAAAACTTCTCCCACAACTGGCTGCGTGCCAACGGGTCATAATTGATATTGATACGTATGCACGATTCTATCATGGGCGAGAAATCGAACGTTTCCATCGTTTCCGTGTCAAGGACGCAGTTGTCAAACGTGATGAAGTTACGCTTGGGATTGAATATCTCATGCGTCACGTTCTTTACGATGGTACGATAGAAACGCTCGCTCGTGTCGGTCATGTACAGTTCGCTAAGACCGTTTATCCGGCACAAATCCATGCACAGGCGCATCAGATCCTCCTTCATCATGGGAACAAATATCTTACCGTCAAAAGCCATGATGGAACCGCTCCTGTGGCGTCTGAAATTGCACTCCCTGCATGCATCAGCTATATCCATCTCGACCATAGCGGATATGGAACGCTTCCACTCGCCTTCATCCCTTGCTTTACGGAAGCCGCGACCACCGCCCTTGTCCGCCAGCTTTCCCATAACGGAATCAAGGATGTATTCATAAGAAGCCTTTGCAGATTCAGCGACAGTCATTTTTCCCTCCTTTCCCTCCTTTCTCTACCGATTCTACCGATTCTACCGATTCTACCGATTCTACCGATTCTACCGATTTCTCCCGGTCCACAACCTTCCCGAACATTACAACGGGATACAGATCATAATCGTCCGTTGATATGTCAGGGCGTGCGTCCATATCGTCAAGGGAAGAGTACACGTCCGCGATGTGCTCCAGTTTCCTGCACACGATGGAATCACGTCTTATCCCGTAATACTCTATAAGGTCAGCCATGTACTGTATGGTAATGTCCTTGAACCATGTGAACGCATCGTCACGTGCCTTTGCACCGTCACAGCAGGTATTGAACGTGTACCCGAAACGCCTCATCTTCACGAAGTAGCTGTTCCGCCACAACGACACCGACTTGTCCATCTCGTTCCCTGCGTTACGTATCGCGGTGACGATGCTTCCCGGCATGAGCGCACACCGTGAAACGCGAGCGGCAGAAGGCCTCCCGTTCGCCCCGGTCCCATCCACCATATCCACATCGGGCACGAACCTAAGGTCATCCACGCTCCTTCCGCCAACAACGGACGTATCATGGCGCATAAGGTAGTCTGCATCCACTATATGCCCGTACTGTCTTACCTGGTCCTCGCACCACGAAGCGAACTTGCGCAACGACCGTTTCCACTCGGAAGGAAGCACATACCCGTACTTAGAGCATATATCCTCTATATGCTTTCTCTCCTTCTCCCATTTCCTCTTCATTTTCCTCTCGTATTCCAGCACTTCACCTTCCACGCTGACACCGGCGACCTGTGCGGCCATGGATTTTGCAGTTAAAGGTACGGGCACGCGCCTGATGAATGACTTTTCCGACACGAACACAGCCTTTGTTCCGTCCTCCAGAGGCTCGTCAAGTTTAAGACAGCAGTGACGGTCCCGGAAGCTGACGAGCGTAACCCACCCGAACAGCCGTGTCTGAACCCTCATTCCCTTGTACCAACGCTCCCTGTCGGGCATTGCATCGGACAGGCATATGACACGCCTTGATTCGGGCAACCTAAGTTTAATCTCTATTTCTTCTTCCATATTTCACACACACATTAAGATATTCACCTGCAAATATAGTGCAAAAAACAACACGAAAACATATAGTTAAATTAATTAACTGCAAATGTTTACGTGATTAACAAATTCGTGTCAAAGAAGATAGTTTATCTTTCTTTACACAAGATTTTTTACTTTCACGTCCACAGTATACTTTAAACAGCAAAAGTAAAAAATGTTGATTGTTGTTATTTTTTACTTTTGTAATGATTTTTCTCATTTTAGTTAAAATGATTTAACTATATTTTTTTATTTACTTGTTATTTTCTACGTTAACAAATGTAAAATTGGCTTAATTTAACATAAAATAAAAAATCTCAACACCGATAGTTGCATATGCAACTAATTGATTTTGAAAAACTCGTAAAAAACCTACGAAATTCGTTGATTTTTCGTAGACTTCGTAAACTCTTCGTTTTTCAACACTTGTCAAGAAATTAGAACAAATTAGTGATTAAATGGTTGAAAATAAGCTATTTAGTCTTGTCAAAAAAAATTGAATCGTAAATCTTTGAAAATCTACTCTCTATTAATTTGCATATTAAATGTTAAAAGTAATATATTTATACAATATATACATACACGTACACCTTACATGCTCTATTACAATACATATACACGTACAGCACATATACGACACATACAGCATAAAACACCAAAACTGCATACGTAATTTAGTATAGATACATATCAAAACGACGAAATCAACGAAGAATACTGTAAACCAATAACTTATACTGCAAAAAAAGACATAAAAAATGCAACCACACCTACGAAACACACCAAAAAACCTACGATTTTCGTAACTTTTTATGTAAAGATTTATCCGATTTTGTTGAAAACTACCGAAAATACACCTCCAAAACGCAAAATCAGCCATCCGAGCAAAATTTGGAGAAAAAAAATTTTTCAGAAAAAAATTTATCGGGAGCGACACACCCACCGCGAAACCTCCACAAAGGGGGGTATGGCACTGATTTACAGGTAATTACACACGTTTATCTACCACGTTTATCAACGTTTGTAAATAAAAATAAATTCTTTTCTACGACAATCGAATTTCGAAATATTTACAAATAAAAAATCTTTACAAATGACTTCTACGAAGATTTCGTAATTCCCTCACGTTCAGACATTTACAAACAAATTTAACACAAATTAACATTGAAAAATCTTGAAATTAAACATAATATTAAGCTAAATAGGTCTTGCATGGTTGGATCTATTAAAAAATGTATATAAACTGTATTGATTTTGGAAAAAACGGGCTTAATTTATAA